ATATAGATAAATTAAAATGAGTTCTTGGATACAACCATCCCAAAATCAATCACGGCTGAAATATACTGACTTATTCTGTAAGATTTCTAAGTCAGGATATGGTACGAATTTTCAGAAGTTTCTCATGTGTTATCTATTTGCCAGGTATACCAAGCGTAAATTGTATCTATGTGACACTACTAATAATATATCTGATAGTTTTCATCTAATCTTAGATAGCTTCCAAGCATTGCCTGGAATTACATATACAAATAAAAAGGGTTTAACTATATTTGAAGATAAGATTGTTGAATTAAATACATATCTATGTACACTATCAAATGACGAAATTTGCAAAGAAGCACGAAATATATTCAGATGGTCAAATAAGGTTCAGGAACATATTAATAAGGCTATAGTTGGGCTTCCAAGCTTTGATATCGGCATTCATATTCGCACAGGGGATAAGATTACGACTGGTGAAATGAATGCTATACCTCTTGATAGATATATAAGTGAAATTGCAAGTATATATAATACTTTGGGTAAATCCACAGTTAATATTTATGTAATGACAGATAATTCAAGTATTATGGAACAGTTGCTGTCAAAGGTATCACCATCATGGCTACTATATTCACTGCTTCCGCCTATACAGTCTATTAATGGTCACGACCAAAAAGAATATAATAAGCGTTCAGTAAATGATAAGATGGCTTCATATTATCATTTCCTAAGTGAGCTGCATATTATGCAACGATGTTCATCAATTATATGCACGTATTCAAGCAATATTGGCAGATTCTTATATATGACTAGAGACCCAGACACTAAAATAAAAAGTTTAGATATTGAACAATTCACAATTTTGCACGATATGTCTATATTTATGAGTCAGCATCAATCACGTTGAACTCAATGTCAGGCTCCTCCAAGTCAACATCCGCATCAGGCATAATCGTGTTCATCCGTAGCCGCACCGTATTACACTTGTCATCCGATGCGACTGCCAACTCCTCAGCAATATCCTCATCATCCAACTCATCGATATCCTCATTGACCTCGTCGGCAATCGGAGGTAATCCCTTCTGCAAGCGCATCAAGGCTGCCTCGTCCAAGAGAAGCTGAGAGAAGGTCGTCCCGCCATTAATAGGTTGGCCCGTCATGATTTTGGCAGATACACCTGTGACTGGGTCCATCTCACCGAACAATGCCGCTCGTAAGAGAATCTTCTCAGTCTCCTCAAACGATGCCTTCGCCAAGGGGCCGATATTATTCTTATTGATGCCATAGCGGTCAACGGACATCAAGCGACCGTTGCGGGTCATTGTATCAATTAGAAGGCCGAGGTGTCGGTAGTTAACGCCTGCATCTGCAAAGAGTGAATCAATCTCAGTTAAGAGAACCGCACGACTCGCCTCAATCCCGAGAATATCGAGTACATCGTGTACATTTGTAGTGTAGAGACGGGTCGGGTCGACTGCAGGATGGTTCATCACCTCAATGAAGTTGCTGCCATCCGTATCAATTGTATACTCAGTCATCTTCGTTGGTACACCTTCAACAATCTCAACCCGGTTTTCATACTTGCTGAAAGATGCCGCCTTAATTCCTGGAACACCTCTGATTGCAACTATCGTAAGTAGATTTGATTGAAACTTCTTATAATTTACATAATCATCCTCTGATAACGTGTTATCATCACCCACGACTAAACGAATACGCATAATTAACTTATCAGAATTGAAATCCGTATAAATCATATTAATACCATTTGTGAACTTTTCATTGATGACATAGGCGACATCATCCATCGTAATATTACGATTAAACATGACCTCCTTATTAAATTCTAGACGCAACATCCACTGGCTAAATTTCTTTTCCGTAGTGGTTCCTCCAGTTTCACCCTCACTTAACACACGCTCTTCAAACAAGTTATAGAAGGCCAGAAGCTCTCTATCACCCTCAAGGATAGTCTCGTCGTCTTTGGGGTCATAATAGAGGCCAAGTGTCTTTACAATATCACGAAGCATCGTTAGTTCCAAATCCTGTGCAACCTCACGAGCCTTCTCCTTGCTCTCCCGATACTCGGGCTTCAAGAAGATGCTGAGTGACGTTGCCTTCGGTGACTTGGTGACCTTGAACACCTCCTTCAAACGGGGAACACCTCTGGTCATACCAGACTTGGCAGCTACACCAGCCAAGTGGAAGGTGTTGAGCGTCATCTGCGTGGCAGGCTCACCAATCGACTGGGCTGCAATAATTCCGACCTGCTCACCAGGCTGCGCCCACGAGGACCAGTTCTTCAAGAGAATCTGTTCCATCATTGTATTGAATGCAAGCTGTGTCATGCGGTGCTTGACGACTGAATTGTGAGGACCCAAATGGTAGCGCAACATTGCAGCCCATAGTTTATGAAATGGCAAAGTGCGTGCATGTAAATCCTTGAGGCGCTCAAAGACATATTCGGGAGTCAAATCAGTCTTGTCAGTCGCATTCAGATTGAATTTCACTTTCAAATTCATAATCATACGCTCCAAATTCATCGGACCCATTAGACTCTTTGAACGACCATTGCGGAATACACCATTGACGAGCATATCTCTATCTGCCAAGACCTGGTCAACAAATGCATTGACGTACTCAATATTCTCATTGCGAGGAACAGAGAGAATATCCTCCCACTTAACACCCTGTAAACCTATGAGCTTGCGAATCTCATCGGCAGTCATATTGTGAATAGGGAGTCCCTGTGTCTCGACCTTCGTCGAACTGAGACCATCCTCACCATAATGGAACTGCACAATGCAGCCACGGGCATCACGAACCGTCCCGTCGTGCTGCGTAACCAAGTCCTCCATGGCCTTCACCATCTGTCTCTGTAGATAGCCCGTCTCTGCCGTCTTCACTGCCGTATCAATAAGACCCTCTCTGCCTGACATGGCGTGGAAGAAGAACTCCTGCGGCGTGAGTCCCTTGACGAAACTGTTCTCAACGAATCCACGTGCCTCAGCACCGTCGTCGAACTTCTTGTAGTGGGGCAACGTTCTATCAGTGAAACCAAAGGGGATGCGGCGACCCTCAATGTTCTGCTGACCAACACACGCCACCATCTGCGATACGTTAATCGTTGACCCCTTTGAACCCGCCTTCAACATACTAATCATACGATTCTCCTGAGCCAACGCCTTCTGACCAAGCTTACCTAGCTCCTCAATCGCCTTATTCAGCTTTCCAAACACCTGGCTCTCAAACTCATCCTGATTCGTCTTACCTGTGCTGTTATCAAACAAGTCCATGTGTACCTGAAGAACAATCTCATCGATTTCTTTTTTGCGCTGCTGAACAATCTCATTCATCGTTGTGAGCGTCTTGTCATCGGCCACAAGGTCCGAGAGACCAACACTGAATCCGCTCATAATCAAATACGCCTCAATCGTACTCTGAACTGAATCAAGTAGGTTCACCGCCGCCATTGCACCGAAATCATTGTAGGTTGTGTGAACAACGCCAACACCAGTCTTATTCAAGACATCATCATCGACGATACCGCCACCCTGAATCATTCCATCCCGAATCTTCACCATGTTATTCTCAGTCGGCTCATCATCGTAGAACTTGTTCTTCAAATCGGCGTTTATAGGGGGGAAGAGCATACTGAGTACCTGCTGACCTGACCAGCGCTGCGAACCTCCCACATTCTCAGGCGGAGGAAGAGTTCCGTCAAAGCGCTTATTCCACATCATTAAATTCATGTACTCCCGTCGAGTAAACTTCTCGCCCTGCTTCGTAATACGATGAGACCCTAACAGGGCGTCCTGCACAACCTTGATGACCGGCTTCTGGTGTCTCGGCGAAATCATTTGATACGGGACTGCGGCAATATCCTGAAGTTCCTGAATAGCCTCCGAACTCTGTGGAATGTGCGCATTCATCTCATCACCGTCAAAATCTGCGTTGTAGGGGGCCGTGACTGATACATTGAGACGGAACGTATTGTATGGAAGCACACGAACCCGGTGACCCATCATCGACATTCTGTGAAGTGTAGGCTGTCTGTTGAAGAGGACCATATCTCCATCCATGAGATGACGATTTACGAGGTCACCATTATAGAGGACGATTTCTTTCGTATTCACGTGTGCGAGTGAAATCATCCGTCCATCCTTGCGTACGAGTGTCTTTGCACCAGGATAGGTGGCCGAGCCGTTCTGAACTAGCTTATAGAGCTTGTCCCGATTGTAGTTCGTCACCCGCTCTGGTACTGTCAAATTCATGGCGATTTTAATGGGTACGCCAAGCTCGGCGATTGAAATATTCGGGTCCGGTGTAATAACCGAGCGAGCCGAGAATTCAACACGCTTACCCTGTAAATTGTAGCGAATGCGTCCCTCCTTTGAGCCAAGACGCTGCTGAATTGACTTGAGAGGGCGTCCACCACGCTGTGCCGATGGAGCAACCCCGGGAATCTGATTATCGATGAGTGTTGCAATATGGTATTGCAAGACGTTGGTTAGCTCGTCAATATATCCCTTATTTGCCTTGGTTCCCTCAGAATCCATTTTAGTTAGCAACATCTTATTCGTCTTTATAATCTCAAAGAGCTTGTGGGTCAAGTCATCTTCTGAGCGCTGATTATTCTCCTGCACAACCGAAGGGCGGACCTGGGGAGGAGGAATGGCGAGAACTGAACAAATCATCCAATCAGGGCGGCACCAGCGAGGATTGAATCCCATGAAGGCAACATCCTCATCGGTAATGCGACGGAAGAGTCGCTGAACATATTCCACCTCTAGGGGCTGCTTCATTGCATTGTGATATACAGTTTTCGAATCAACAGCATCCCATTCAGCAACGATACGGGCAATACCCTCACGCTTGTAGCGGTCGGGCTGTCTGGAACCGCAGCCGTCCTCGGTTTCCTGTCCACATCTTGAAATATTGCTAACTGCCTCCATTAAATCCTTCCAACGCCCCTCACCTCTCTTCTTCTTAATATGTGAACGCAGCTCCTTGTCAACAAGTAGCTTTGAGCAACTTACGCAGACGCAGCTTAGAATATTGAGAATCATTGGCAAGAATTGAATATAATACACTGGGCGTCCAAGTTTGTAGTGACCAAAGTGTCCGGGACAGTTATTATTGGACTGACCACATGAGCGACACTGCTTGCCGTTCTCTAGGACACCCATTCTAGGGTCAAAGAGACCAGCAATCTTCGGCTCACTTCCTTCATATGTTGCATTTGATGTGATTTCAACAACTGAGCGTCTCTCGATTTCATCGGGACTGAAGATGCTGAATTGAATTCCAAGAATTGGCTCAACTTCAGAATTGCTACTGGCGGCCATCTCTGAATGTATATCTATTCTTTTCTAAGCCGGGAAACATTGTCAATTTTTGAAGGCCGCCAATTAACGCAACTCTTTAGGCCGTTTTTCCCTATGGCACTAAATAGAATGATGGATATATCAGATATTACATTGGTGACAATGTCTGGACTTATGGTCGTAGTATCGAGTGCAATAATTATTGCTGTTAATTATAGGCGGCTACCTTGTTTTAATAGGCAAAGACTCGATGAGGTAGAGGATGTAGTGCATGTTATACAAGAAGATGGACAACAAGATGGGCAACAATCTCGACCACAATCAAGACCACAAGCTAGACCACAAGCTGCACAGCAACCTCCACAGCAAGCTCCACAAGATTGGGTTATACGTAATAATGTAATAAATGGTATTAAAAAGGTCTAAACTCTAGACTCAATATAATAGCATGTATGGTTTACCTGGAATTATTAAACCAGTCAGCGAATTTCATGAAAATGAACCAGAACAAGGTATAGAAAGAATATACCGATACTATAATCAGTTTTCGCATCACGAAACAACTGATAAACAAGAAGTAGACGTATTAAATTCTATCGGATGGGGGCATATGCTATTTTTGGATGGCGTTCTACAGAGTACTTCTAAAGATGAAATTATATACCATAATGCACTCGTTCATCCATTATTAGACGGTTTATCTGACCGCTCCAAGATTCTAATCTTAGGAGGCGGTGAAGGTGCAACGGCCCGTGAAGTCTTACGATGGACAAGTGTAAAATCTGTAACTATGGTTGACTATGATAAGCAGCTCGTCGATATCATGAGGAAGTACGACGCTCTATGGTCAAAGGGTGCATTTTCTAGTAAACGCTTGACATGTCACTATGGAGACGCTTGGGAATTCATGTTATCATCTGGCACATACAATGGTGTAATTATTGATTTAACAGACCCCAATTTGAATAAGGAAAAATGGGCACTTCTTCTCGAATCAGTTATGAATTCTATAATGCCTTTGAAAGGTGGCTTTGTTATGAATGCTGGTCCATATATTCCTTGGAATAAACATCAATTAAGAGTAATCAAAGATATGGTTGAAACTATCTGTACTGACTATCCTGACTACAAATACTACGTTTATACAACGATTGTTCCAAGTTTTGGAGGAGAATGGGCCTTTATAGCCGTTCTGCATAAATCAAAATTCATGACAGACCCAGACTACTTGGATATCATTCCAGAATGGATTCGTCGTGGAACACGTACACTACCAAATAGTCTAATTGATAATCACGCTGTTACAATTGGATTAACAGACCCAATCAATAAATAGGGTATCTAAAACACATCTCGTTCTCTAGAAATATAGGGATGGGAAGAAAGACCATCTGTCTTAATATGATAGTCAAAAATGAGGCTCATCTTATTGCAGAAACATTGGCACACTTATTGACCTATATGACCTTCGATTACTGGGTAATCAGTGACACGGGGTCTACAGATGCAACTAAGGAGATTATCAAGGACTTTTTCAAGAGCCGAAATATCCCTGGTGAACTCGTTGAGCATGCATGGCAGGATTTCGGATATAATCGCACTAAGGCATTTGAGGCCGCTTACAATAAAACGGATTACGCCTTTGTATGGGACGCCGACGACGAAATATACGGTGCCTTTAAGATGCCTGAAAACTTGGTAGCCGATTCCTATTTATTCACGTTCGGAAATCACGATGGATTCCGTTATTCCAGACACCAGTTATTTAATAATAGGAAGCGCTGGTGTTATAAGGGTGTTTTACACGAGTACGCTGCATGTATGGAACAGACTGGTCCAGCTGGGTCTGTCATCGGTGATTACTTTTTCGTTTCAGGTCGCAGAGGTGACCGTAGCAAGGACCCTAATAAGTATTTCAAAGATGCACAGATACTCGAGAAGGCTTCAGAAAAGGCTCTAGCCGAAAAGGACCCACTTTACAATCGCTACATTTTCTATTGTGCGCAGAGTTATGCATCATGTAATATGCACGAGAAGGCCATCGAATTCTATAAGAAGGCTCTAACGATTGATATGTGGGTTCAAGAGAAATATGTGTCGTGCCTAGAGATTTATGAGCAGTACCTACGTTTGGGTAGAGAAATCGAGGGACTCCCTTATTTGGTACAGTCGCATAAGTATGACAGAGAACGCATCGAATGTATTTACAGACTTATAAAATACTATACTATCAATGAACCCATTGATGTGGCATATAATTATTATGGGCTGATTGAGGATTTCTACGAGAATCGCTATGACGGTGCAAAATTGGCCGAGAAACTATTTGCAAAGAAGGCCGATTACGACTTTTATTTACCGTATTATATGGTTATTACTGCAGAAAAGAGTAGACATCCAGAAACGGCTGCAAAGATGTATGAGGCTATATTGAAACACGGCTATGTGGCGGATGAATGGTGGCTTCGCAATTTAGTGTTCAATATACAGTTTTGTTTTTCTCATCTTCCTAAGACAACGGAATTCATTTACAAGTTTATGAATTATATTGCGGCAGCAAGAAAGAAGGGTGTAACTTTTGAAGCCGTTCATCTAAATGTAATGCAGCGTCTCATAGATCTATACAGACCCGTTCTTTCATTGACAGATAAAAAGGTTAGTAAACCTGATAGAAAGATAAAGGTCATGATGACCTTTACAACGTGCAAGCGTCTTGATTTATTCGAGCAGACAATGAATAGCATTTTGAATTCGTGGACTGATTTGGATAAGGTGGACTACTTCTTCTGCGTGGATGACAATTCGTCACAGCGTGATAGGACTAAGATGCAGACCATGTGTCCCTTTATGGATTTCTACATGAAACGTAAGGGGGAGAAGGGTCACCGAGCCAGCATGAATATTATATACGATAAGCTGAAGGAGGTGCAGCCGACTTACTGGATTCACATGGAGGACGACTGGGTGTTCTTTGAATCAAATACGTATGTTCAGAAGTCAATTGATTTCTTAGAGAAGCATAAGGATAAGGATATTCATCAAGTCTTATACAATCGGAATTACGCCGAGACATATGAAGGCTGGGATATCAATGGCAGCGAACCCATACAGGGAGAACCAGGCTTCATCTTACACGTGAAATCTGATAAGATACCTGGACGTAATTCTGCCTATTGGCCCCACTACAGTTTCCGCCCCTCTATGATACGAGTTAGTACTATCTTAGAACTCGGCAATTATGATTCTCCAAATACGTTTTTTGAGCGGGATTATGCAGACCGGTATTTTGCGAAGGGATATAAGAGTGCTTTCTTTAATACAGTGTCCTGTTTACACATCGGCAAACTCACATCAGATAAGACTGGACCTAACGCATACAGCCTGAATAATATGGGTCAGTTTAATCAGCTCGAGAACAAGTTGCCGAATGCCTTCGTCGTCAATTTGGTTCGCAGAACGGACAGAAAGGAGACGACTGAGAAGGTGTTTGAGGACGCAGGCGTTAAAGATTCTGAATATGAATTTGTTGAGGCGGTTGATGGCAAAAGTCTGACCTTGACAGATGAGATTAATACACTATTTCTAGGAAATGATTTCGGTAGCAGAAAGGGTGTGATAGGCTGTGCTCTCAGCCACTATGGTCTATGGAAACAATTGCTTAGTGACTCCACAAATGAATACTATACAATCTTCGAGGATGATATTCAGTTAGTTGATGGATTCAAGACGAGATGGATAGCTGCTACAGCTGCACTTGCTACATCAGATGCAGATATCATATTTCTAGGATATCATGTTCGTGATATTCATAATACAGAAAAGACTAAAGTTTCAGATAAACCTATAGTGCAACTTGATTCAGATAAATATATTGGTGGATTCTTTGCATATATAATTACTAAGAAAGGTTGTAAGAAAATGCTTGATTATATTTCTACAAATGGAATTAAACATGGTATTGATTATCTAGTAAAAGTTGTACCTGGTTTCAAATCGTATAATTGTCAACCACATATTGTCTTATCAGATTGGGTCACATCATTAAAATCAACGGTTGATACTGATATTCAGAAGGACTATTCGTCATTAGAGATTAAAGTCAAAGTTAATTCAGATGAATGGACTTTCTACGAGGGTGTAGATTCAGGTGGTGACGATATTCGGCGTGTAAATGGACCCATTTCTGAAATGATGGCGGCTGCATCAGCAGATAGTAGATGCGTTGCATTCAATACTCTCGGATTCTTGAAGTCTAAGGCTACACGGCCTTTCAAGGCAACGCCGTATATTTCTGCTCCTGGTACTGGAATCTATGTTAAAAAATCATATACGAGTCTAGAATGCATGAATACCCGTATACCAGAAAAGGAATCATATGATGTAACTGATTTGGTAGGTGTAGCTCGTAGATGTGATTGGTTTGTCTATCATAATGGCTGCGTAAATATATCTAAGACTAGTAATCCCAAGACTATCTATATTTCAGCTTCCTATGTATTTTTACCCTATAATGGCGGCCACTCACTTCAATATTTTATGGACAATGTATTGCCATTAATAAAATCAAAATTCAATCTTGTTATTGCAGGTAATGATTTTACCTTTCCAAAGGGTACAGGCGACGTTCGTAGAAATGATTATGCTGATAAACAGGAACTTATACAGGCCCTATTAGACAACCCTTTATTCAATAAGGGATTTGTTGAAAATTTGGATACTCTGCATCCAAAGTTGGTACCAATTCCTCTAGGAATACTCAAAAATGGGCAGCGTGGATATCATTCTAATCTAGAATTAACAAATGACGTAATTGACTTCTCTTCAAGAACGATTAAATGTATGTGTATTCATAGAAATAGGGGTGGCCCTCAATGGGAACAAAGAGCGAGAGTTACAGACCTATGTAATACTACATGGTCTTCGTTTGTTACGTATTATGAAGGTGATACAATGAATGATGATGGAATATCTGAGAAAATGAAACAAGCACAATTCTGTATATGTGCTAGGGGTGGTGGATATGACCCCTCGCCAAAGGCATGGTCTGCTCTCATAAATGGTTGCATTCCAATTATACAACACTCACCTCTAGATGAAGCCTATAGTAGGCTTCCTGTTATCTTGGTAGATGATTTTACTCCTGAATCATTAAGTGAAGAAAAACTAGATGGATGGCTAAATGAGTTGAGAGAATTTTATGAGGACCCAGTCAAACGTTTGGAAGTTCTCAAAATGCTATCACTCGATTATTGGTGGAGTCTAATAAATAATATTGGTCCTGTAATGCAATCTAAATGGCTTACACCATTCTTATGTGGAGGTACTGGAAATCGCCTTTTCCAGATTGCAGCTGCAATGGCAGAAGCTACGAAGCTGGGTCGTGAGCTTGTATTTTATAAGCCAATGATAAATAACAAGACACCGCATAATATTAGTGAACTATATGAGATGTTTCCAAATATTCGTATTGTTGATGAAGCTGCACAGGTATATATAGTAAAAGAGTTAGAAATGGATAATTATACGTATAAGGGATTTACTGGGCTTGATAAGGTTGATAAACATATTGGACTACAAGGCTATTGGCAGAATCATCAATATCTGCCGTCATCTGGTTTTAATCCTGTATTGAAAGGTCAGAACTTGTATTCTAAATATGGCTTAGATACTCTTGATGCTAAGCTAAATAGTTGGTTCATTCATGTAAGGCTTGGTGATTTTAAAGATAATGGGTGTGTAAATCATATTACTATGGAATCATATTATACAAAGGTTCTAGATAAAATTCCTACTGGAGCAAATGTAATACTTTTTTCAGATGAGCCAGATTTAGCACACGAACAAATTAGGAATCATATTCCTAAATCCATGCAGCTACGTATATGCAGTGAAAAGAGTATATCTGTATGTCTTGGTCTAATGAGTCAATGCTGGGGTGGGGCTGTTGTTCCGAATTCAACCTTTTCTTGGTGGGGAGCATACTTGGCAAGACAGGCTTCTCCAAAGCCAGAATTATTTAGAGGATACTTTCCTAAAAGATGGGGTATCAATATGGCTTCTAATTTAAATAATGACTGCAACCCTCCTTGGGCCATGTCTATTGATAATACGATTGAAATGACTGAAAAAGAAGAGTGGCTCTTTTATGAAGGTGTAGATTCAGGTGGTGCCGATATTCGTAGAATGAATGGAAGTGATATAGACAGCATGAAAGCTATTGCTGAAACTGAAATTGGTTGCGTGGCATTTAATACTCTTGGATTTTTGAAGTCCTCCGTAAAATTTCCTCTTGAGAAGACACCATATATACGTGCACCTGGTGGCATCTATGTCAAGAAATCTTATAAGCCAACTATAAGAGTAAAGATGCTCTGTAACTGGTGTTCATCAGAGGACCTATGCAAGGAATGGCTGAAGATGTCTAAGGGTTCCTATAAGTGGAATGATATTGAGATTACTTGGTCAGATGATAATATCGATTATTATGTAATTATTAATAAGCCTCCACCTGGAGCCAAGTATGTGCGTGAGAAGACAATCATCTTTCATATGGAGCCTTGGTGTGATAGCCCTCATCAGAACTGGGGCGTTAAGACTTGGGGAGAGTGGGCCAAGCCAGACCCCACTAAGTTTCTACAAGTCAGAACTCATGACAAATTTCTCAATCCTGGATTCTGGCAGATGAATCTGACCTATTCACAGTTGAAGCAGATGGATATGCTTAAGTCTGCAGACAAGTCTAAGATAGTCTCAAGTATCTGCAGTTCGAAATATTTTGACCCAGGTCACAAGAAGCGTATAGACTTTCTCAAATTCGTGGAAGCCAAAGGCTCAGTAAAGCTACATATCTACAATGAAGACAATCAGCATGGATTCAAGTCATATCAGGGGACAGCTAGACCATCTGTAGACAAGGAGAAGGGCTTAGTGCCATACAAATACTATTTCATGTGCGAGAATAATGTAGAGGCCAATTTCATCACTGAGAAGCTCTGGGAGCCGATTCTGTGCGAGGCTTTATGTTTCTATTGGGGCTGCCCCAATGTCGCTGAACACGTGGATCCAATGGCCTACGTGCAGCTGAATATGGACGACTTTGAGGCGTCTTATAATATCATGAATGCGGCAATTGAGACGAATCTCTGGCAGGAACGGCTACCATACATTAAGAAGGCTAAGAAGCGAATTTTGGACGAGCAGGGATTCTTTCCTATGCTCGAGAATGCCTTGAAGCCGAAGGCAGCCTGTTTCATCCATTCATGCCACTTGGCATCTGCTGGGACCGGTACACTTGATTTAGTTCTAAGCGCTGCAATAGGCATTAAAGAACTTAATGCAATTATCGTAAACAATATCGGCTTACCACTTGATTCTAAGAAATATACGGCTCTCGATTCTCGCATACAGATCATTCAGTGTTCAAGTGACACTCAACTATTTGAGATTCCTACATTACGTTTGATGCATGAGTTTAGCTTGAATTCACCGAATACTAAGATTCTATATTTGCACACTAAGGGAATCTCATATGTTGGTCTACTGGGATATGAAGTCATATTAGATTGGATTAATTACATGCTTCATTTCTTATGTACGAAATCAGATGACTGCCTCAAACTCTTGGATACGCACGATGCCGCTGGATGCAACTTCAGTGAGGCTCCAACGCCCCACTTCTCAGGGAATTTCTGGTGGGCGAATTCGTCCCATCTTAAGATGCTAGATACGGCCTTACTCACTGATAAGATGAGTGCAGAATGGTGGGTCCTCAGTAAGCCCGTGAAAAAGGTCTCACTATGGCAGAGTGGTAAGAATCATTTTAAGGAGAGATATCATTTAACAGAATACAGTGTCAAAAGATCACTAGTCGTCTATACATATTTTGCAAGTCCATCGTCAGACTATAATCTAGAGTTTTATTCTAAGATGGCTATAAGTTATCAAGCTAACATAGACTTTATTATAGTGGTCAATGGGCATAAGTGCAACGTAACACTCCCTCAGTTACCAAATCTTAAAGTCATCTATAGAGATAATGTGGGATTTGACTTCGGTGGACATAAGGCTGCACTAGACTCTCTTAATGGAAAACAATATGACTACTATTTCTTTATGAATAGCGGTGTTCTAGGGCCATTCTTAGATGATACTAGACCAAAAGGTTTTCATTGGACTCAAATATTCATTCAAAAGATAACTGATAAAGTTAAGCTTGTATCATTATCAATATTTCCTTCTAGAGATCATGTAAGCTGCGAAGGGTATTTTTTTATGACTGACGTGATTGGTCTAAATTTACTTCTCAGTAAAGCACCTGTATTTTATGATTGTCCAACTAAATATGATGCAATTGGTTCAGAAAATACTCTATCTAGATGTATATTAAATAATGGATATACTATTGATTGTATGTTAAATAAATTCAACGGAGTAAATTGGCAAGATAAATCAAATTGGACTCTCAATAATTGCCAACCACCATCTAGAAAAAATAAATACTTTGGTGAATCAATAAACCCATTTGAAACAGTTTTTCATAAGTGGTTTTGGGATAATCCTACAGATTCTATGGTCTCATATGATATTGTAGAGTCTTATAGAAAAAAAATGTCAATTCATGTTTCAATTAAATTATTTGTAGTATTTCATAATCTCATATTTGATGAACTTTATACTGAAATGTCTAAAATAGATAAAGAGTCAGTGACATTGTATGGTGTTAAGAATAGACAGGATTCTGAATTTAAAACAGTCTATGAGGCAGACCTCCCAATTTACAATCCCAAGTTACAGGCTGACGTATATAATGAGGGTTCTGCATTTTATCATATTTATAAGAATAATCTATATAATGACTGTGACTATATTGGCTTCGGACAATATGATATGAAAATACATGCAGATACATTCAGCAGCATTAGATCAACTATTAACTCTAGTAATAGCCCCTGCATTTTTATTATGGACTATTTTCCAGATATTAAGATTTCTGGTTTTCTAGGATGTCATAATTTAATTAAATCTGATTTGAATGGTTTAGAATCTGGATTAAAAACATATAATCGTATGTTCAATAAGACCTATACAGCTGAAGATGTAATACAGAATCGTCTTATAATGTGTAATACCTTTGTTATTCATAGGAAAACATTTGAAAAGCTCATGTCATGGTTAATTCAGTATTACAGGGATGATATCAATGTGAATCGTCATCCACTTATAGGTAATGCTGGACAAATACCTGAAGCGCTTATTGGGATGTTCTTATCCCTAGAAGTACTTGAAGGTGCTAAGTATCACAAGTTTAACGTGGAACATATATGGCCGCTTTATAAGAATATGTCAAATAGCGCTAAGCCTAAAAAAAAGGGTTTAATGTTATTATTGGGTGAGGCATTTAGATCTGGCGGAGGTGGTAATAGAACTAGAGGTAGAGTTGAATCTTATGAGGCTCAGATTGAAGCTTCTAAGACACATCTGCAATTTATAAAATCAATAAAAGAAAAAAATAATATTGATATGTCTATACTTCTAACAACATATACAACACAATATGATTCAGAACTTATAAATTTATATAAACCTTATATGCTTGGCAAACAAATATATAATTCTCCAATTGGCCTTAATGCATTATTTCATAACTCAATAAAATCTGTATCTAATATACAGGAATATGAATTTATTATATTTATAAGGGTTGACCTTTTTCTAAAAGCGGAGTTTTTAAATATATTTAATCCATCGTGGAATACAATTATATTTCCTTCTATAACCTGGCTAAAATGTTCTAAGGTTAAAAATGATCCACGTGTAAATGATATGATGATATATATTCCAAGAAAATATTATAATTATATTAATAATATTCAATTTACACCAACTGGTCATGAATTATGGCATCACTTAATTAAAACTACTAATTTAACATATGATGATTTAGATGTAATGATTAATACTTACCATGATAGTGATAGCAATAAGGATTGGAATCCATTATATTACATTGCCAATAGGTCTGAGAATACTGTATGGCATAGTAAAGGGCATATATTTAATAAAAATACGGTAAGATATTTATCAGGTGGAAAACTAGGTGATTTTATTCACCAGTTATCTGTTATTAATGAAGAGTATCTTAAGAGTGGAAAGAAAGGTATTTTATATATATCAAATATAGGTGATAATTTTGCATTAGGTATTGAAAGAGCATATAATGACACTAAATCTTTTATTAAGTCGCAAGCTTATATACACGAATATAAAATTTATAATGGTGAAGCCTATGATATTAATTTATCTAATTGGCGTAATAATAAGCTACTTTATAAAACTAACTGGTACAGCTTATTTAAGGCAGAGTATGGGATTGAGTGGGGAACACATATTTGGTTATATACTTCAGTGAAAAAATCTGAATTTAATAATATTATATTATTTAACTGTGTAATGAGCCGATTTCCTGAGAGAATAGATTTTATGAAATTATTTGACGAATATGGTAAAGAGAATATACGATTTATAACTGAAAATCTAAATGAATATACACAATTTAAAGATAAAACAGGTATTGAATTGCAAGTCTACATAGCAACTTCTATATCCGATTTTATAGATACAGTTAATAGCTGTAAATTATTTATTGGAACTCTATCATCTCCTCTTACTTACGCATACGGATTGCATAAAGAAGCGGTAGTATTATTGCCTAATAACTATTCAGATGATATTGCACATGTAAAAGGACTTGAGCATATTTTACCTGGAGTTAAAAAAATGATATAATCTAAATTTCATAATATTATTTAATTTATATATATTATATAAATTAAATAATTAGCACTAGAAACTTTATTATTAACCATATACTTCAAATGTAGGAAATGGAAAGATGAGTTTACCACCGCCCTCTAAGAATGCAGACTCACGCTCTATAATTTCTTTACGAAAATGCCAAGGTAATACAAGCATGTATGTAGGTGGGGTTTTTCTCATTGTCTCCTCAGATATAATTTCAATACAAGTTGATGTCATACGGCCAACTTTAAGAGGATTGCGTTCAACTGCATAATCTACTAGGTCAGGGCCAATGTTCGCAAATTGTAGCAGACAATTACCCTTAGTAGATGCTCCGTAAATATGGGTATTCTTACCAGCCCGTTTGGCTTCAATTAAAAACTCTTTTAACTTATTAACTTCACCTTTACATGTAGACATAAACTCTTCATATTTCTCAACTGTGTGTATTCTGTCAGTTTCCTCATTTTTCAAAAAGGAATTTAATATATCACTAGCCTCCTTAAAACGTGTACAGGATCTCTTTACAACAAAGGTTCTGAAACTTCCACCATTACACTCATTCAAGGTCAGATTAATAATTTTAAATCCAGCCTTATCCATAATATACTTCATCTGCTTAACACCATAATATTCAAGATGCTCATGGCATATCGTATCGATACTATTGCGCTCAAGCATATTTGCGACATAACTCTGCTCAAGTGTCCAAACCCCATCATCATCTAATAGATCGTAAATGTCTCGTGCGAACTGAATTGGGTCAGGAAGATCATAAAACATTGATATTGAACTTACTGCCTTGAATTTAGTTGATATGCCAATTGCAGATTGTACTGCATCTTTAGTAAAATAGGTAGGAACCAATGTGACAGACGCATTTTTATAGAACTCAGAGAATTGAATGCCTGTAGGATCACATCCAACTTTATTAATGTGCTTGGGATACTTGTCCAAAAATGTACAGTCATTACTACCAATGTCCAATACTGAATCACCCATTTGAAGATTTGTAAATTTTTGTAGCTGGTCATTGTATGAATGCAAATGATTACGCATAGTAGCATTTATTCCAGAGCGATATCCATAAAAATGCTCATACATTTCTGATGAAGGAGCAGTATCCTTTAATTGAACTAATTTGCATTCTGAACACTGAACTAGACGTATTTTACCAGAAGGTGTTGAATTATCTCCAAGCATAGGAAATCTAGAAGTAATAATCTGCATTCCTAAATTTATAACCTCTAATAAGTTATAATTTGCACATAAACGACACTGTAATAGTTCTGAACATGCCATATATATATATATCTAGTAGATGTATTTAAGCGAGGCGATATAATTAATTAAGCATATAAAGATAGTAGAATCTAATAATTAGAATGAGTTATAGTCAATTTGGTGAAGATAAATATATATCTTCATTATTTCCTAATGACTATATAGGCACATGTGTAGAAGTAGGTGCTTATGATGGAATTACATTATCAAATACACTATATTTTGAAAAAAAGGGATGGTCTTGTTTATGCATAGAGCCAATACCATTGCAATATGGCAAATGTAAGAGTATACGTAAAAATGCTATAAATTGTGCTATTTCAGATTCAAATAAAGAAGATATCCCATTTTATATTTATAATATTAATAATAATAATGAAAGTGCAATGTCATCATTAGAACCAGATAGTCGTCTAATCGAATCACATAAAGATATTATAAATAATGTATTAGAAATAAAGGTTAAATGTCGCACACTTACATCAATATTAGATGAGGCAAAGTTTCCAAATGTCATAGATTTTATTTCAATAGATACAGAAAATACTGAACTAGATGTATTAAAAGGCTTTGATTTTTCAAAGTATTCAGTCAGATATTTTATTATAGAAAATAATTTTAATGAGCCATTTTGTGAAGATTATCTTAAAAAGTTTGGTTATGTAAAAAAAGATAGATTAGGTGTAAATGATATTTTTGAAAAGTCAAATAAGGTAAACCAGATAGAAACATGGACATTCTATGAAGGTTTAGATTCATCTGGAGGAGATATCAGCCGCTGTAATAAAAGAGATATAGTGAGCCTAAAAGCTGCAGCGGAGTCTGATCCTTCATGCGTAGCTTTTAATACACTTGGATTTTTAAAGTCTTCTGTAAGATTTCCTCTTCAGAAAACACCATATTTGTATTGTGGACCAGATGGACTTTATGTAAAGAAATCATATACTTCTACTACTCCATATTTAAACTTTCATGGAGAATTACAATGTGGAAAATATGTTGACCAAACATTACGTGAATATTTTCCAGATTATTCATATAAGGGCGTATTTTTAGATATTGGAGCATATGAACCAATAAATATTAGTAATAGTTATCATTTTGAAAGAAATGGTTATACAGTAATATGTTTTGAAGCAAATACTAATTTAATTTCAGATTTAAAGGCGCAAAGAAATAATGTCTATAATTATGCTATAAGTTATGAAGATAAAGATATGATAGAATTTAATGTAGTAAATGGATCATGGGGCGGAGGGTCTCTGACAGCTGGAGTTTCTGCTATTGATTTAGATCCAAATTATTTAAAGGCGTTTTCTAGTGGAATTAAATCAATTGAAAAAATAAGTGTTGCTCAGAAGTCATTAAATAGTTGTTTACCTGAAATTCTTAAAGGGCATGTTAATATTGATATAGTATCAATAGACGTAGAAGGTGGAGAATTAAATTGTATTAAAGGTTTTGATTTAAATAGATATAAGGTTAAAGTATTTGTAATAGAAAATATATTTAAAAATTTAGAAATAAGTGAATATTTAATTAATCATGGGTATATACTAGATAAGATAATTGAATATAATGAATATTATATAAAGTTAGATGCATTTTAATTATATTATTATCTTCTTAAATTAAATATTAAATAATACTAAAATCCACCTAAACTTTTACCACCCTATTAGATTATAATGCTCGGTCTATTCATCTCCCTTCTAGCTACAGCATGTGCGTCAGTCTCAGACTGCTCAAACGGCAAAGCACTCTTCACAATTGACTCCATGTCATTCTCACCAGACCCTACCGTTCCTGGTCAGAATTCCACTCTCCTTCTTTCATTGTCCGTACCTGAACAGGTCACGAACGGCACTGCAACGTATACATCCACGTATAATTTCTTACCTTTGACACCAACCGTCGATGACCTCTGTGGTGTAACAGTCCCCTGCCCAATCAATGTCGGCAAGCTTGATACTGTTTCGTCATACCCCATTGATGCTAGTCTATATGGTACACTGACACTAAAGATTGAGTGGGCTGAGCTAACGGGTCGTCAGCTACTGTGTGTAACAGTAAAGACGAAACTCGGTGATGGAGCTAAGCAGCTCATTGTCAGAAAAAAGGCCAAGATGTGTGTAAATAAAACATATCTTAATAAGCATTCGCATTAATTTTTCTCTTAATGACGTTTAGCGAGCAGTCTAGCCTTTTTCTGACGCCGAGTCTGCTTTTTAGCCTCTCCCTTCTTCATACCTCTAGATCTACGTCTAAGATGCAGTCTCACTGTATTCTTAAATTTAGCTGGTAAATCACGCACTGACATAGTGGGCCGAGCGACCGGGCTGGTGTTCGGTGTAATTGGTCTTGTAAGTTTCAATATAGGCTTTCTAGAACGAATACCTAGACTTTCGAGCGTTGCAGGCTCAGCTGCTGCGATTGCCTGACCGGTTAGAGTAATTGGTCTCGCCAGACTAATTGGTCTCGCCAATTCAATTGGCTGCACGATATCATCGACCCGATGCGAATCCAAGTTTGTCGGCCAATGCACCTTCCCCTTATAGTCCACCACTTTTGGCGCAGAAGGCACGTAGCCCGGTCTAAGATGTGGAGGCACATAGGGCATCTTCTATTGTATCCAGCTAGTTTTCAGAAACTGCTGCATACCGTCAGCGTTACCTCTGAACAAAGCAATCCAAATTGAACAATTCCCTGAGCCACATATGATATAGGCGCACTTGGACATTATAATCGTAATCGCCAAGTAGTATTTTGAATAGAAAAATTTATCCTCCTTGAATACCTTGTCAACCGTCGTCAACGATTTGGGAATATGGCGAATCTCATCCCGAAACACGATAGTTTTTCCAGGAAACTCGGCAACCATTGCATCAATAAATTCCGTCTCATCAGATTGCACTAGGAATATGAGGTCAGGCTTGGCTACAAGGAGTTTCTTAGCTCGTTCAATATAGTCTGAATATGGACTTACAGGAGTCTCAGTAACCTTGTCATTTCCCCTGTAGAATAAGACGCACAGGTTTTCATAAGACAACTCATATTTCGCTTCCAACCCTTTTACAAGCCCCTGAACTTCTTCAGATGGCGTAAAATATTTCGCAATAAATAATTTGAGACCCTTATAATCAAGTTTCATATAATCGATATATTGATGGAAGTGTTCAAACTCTATTCGTCGACCATACCGAATATTGGTCGGAAGAGTCTGAAAATATGTCTCCATAGTGCCTGGCCGATACCAATCAAATTGTTCAGATGCATCAACCACTTCAGGTAATTGCTTGAATTTGTTGAAATATTCAATTATAAGATGTAATTGAACAGAGCAACATGAGAAGAATCCACTATTATTATGTTTCACCTTTAGGATCGGTTTTGGTTTTAGTTTCTGTATAGGTCCCTGAAGCCAAGATGACATTACTAATTATATGATTTAACATTCGTATACAGAATATACGAGAGTGCATATGCCGTAACTAAGAATCCTGACACAGTATAATGAGCGTCCTGATTCTTCATAGCTGCAGCAATCCCAATTGACCCAGCAACCATGGCTGCATCAGCCAAGAGAATCTTAGGACCACCCTGTATATATGTCTTGAAGACATCAATCATGGCATTGTGACCCTGTGGTATCTTATCCACTACACCATATGCAAAAACAATATCATGTACAATCTGGATAACAACTGCTAAGGCCACAAAGTAATAGATTGACCACCCCTCGCTTTCCATGAAGAACACGCTGTAAACGTACCGGGCTATGGCGATTCCAATTGCGATAATCATAACATCCGATAACACGGCCGCCAATCCAAACTGGTCGTACCAGTCATTAATTGATTTTCCAAAGGTCATTGGAAAGAATCGGCACAAGAATATTACAACAACATCAACAAAGAGAATCGCCGGCAAAATGAACCACCAATCTTCATTCGCTCTGTAGTTCGCAATGTTAGCAAGGTCACTTCCACCAGCCCCTATAGTTTGCATCTATTCACTAGAGAGAATCATATTCCGCCAGAAGCCCATTTTCATAATATCAAAATCGTAATCGGTTTCGTGAATTCGTTCATATTCCGCTTCCAAGAATTCTTCTGTTATCTGAAACCAGCTTGGAGCCTTGACGATGGGCAGCCTATCAAAAAAATACGACATCTGAGGATAGTCTATAACGATTGGTATACTTCCCAAATATATAGACTCCCAGAACCTGTGTGTATCTATACCATTCCCTCTCGGACAGAAGGTAAATTTATGATTACGCACAGACTCACAGTATTCCCTATAAGGTATCTTTTCATTCACCTGCATCTTTATCCATGTCTCTTGTACCTCTTTGAAGTGCATATGTATTAAACCTCTTTCTGCTAAATATGTATAAGCATTGAAATTCATATACGCTAAAGTATCAGATGGTTCAACTGGTTTTTTAGAAACCTCATAGAGTACTCGCTCTTTATCTTCGAAAAGTGCCATATCACTATGTGTATCAGCACCTAGAGGGATTATCTGAATCTTAGGACTAATACGGTCCACATTAATTCCATACCACTTGTCGTAGAGACCATCAAACCGAACACTATTTCCTGTATTAATAGAGTAATCTGACATTCCCGTTATCCAAATACGTTGTGGTGGTGGAAAGACAGGCGGGCTAATTATTCCTCTGAACTGTGTTCGCATGTTATTTTCAATCGAGTCTGTGTGCATGAATATATGAGTGTCTTGATTATCCTCAGCTAGCCCAATGAAGGCTTCCTGACTAACGAGGTCCTCTGGTGACCACGTGAAGTCCTTGAATAGCATCTTATTAGCATGTATAGCCAAAAATATGGAGCCATACGCGCTCCAATATGTAGCCATTCAGACCTCCCTGAGGATGAATAAGTGTTAGTTCATGAAGAATATTTGTATAAGTTTCCTTGGAATGATTTCGGATAATTTCTTTGTTGACCTTGAATAGACCTGCAAAGCTAAAAGGAATTCGTGAATCAAAGTCTTTTAGATATAATGGAAAGTTACAGCGTTCTAAGAATGCGTTAATAAGGGTCATATGGGCCTGTCTCGGGTATATATAAGCATGCTCTTTAATAAATTGATTTATGCCTGCGTCATCAAAAGGGACCGGGTCAACTATTTGGAGATTTCTATTTATCTTAGAAACCAGATATTTCAGACCATATTCAGTAACTCTTTCAGCCGTATTCACTAATTCCTTAGAAGGTATCTTATCAGAATAAATATACCCTAGAGGCTGTACACTAGGTGTTTTATCAATAGCGTCAATTGCGCATAGGATAGTAGGATTATGTGGAAAGGGGTCTGCCTGTGTGAATACTATGCTGTCACTCAATGTTTTATAATTAGATTTGATATGGTACAGATATGTATGTCCTTCACGACCAATATTCTCTAATCGAATTATAAATGGAACATTTGCATTGGGTTTCGAATTACCCTTATTATATAAGATACATATGTCTGAATAAGCCTCGGTCCATTGCACGTCTTCTTCATACCTTGATACGACTAGAATGAGTTCATTTCTATTGAAGGTATCACCAGTATAGGAAAGTTTAAATGTATCTTGTAAACCAGTTGGCTCTAGTAGCCAGCGAGTCCATCTATTTTTCTGAGTGTAGAGAAAGGCTCGTTTGTTGCGATTTGGTGCACCCAAATACTGTGTCATATTATAACGTTCCTTAGCAAGGCGTATAAACGTATCAGCCCCCTCAGTTTCTATTATCCAGATATTTGTGCTATTATCACAATCATCTTTATCAGACCAGAATACTGTGTTATTCCGATTGTCAGCTGTTAGATATTCAGACTCATATATTATCTGAACTCGTGTATCATTAGCTGAAACTGGCTTAATTATAACACAGTGTTCATTTCCTGAGAACATATCTAGCATAAAAAATTGCTACCATTTTAGACCGATGCAATTATCTAAACACGGTATACTTAGAAAATCTAGAATGTCTTGGTCCGTCTATTTGCTGGCCACCGTTGAACCGCCCACTAAGACCTATGTGGGTGCTACGATTGATGTGGATAGACGACTGAAGCAGCATAATGGTGAACTTAGTGGGGGTGCAAAAGCAACAAGTATGGTACCAGGAGGTTGGTATCGGGTTTGTTACGTGAAGGGATTTGCTGATAATCATGAGGCGCTACGATTTGAATGGTGGTGGAAACGGCGCTCTGCTCTTTTTAATAAAAAGAGCGGACCTCTTGTGAGGCGCCAGGCTGCATTAGAGGCTATGATGTCTGAAGCGGGCGTTGATTCGGGGCTTGAGGTGGTGTATGAGTAATTATTCGTTTTTTACAGAACCCTTAGCTCTTTGATTTTGATATTTTACCATTATTTTATATATGCTTGATTTTCTATCATCTTGTGAGAGCGTATCCCAATTTTTAGCAATTAATTCCATATCTTCTTTAAATCCTAACATAATTCCATGTATTGATTGATATAAATCAATTGCATATTTACTACTTTTATTATTGAAATATGCATATACTTCTTTATATGAAATACGTTGTCTTAAATTAGTTGAATGAGATAACACTATTTTTGAATCTGCTTTACAACAGGTTCTAAAATAATAATTAAACTCTCTATATGTCATTTTTGTATGTTCAATATCCTTTAATTTCTCGATAAATAGAGGCGATCTATTTTCTTTAATGCATGCTTCAATATATAAATTTAATTTTCCATGCCTATATAATTCACCAACCTTTATTGGAGGAATATGAGATGATACTTCTATAATAGTATTTGTAGGTATTTCAGAATCCGATAGTTCTTCAATTGGAAATTGTGAAGCTATTTTATGCGCTTGAAGGATAAATGCATTTTTTGATAAGGTCCCTTTCATAAAATTACATGTTTTACAACAAGCTACACAATTATCAAGACTATAGTTTTTATTGGAATTAATTCTATCAATTCCAATTACTTCTAATTCATTATATGAACTACAATAGAAGCATGGCATAAGAACAAGTTGATTAAATTGTTCTTTTGTTAAATCAAAACTTATATTTCTATCATTTGCAGAATGAATATATCCAGTGAAATATTTGTCCATGTTTGCTTTCTTTTCAACTGAATAATTTCTTTCACGGGGTTCACGATTATCTTCAACTGTTCTTAGTTTATTATAGCATTCTGTACACCTTTGAACTTTATCACCACGTATACCATCTATAAGTTCTGTTATCTTCTTTCCACAACCTAGACACTTAGTGATATCCTCTTGTCTTTCTTTATATTTTGTATTATCTTTTCCCCTCTCTTTTTCAAGACATTTTTCACATTTTAATTTATTATTTTCAGTAATGTTTTTACAAGCACGCTTTCCATCATCACATATACGAACACCCTTTTCAGCTGCATCTTTTAATAATAGCGCTCTAGGTTCATGTTTTCCACAATATCCACTGGATTTTGCTTCCTTCTTACATCCATGATCTTCCCACTTGCATATTGTAAGGGTTTGATGATGTTCTTCCTTAGCCTTGTTACATGCTTCACAATATTCTATATCTTTATTTGTTATAGGTGTAAATGTCACAGTGCATCTATACCTTGAACATTTTCTTAAACCATTTGCTATATCTCTTTCAATAACAGCCTGTTTCTGATGTTTTCCACAAAATCCATTATCTAATTTAGGTCTATTACACTGTAATCCTTTTTGTATTCCCTGTTCAAGAATAGCCTTACAAGAATGTTCTGACTGAGACATTATGACTCACTCACTACATTATAGATATAATCAATTTTTCACTAGTAATACGTATAACCACTTCGGGCTTGCCGGAGGATTGGTTAAAGTGGTCAAGGTGATTAGTTCGAGTAGGCAAGTCCTCCCATGCCGCTCATGATACGGAGCACGTTGTAGTTCGTCGCATACACACGGACCGTGGAGCTCGTGGCCGCACCAACCGCGTTGTTGGAGACCGTGAGTAGGATGGTCGTGTTATCAATACGTGACAAGTTGCACGTGCCTGAGGGCTGGTGCTGCTCGGGCTGGAGAGCGAACGAGTAGACGTTGATGCCGACCGCAGGGACGTTCGTGTGGTGCTGGAAGGGCTGGACCTCGTTGAAATAGCGACCCTCACGAACCTGGAAGCGGTCGTGGCCGTTGAGCTGGAGGAGAGCCGTAACCGTGGGGTTGTTGCCCGCAAGACCCTCAACACGCGTGACGGAGTAGCCAGACTCGAGGATGGAGCGGTCCCACCAGTCGGAGTAGTTGAACGGCTGCTGGCCCTTCCAGGGGTTGACGACGTTGTCGTCGCATGAGACGAACGAATCACGCTGGACAACCCAGACAAGCTCCTTGCAAGGGTGGTTGAAGTTGAGCTTGAGCTTGTTGGAGGATGACGTGACAGACTCACCGCCCGTGAACTGGAGCGTCTCGATGAGGTACTCGTGGGAGACCTGGGCGAACTTGCGGCGCTCGTCCGTGTCGAGGTAGATGTAGTCGACGTAGAGGGACGCAGCGACGAGGCCAGCCGCCGCAACACGGTCACGGATGGTGTGCGTGTTGGAGAGAGCGGGCGAGGAGTCCCAGCAGAGGTTGCGTAGGTCGTTGAACTCGAGGTTGATGCGAACCTCGTGGTACTGGAGCGCAATGAGAGGGAGTGCAAGGCCAGGGTTGCGGTTGAACCAGAACTGGAGAGGGATGTAGAGCGTGTACTCGGGTGAGCACTTGAGCGTCTCGTTGGACGTGTTGGGCTCGCCGCCGGCACAGTCGTCGTCGCAGTCCTCTCCGCCCTGGAAGAGAAGGTTCGTGAGCTGGGGGACATTGCCAACCATCTTGGCATAGCCCGCCTGCTTTCCAGGCTCCTGCGTGAGCTCATTCCAGATCTGGAGCCAGTCACCATAGTGCTTGTCGATGCGCTGTCCGCCAATCTCGAGCTCGACGTAGCGAACAAGGTTGTGACCGACCCAGTTGAGCCAGCGGAACTGGGCACCAGAGCCGTCCGTTGAGAGGAGCGTAACCTTGGGGAGCGTGGCCTGGAGATAGATGCGGTAGATGAGGTCACCATTGCGCTGAATGGTGCACGTCACCTTGCGGCCGAAGCCGGGAGACCCGTTGAAGGGGTTCTCAATCGACTCCATCGCGAAGTTCGTGTGGCGGCGGTAGACCACCTTGAAGAAGGTGATCTGGGGATTCCCCGTGAGATAGACGTCCTGAGCGCCATAGGCAACTAATTGCATCAACCCTCCTCCAGTCATGTTGTTATAACCATGCCAGAGAAAATAATTTTTTGGAAAGTGATTTTTTTCCGAAAAATCGGAGTTTGCCCGGAGAGATAGTTTGAAACAATTCAAGCCTGCGTTTCAATAGACCTTAGTTTCAACCTTAACTCTCTTATCACTATATATCCAGATTTCATATTTGTAACCTGCAGCTATACTTGCTAATGCCTTCTCTTCAACATTCCCTCTCCTGAGCTTAATGGTCCACTCAGACTTAACCTCGATAATCTTATTTTCAGATTTAATAAAGAAGTCAGGAAAATATGTATGTTTTATATCATCTATATGGGTATAAAACCCCGGGATATATCCTATACTATTTCAAGCGCACGGGTTTTATATTGATATGGGTTAAAGAATCCCATAGCGATTGTCTTAGTAGATGACCGACCCCTTCTTTAAAATAAGACCCTCCAAGCGGTCAAATCCAGAAGCAAGAACTACATTAGACACGGTCCATCAGCATAATTTAATAAAAATCAAAGACATTAATGAACAAGTTGGTCAATTAAATGAGCAGCAAAATGTATTAATATCGAAATATAGATGTGAATCAGATGATATAGAAAGATACAGAATTGAGGCAAATATAAAAGAGGTTCAAGGGAAATTAGATTCAATCAATGAGAAGGATGCCTTATTTGACTATTTTTTGAATACTGGTGACCTTTTATTCCAGTATTACGATATTCAAGAAAGAATCAATCGGGGTGCCGACAATATTGTGCATGTTGCAGACAGAGCCAGGCCTGGAAGTGTATTCGAAGCCCTTGAAAATGCATCAAAACAGGATTCAGGTGGTATTACTACAACACAACCTGCTCGGGAATCTGGAGGTGATAATCTAAGAAGAGATGCACTTCTAGAACAGTATTTACAGCGTATGAATCCTAACCATAATCGCCCTTCAATGCATTCACTCAATGACCAATCATTCGTCTGCGATGCCTGTGGAGAAGATATGAAAGTATCAGTGAATGATGCAACCGTCTCATGCCCCGAATGCGGATTCCACAAACTCATTTTAATGGATTCAGACAAGCCGTCATATAAGGACCCACCACGGGAAGTCTCGTATTATGCATATAAGCGTATCAATCATTTCAATGAATGGCTTGCACAATTCCAGGCGAAGGAGAGTACCGAAATTCCAGAAGAGGTATTTGAAAACATTCATGCTCAAATCAAGAAAGAACGCACGCTCGTATCATCACTGAATCGCAGTAAAATCCGAGAGATTCTCAAGAAGCTCAAATACAATTCATTCTACGAACATGTGCCTCATATCTTGAGTCGCTTGAACGGACACACTGCCCCAGTGATGGATAGAGATATTGAGGAGAAGTTGCGTTACCTATTCAAGGAGATTCAGCCATCTTTCCAGAAGCACTGCCCATCAGACAGGTCTAATTTCCTTTCGTATTCCTACGTTCTCTACAAGCTTTGTGAGCTTCTAGAGTTGGATGATTTCTTGCATTGCTTTCCCTTGCTCAAGAACCGTGACAAATTATATGCACAGGACAAGATTTGGGAGAAGATTTGCAAGGACTTGCAGTGGGAGTTTATTCGGTCAATTTAGGGGCTGCTTGTTCTAGATTCCTTCTAGTCTTATTTGCTTTAGCATAGGCTAGCGCACCAAGTCGGCGTTGTTGAAGTGATTCACGAATTTGCTCTTTTATTTCAGGTGCCACGTTACGAACTGGTTTTCTATTATTGACTCGTTTTATGCTATTAAGTTTCTTTGTTAGGTTACGACTTCCTGAAAAGCGTTTTAATTTATTCTCTAGACGTAGATTTGGTTTTTGTTGTCTTAATTGCATTTGTTGTATATTTTCATTTGATTTTAAACCTAAACGCACATAATCAGGAACCAAACTTTCATGATTATCAATAAAGCGACAATTAAATGCATAGGTTATACAATTTGGTTTTAACTCAAATAGTTTTTGCTGTTCTGCTCCCAAATGGCCATATATATTCTCAAATACTTCCCCAAATGTTTTATTTTGATCTTCCTCATCTAATTTTTTTTCTGTAGTTGTTAATAATGTATTTGTTCCGCTAATAACACTTGTATGTAATTTTAACATATCAGCAATATTAAATCCTCCTGAGTCTCTTTGTTCTTTATATTTTTTTATTGTCATAGTTTTTGGAATTCCGATAATTCTCTGCATATATTTTTCTAGTTCATTGTCGTCCATTGGATTTTTAAGTGGAATTGATACAGTTCCACTTGGTCCTAATAAAAATCTATTATTAATATCAAAACTAGATACAAACGTGTGGGATAAATTTGGACATAAATCACCCTCTCTATAAATAGCAACAGACCTAAATAATCTATTTATTTTATCTATATTAGCTATAGGGTCAAGAATAATCTCTTCATTAACTTTTTGAAGTGTACTTATATAGTTAGGTGTAACATCTTCACTAAATCTAACATCACCAGAGTGTGATTTAATAACTACAATTGAACCTTTTGGAACACGAATAAGATCTGGAACGAGATCCTTATTTTTTTCAGCTATTATTTCAGGAGTATCTGTATCTTCTATAGGTATTCTTGGTTTGAAACCCTCGTTTCCATGTCCCATTATAAGAATAGCTTCTTTTGGATGATTTTCGCCAGTATCTTGACGACTATTAGTAATTTCTGGAACAAATGCTCTTCTATTTTCACTAGCTTTTTTTCTTGATTCATTAGTAGCTCCTTCATTTGTTGCACTAGTATTTACCTTATTCCATCTTTTGCCATTATATTTTTTATTCGCTTTCGCCGTATTCACTTTCTCCGTATTCATCTAAATATATTATACAATTTATTCGGTCTATATAATATGAGGGACTTATTTACAGATAAATTCAATTCCATGTGGCATTTTGTATTCGGAGTATTATCGGTATTTTTTCCACTCATACTCCCATTATTCATAATATATCAATATAAGGATATTAATGAAAAGAATCTGCGTATAGATTTATCTGAGTTTTTCGTTGGATTTATACTATGTGTATCACTCATTAAATTGAAAGTGATTCCAGAGTTTACCGTGTAAATTTAATATAATTAGCGCACATTCACCATACGCATCGTGTTAGATTTCCGCACTGCCAAGTCAACAACGAACATCAAAAAGAGTCCTGTCATAATAAACGTCATAACTTCGAGCTGGGGATTTGCTCCGGCAGCTCGATGTTCCAAATCATCCAAACGGCTCATTAATGCGTCAATCTTAGCCTTCATCGCATTAAAATCGCTCGTATCCATTCCTAAGAGCTGAGATGATTGCGGTTTCGGTGCAACCTCAGAACTCTCAACTCTGTCTGCAGACATTCGCTTCCACCTGTGCCGGAGTTCAGGAACTGGCAGCTCAACACCCGAAGCCTTTCCAAGACCTGTCTCATCGAAGGATTTAGTGAAATCTGAATCAAGCATAAATGCATTTCGGTTGATTGAACTATTTATAAAGGGTGCATGCGAATCCTCACTCGGATTTGTAAAAGGTTCTGCACCAAAATAGCTTGGAAGGTCAGCCTTTTCAAACGAATTCACAGATTTCACCTTAGGAAGAGAGTTATTGACAGTTGGCTTCCTTAAAAATTTAGTACTCTCATCCATTAATTCATCAACAGCTTCTCTTGGACCACGACTCATTGTTCCGACTTCATTCATTCTTTTAACTGCCGGGCGGTCAGCGTCTGTTGGTGGTAAATCACCACTCTGAAATCCTTCAGATTTGCCCTTTTTTGCTGCAACATTTTTATTAAAACCTTCAGTATTTGGAAAGGCATCTTCTAGGGAAGCAAACTCCATCCCTCTTCTAACCTTATGTGTTGAATTCATTCATCAATAGAATCACAGCGTAAGATAGAATGTCTAGACCCGGTTCACCGAAAGTAAAAGAAATTGATACAAGTCTTGAGGCATGGATATATAATACAAGAACAGTGTTGAATTTTCCAATAACTATATTAACAGTGGCGGGTTTACTTGTTGCTGGCGGATTTGCTGAAAGTGCATCCCGGAAATCACTTGAAATCATAGACAATGTATTTGGAAGAGCGCTTTTCTTTATTGTACCAATGCTAATTACTCAGATGTTAGACTGGCCAACCGGTTTATTAGCTGCTTCAGTATCTCTGATATTATTCGCTCGTATTCAAAAGCCCGATGTATCTGAGGGGTTCTCAAATGTAAATTTGACAAATGACACTGTTCAGACTACAAAAATGGTGTCCGATAGTCATCGTTGGTTCATTGAAAAAATTCTAGGTGAGATGCCCGTTGCAATATCTTCAGACAGAATTCAGACGAAGCGGACTGAGGATAACGATGCTCGCACAAGCTCATCCAGTTCAATGTATAGTTCTTCAATCACTTCAGACGGAACAAAATAGGTTGTTAGAGTAAGATGAAAGAGGAAGAACTTGATAAGCCAATTGGAAACATAGATATGTCCTTAAGATTAGTTATTATTCTTGGACTTCTAGGTTGGAATGTTTTTGAAGGACTTTCTCTCCGGACACCATATCCTGCAACAATGGTTACCTTGTGGGAATCTCCCTTGTGGAGAATTGCCCTTCTATTTACAATATGGTTAGGGGCAGAATGGTCACCAGAAGTCGGCGTTATGACAGCAGTCGCTGTTGTCTGTTATATTGTGGATATGATACAGATTATTTAATTTTTATCTTGAAAATAGATGAGCTTCGGAGGACCACCACCAAATATGTTACCGCCCTCAGGGCCATTTGAAGCAAGTGTGGCAACAGTTGCTTCATCGCCATACACAATCGCTCTTGCAATATTTTTGCTCAACATGGGTGGTCGATTTCTACCTTTTGAAATAACAAAGGGGCAGGAGGCTTTTTTAAATCAACCTATATTTCGTAGATTGATTATCTTTGTTATATTCTTTGTTGCAACTCGTAATCTTATCATTGCGCTCTGGATGTCTTTGTTAAGTATATTATTCATAGGATATCTGTTTAATGAGAATAGTAGTCTCTATATTTTCGGAAAGCGGACAACAGGCAAAAAAACTCCTGGAGATACCCTAGCATTGACCCAGGAAGAACAGCAGATTCTTAAGAGTTTAATGGATAAATCTGAAAAGATTAAACGGGCGAATGAACCTGTTCAGGAAACTAAGCCGACCTCTAATTTGCATTCACACTACCAGCGGGTACTAAAAGGCCTTTGGCAAAGCTAGTGGCCTTTGGCAAAGCTAGTGGTTTTCTTCACTAAGATTTTAATATGTTTGCTTACGACCCCCTCTCTTAAACGTCTAGCATAAGAATCTATAATTGACTCCATAGGGCTGTAAGGACGTTTTTTAAACGTAGGTGGCTGTATGTCATGACGAGTTAGCATGCTATTATTTATTTATTATTAAATAAATAATAGTTTAAAAATTCAAATTTATACATCCAAGCTCACCATGTTGCCAACAGGCGCCTTGCGTCGGCCTCTACGTCCACCACTGCGCATGGACTCGGCCTGACTGGCAAAGTCGTCACTTGCAATACTCTGAAGCTCAGATACTGCAACTAAGGCTGGCTGCTGAGCCGTATTATTCATCGGAGGTGGCGCACGTCCAATTGAATCAATCTCGGCTCTGCGGACCTCCTCAAAGGTCTTCAAGATATCATCTACTCCAGATGGACCCTTCATCTCCCGTCTAGGTGAAGCAGCAGCCGCCTGGGCTGTCTGACTGGGATTTGGTGCGGCTCTAGAGTTATTACCGAAGAATCCTCCCGTTGGTCCAGAAGGGTCCATGGCCATAGCGGCCTGTGGCATCTGAGGCATCTGCTGAGGCATGCCCATAGCCATGCCCATGAAATTCCCGAAGCCCGGTCCAGCCTGCGCCGCAGCAGCCTGCGCCATCTGTTTTGCCAACATCGGATTATTCTTCAAGACATCATCCATTGTTGGCATCTTCTGTCTAAAGAAGGAGTTAGAGACGTGGCACATAAATCCACTGCCAGCAACGGCCATCATGAGGCGCATCTCAGGCGCCATCTTTCCACGCTCCTTGTATTTATCATACAGCTCCTCAAAAATCTCGTCAAAGTCCTCTACATTCGTGTGGACTGACTCAGACCACCCCTCCAACTTGATATCAAATGGGTCGAACTTGTTGTTCATCCACTCTAAGCCAGTGATTGCACCCATCAACATCTGCCGCTGGAATCTCAAGCTGCTCTCAAGATTTCTAGCATCCACCAAGCGAGTGTATTCCTGCTTAATTTCGTCGAATGAATTATCCATTGTAAATCGTTTGCTGATTGGGTACCCCTTAGACTCAAGACGTTGGAGTTTATTCAAGTATTCAATCTTCTCCTGGTTCTCCTTCTCGAAATCACGGGGTGCCGCTGGGGTCAATGATATCGATGGTGCAGAACTAGAAGACTGGTAATTGTTATACGGCGATGACTCTTTCATAACGGATACATCTGCAAAGGGCTGTGCCGCCGGAATCTCTGACATGAATCCGTTTCCTCCGGTGTTCAATTCTATGGGTTCTAGTCCACCGAAGTTCACCTGTTTGTAATCGCTGTCGGGGACAGACAGACGAATTGGAGAAGAACCAAATGAAGGCTGTGAAGAATCTGGCTTAATTTTTGCCTGATTTGCCAACATATTCAGACCCAAATCGTCATTCAAATCGCTGATCTCAATAACATTGCCAATGTCGTTGGAAATACTAATCGGAGGACCCAAGTCGGCCGCCGTATTTTGCATATCCTGGATACTGACGTTCATCTTTCTCCGTTCCTAATGTCTTTTTTAATAAAGGCTTTAGACGCAGCACTTTTTAGAAAAGCACTTTTTAGAAAAAAGTGCACAAAAATATAAGCACTTTTTAGAAAAAAGTGCGCAAAAATAGACTTTTTAGGAAAAAGTCTGCAAAAACCTATGATATCAGTATGAATCACTTAAATTAAGTAATACATGCTAATATAAATGACAAGACGTACCGTTGATTTTTATACATATGAAAAAGGCAAAAATCAGCGAACTCCATATATACGTAGCCAAGAACCAATAGAATATGTCTGTGATGGAAAGGAGGGTCATATTCATTTCAACGGGTATTATTACGTTGAGAATCATGCACCCCCTTATCCTGAGGATGAGGGTCTAGAAAGATGGGGTCGGCCAAGAAGATATGGAGAATGGCTCCCACAGAAGGTTATAATGTTCACACAACTTCTTGAAAGCGAGCCTTATAAGGTGGAACTTCTTGATAATGCGACAACGAGTTATTATAAGGACCTCGAGAGTCACCAATATATTATTGAAATTTACAACAGAGTCATTCATGAAAATACGGATGTGATTAGTCAGATTGACGACGGTGGAGAGCTAATGGATGTCTGTTTCTTTCCAACGAATCGACAGACTATTTACTTTCGAGTTCTTGGGGACTTTTGAACCACGGTAATTAACCTATAATACAAATTTTAGCCTATATCGTTCATCATCTTGAAGCGAGCTACGATGTTTTAAAAAGTTAAAGTATTTTAATGCAAGTTCATACTGCATTGGTTTTATTTTTCGTAATACCTTTAATCTGACGTATAATATCATTCCCACTTGCCATATTCGTTTATGAGGATACTGTTTAGATTTATACAATTTTTCTAACGTATGAATCGTCTTTTTAACGTCATCGAGTGTCGTATATTTGATTGGTATTGTATCCTTAGGATTTTTATCAATATATACATCAAAACTTTTATCCGGATTCTTAGGATTAAATAGGAACTTCCTTGTCTTATTTTTTGCACTCCTTTTTATTTTACGTGTGTTCATTCTAATATCATCTTACAAATAAAGCACCAATAGCCAAGAGATTCACAAAATGGCACCAGATGGAACCCCATGAATGTCCATATGTGATTCTAGTTTTAAAAAATCCTAGTGTAGCCATAATTACATAAAAGATTCCATACCATTCTGTATTTAGTGTAGCAAACCCAATACTAATTGTTGTATTGTAGAGGATTTGTCCCAAAGATATGGGGGTTATATTTGTGAAAGGCCATACAAGATGCCCATTCTCTCCAATTACAGTACATTTTCCTAGACCATCCTTAAAGTAATCCATATATAATGGCAATGACACTAATGAAATGCCTAATAATATCTTGTAAAATAATGGCGGTAGGCGTCCTGCACCAAAAGCATAGACTGCCCCTATTATTACAATTGGTTGAAGGAATAGCAATATTGCTATAAATAAAGTAATAAATTTATTGACATTATTACATTCTATATTTAACCATAATAATCCCTCTATAACCTGCATCGATGCTATGATTATTAACATGATTGCAAGACTTTTTTGAACATTACTTCCTCTTATCCATAAAATACAAGAAATAATAAAAACAAAGAAAAATGTTCCAAAACTGGAAGATGCACTATAACACATCTTTTACTTTTAATGCCGGATTTAAATTTTGTAAACACATAGTATAAAATGGAGAGAGGTCTAATGATGGTCTTGCACTCGGCAATAATTGGAGCGGTACTATATGCGTTCATGATATTTGCACTAGGGCAGAAACAGAATGTGGCGGAAAATAGAAGTATTTTAATAGCATCCGGTGTATTAATATATATGATATTGTTCGGTCATGGATTACCACTGAAGTTGAATGATGGTATCTAATCGTCCCGGTATGCGTACATAATCTATCTCATCTCTTCTTAGTAGTAAAAAGATGATATGGAATGAAATAAGAAGAAAAATCAAATATGCTCAAGTTGATTTTTTTATATGGTTCACAAACTTCTTTTTCTGGTGGCTCCCAGAAAAAGCTCGGGGTTTTGCACTCCTTTTTCTTCACGTATTATCTTTCTTTGTTCTATGGCTAGGATTCATTCTTTTACCGAATCCATATAATATAATTCCACCAGTTGTTTTTATACTTGTTTTATTACAATTCTATATATTGCATGGATGTGTTGTAACTAAGTCAGAATACCATTTTCATAAATCAGAAATAACCGGAATTGAGCCTATGTTATTCGCCCTTCAAATTCCTCCATCAAAGACTGCACGGCATGCTTGTGCGTTCCTATTATTAAGTACCTCAGTAGTTTTAATGAGCATTATTCTAGGGTCTAAACCTTATTTGAAATCATTATATAATGTGTCAGAAAAGTTGTAAGGTGTTTAAGAGCTTCTACGCAGTCATGCTCACGTCCTCGACATCCGTGCCGCCAAAAACGCTGCATGTATTTAAAAAGGCTCCAACACGAGGTCAGATGTCTGAGCTTATCGGTAAGATGCCTGTTGTCGTGAATGTATATGACCATACACCTAAGGTGCATGTTGTTCCTATCAATATTCCTGTTGATATTCTTTATCGTTAGGTCTATTCAGTTCTAAAACGGTGAGCGTCCTCCTCAATGCACATGTCATCCCAGTCAAACCTGTCAATCTTTATATCACCGTGACGCTGTGTACCTATCCAGACTCCAGCTTGCCCACCCTCTTCCTTCCACTCATTTTTGACCCAGCATGTAGGATACTTGGTCAAAAGCGATTCCAACCAAACGAAATCAGGCGACCAAGCCGATAAAAGATTCAAAATAACTCCTTCGAGGCCACGATGTCTAATATTGAACCCATGTTCAGGTGCATCTACAAATTCAGTTTCGAGAAGCTTTGTCAAATCGGATTTAGAGGCGGTAATCGTAATATGGCTCCAGCAGTCGTTTGGCATTATATTCTTATTATCGTCAGTAATGTTTAGGTTGTAAAAATGAAGTGCAGTTTAATTCGAATATCACTACACAAATGTCACTGCATACGTTATACGACGGCTCTAGACTTCGTATAATGGGTGCAAAAGAACTAATTGAACTTCCTATCTGGCAAGGTAATCGTATTATGGATACTGCGCATGTTCAGAAGATTAAGAGTGAAGTCGGTAATAAAGTTCAGAAGCTCGACCACGGATATCGTATTGTTACATGTAATGAGCAGGATGCAGGAGGACACCCTATAAAAGTTTCATACATTATTGACGGCCAGCATCGGCACAAGGTTCTCTACGATTACTTTCATGAAAATCTATGTGAGCCCGATTTCAATGTTGTTGTTCTTGAGAAGCAAGTCAATTCCGAATCCGAGATTATTACCTGTTTCAGAGAATTGAATAATCAGAAACCGATTCCGTGGAAGTCAGACTCTAATCTCTTGGCGAATGGATATATTGCTGAACTTTCGGCAGCATTTAACACTAAGAAGGAACAGCTAATTCGCCAGAAGTCTACTACGAGACCCTATCTGTCTGTAGATAAACTACGTGAAGCTCTTGTTCTTCAAGTCTGTTCATTGACCGAGTCTGCTGATGAAATCAAGGCCTTCGTTGAGCGTGTTAAGGAATACAATAAGAGGGAGTTGGCTAATGCGGCATTGACGGCTCTAGGTTCAAAAAAGAATAGTGAAATTATTGCGAAGGCTGCAAAGCACGGATTCATGCTGGCTGTTGACCCGAAGTTGACTTGGATTAAGGAGTGTCTTAAAGTGATTTAATATATTATCGTAGATATGGACACATGTGATGGGTATGGTAGATGTATATATCAATGTGGCTGCCAATGTTTTGATGATGAAGAATGTGAAATACAATCAGAAATATGTAATTGTGAACATAAAAATCATATAAAGATTGTAGAGGGATATTGTAGAAAAGAATGTATACATAATTGTACTCTTGTAGAATGTCATAATTTTAAATTTTGTAGAAGCATGGGACCAAAGGGTATTTTATGTTGTCATAATGGCATGTGTATGAATTGTGCTGTTAATATTGGAAAAATAACTTTTTTAAATGAAAAAGATGAATGTCCAATTTGTCAAGATACTAAAGATATGATTGAGATTAGTTGTGGAAAACATAAATTCTGTCTTGACTGTTGGATAAAATGGTCTGAAAATATTAAAAAATATCCTTTAACATGTCCACTATGTTCTGAGAGTATTTGGAAATGGAAAGGCAAATAAAAATAGTAGTATCACTTTATTTAACATATAAATTTACTGATTATAATTTCTCCACTTATTTTGAAGAATTGATAGTGCTTTAATTCCACGCTTCCAATCGCATTGCCATATTTCATGAAATTTATACCCCTGTGAAATAATAATAGCTTTTCTTTTTTTGGTGTTCTCGTATAATTCTGCAAACGTCTTATTGCATCGTTTATTCATAATATTTGGATTTTCGTTGCATCTATTGCAGCCGTGAAAGTAGCATCCATGAAATTCAATTACCTGATTAATACTAGGAATATATCCATCTGCATGATATCTTGTTCCATTTATACGGTGTTCACCGCCATTTGTAACATATTGAATATCATGATTATTAATTTTATAGTATTCCATTAGTTCCAACTGTCCCTTAGAATAGAATGTCTTAGTACATTTTATGCACCCCCCTCCACCACTTGATTTTCTAAGATGGCAAGCTGGAGTTTGTTCAAACACTCCATGAACTCTGCAAATTATTCGTAGCGGTGTGTTGAATGTTGTATAAATACAATCATTATCATATATATACATATCGCCATGCAGCTCTCTTGCCTTTTCAATAAATGCCTCAGTTGTACTTCTAAGTTTTATTCCTCGAGATATAGCTGCACAATCCGAGCATCCATACATAATATGTGATTGTGCAACTTGTCTACGTATACCATGCTCAGGACATTCATATTCAATATTATTGTGACAACCTGTGTATTCCGTAAGTTCGTAACTATACTTAAATCCATGTTTATTATGACACAATTCTAAATACTCTTCTTGGCTACGCATCAGTTTACTCCGGATAGTTTCTAAAGCACATGCATTACACCCTGTATTAGCTCGTTTACATACATGATTATCTGCTTTTTGAGAAAATTCTCCGTGTGCTGGACAAATAATGGTTATAGTTGATTTTGCATTTATATACTCTTCTTTCAGATTTGGGTATGTATATTTAGAGTTATGTAAGCTATTCGCTAGATTAATGAAATATTCAGGTGTAGACTTTTGTTTTTTTTGCATACTTTTTTTTCCGCATTTAGAACATCCGCTTCCAGATAAATGAGTATCTGGCGTTTGTGTAAATTGACCATGCTCACCACATATAATTATCATTTTTTTCTTACAATCAACATATGTATTTACTAGATACGTGTATCTATCGCCATGTTTTTTTATAGCTTCTTCCTTAAAACGATATGCTCTTTCTTCTAAACTAAGATGTTTAGGCATTTTTAATAGGGTTTGATTTACATACAAGTCAATTTTACAAGCAATCTACCTAGCCAAAAAAAGATTTTATGGATTATGTATAAGATAATTTAACTAGGATTATCATCTCCTGGTTGATTTTGTACAACTGGAACCGTCATTTCATCTATATCTGGGTTATTCTCATTATACATTGTCATTGATATATACTCACATGCATTATGAAAATCATTAATCTGATTTCTAATAAATTCGTCAACTAATTTCTTTATTTTCTTTATATCTTTTGTAAGAGTTGTAATAGTACTAACGAAATATGTTAAATTAGCTCCAGCATATAATATTGTAGTTTTAGTACTCTCATCTTGGGATATATATTGACTAAATTCCTTATTAAATTCTATTTCATAAATATGGGGAAATTCCCAATCTTCGATAGAAAGCCACATATCTAATTGACTAAAATTCTCTTCTATTCTCTCCTTACATTCATGAAGAATTGCGGTTTGCACTTTCGTCAATTTATCATTATATAATGACATTATGAATTTATAATAGAAGTATTATTGGTCAATTTTTATACTATAATCAAGTATCACGTGAACTATTAAACTATACATTAAAATTGATTATTTTTTTAATAAGGTAAGATGTATGGAGGATTCTAATAAGGTTTTACCATTCGGCAAGCATGCGAATAAAACATATGAAGAAATTAGACGCACCGATATTTCATATTGTAATTGGGTATTAAAACAAACTGAGACAAAGGGTCATATGAGAAATCTGCAGGAATGGCTAAAGACAATATCAAAAAAGGTGACATGTGAAGCCTGCAATGGTTCTGGCACAGGCCATCAAATGTAAATATGATAAATACCCCACACTCTTATACTAATTCTGATTTGATTCTAGCAAACTCTTCAATACTCGTCCCCTTTATAAATATTTTTATTATAGAAGCTGTTAAATAATCCTGCCAAGACTTATACGGTTTACTAGCCTTCGTTCTTAATACTGCACATCTTGCATAATGTTCTACCCAGTCACTCTTTTCTTTATGAATGTATTCAAGAGGTCTGTCAATATCTGTCATTTTCTGAAAATTAACATGTGGTCTAGGCGTTCTGTCTTGAAATAAATCCGTGTCTGTTTCACCTATACAATTATGATATTGTCCATACCGGATTTGAAATGTACCTTCCAATTCATTTCTTAGACAGAATATTACAGGCTCGTTCATATCAAGATTACCTATCGTCGAGCCTGGGATAAGTTTACCCTTACCAGATTTTAGTTCTATTTTACCGCTAGCAAGAAGGCTACCATCCTTCCAAAATCTAATAGTTACATCAGGAGATTCACACGTTATAGATAAACTCTTGTAATTTGGATATTTATCTTTTATATTGTTCCATGCTTCTACTGTAGACGCACACGCCAATTTTGAGAACCCACTATCGGTATTCGCTTCGCCATCAGTCCATGTTATTCCCTTCAGTTCTATCTGTTTTGATAATATTATTTGCGCTGTACGCTGACTGAGAAGCATACGTGTAGCTTTCCATACATTGTCTGCCATTGTTAAATAATACAATATCGTAATTATGAATCAATTTTTACCAGTATTTGTTGGACCTTTTTCGCAATTATATAACCAAGCAACGGTGGAACAGCATTACCGATAGGCTTGTACGCCTTGCTTGTCGCCTTCGTCGGTTCTGTAAGTATACACTCAGGTGGAAATGTCTGTATCAGTGCAGCCTCTCTTACTGTCAATCTCCTCTCATCAAGGTCATTCTCATTCTTTCCGCCTGTTACTCTACGGAACTCAATATTTCCATGATGCTCTGCTCTCATAGTTGGGGCGAACTCATCCAGACCTACTTCCTTTTGCCCCTGACCCTTTTCAAGTCTTGCCGCCTTCGAGTATACTTGTTGAGCGGGGTCATTCGAAACAGATGGTTCTTGAAGATGTTTGAAATAATGGCGAATATGACAAGTCCGCTTGTTTTCGCTTATGATATTCCAATCATCTGAAAGACCAGCCTTCTTGTCAATACGAATACCCATAATAATTACACGCCATCGAGTCTGAGGAATACCATATTCTTCACATTTAATCAATTGATATTTCACTTCATAGTCAGCTGCAGTGAAATCCGCAATGATTTGTTTGATTGGTTCTCCAGGCATCGTAAGTAGACCATTCACGTTTTCAGCGACAAACATAATTGGCTTCACCCTCTTAACTAATTCTACAAATGATTGATACAGAGTACCTCTATCAGCGTCAAAACCCTTCCTTTTGCCTGCATGACTGAAATCTTGGCAAGGAAATCCACCGGTTATGACATCGGCGGCAGGAAAGGCATAGTTGTCCTTCAATAAGTCACGTAAATCCTTCAATTGGAAATTACGATTCCACTGATTCAATTCGGATATCCGTTTTGCTTCAGGAAGAATATCATTTTGAAAGACTGTAGTAAACGGAAGGCGTTTAAGATTTACGAATCCTTCAATCGACGGATATTCACCTTCAATGTAATCTTCCTGAACACTGTTTTTATGAACGACAACCTGTTCTGCGAAGCCGATATCCATTCCACCCATTCCTGAGAAGAGAGATAAAACCTTGTATGGTCCAATATCTCTCTTTGAAATTAGTGAAATAATACCAGCCTTATTCATCTTACTGTATCCACGTATCTTCCTCGCCTTGCAAATGGCAATTAGTTCGGGCTTCGTCTTTTTTGTATAATCCATGGTTAGTGTATTTACTCCTACTGTGCAAAATCATATTCATTTTTTCATGCTAGTAAAATTGACGGTTATATCACACTAAGTTTGATACAATATCATGCCTTCTCAAAGTGAATTAATATCTGATAATAGGGAAGAAGTCCTTGCTGATTATAATGCTGCAGTAAAAAGAAATAAACGACGCTTTAACCAAGGGGTTGATACTGCAACTGCCGAATATATATTTCCAAACCAAATTGAAGATGCAAATAGTATCGTAGATAAGTTCTATAAAAACAGCCGTCGTGTTATTAGTATTCAAAAGAAGACTAAAGTTGGGGCAGATGGCCTTATGATTGAAGTAGCAAAGCTTCTAACTACTCACATAGACGACAAGTTTGTAGTTGATCCTGCAAATGTAAGAATTATTACTGGTATGAGTAATGCTGGATGGGAGAAGGATATGATTGATAAAGCGCCGACTATCTTTAAGGATAAAATCTTTCATCATGGAAAACTATCAAGGGCAGATCTTCTTGATATTAGCAATGGTCTGATTATTATTGATGAGATTGATACTGGTGATAAAGAGTATCAAGTTCTTCATAATACTCTGAAAGAAGCAGGTGTATTGGATGTAAAGCATATGGAAGAACATAACAACCGATTTGTCTTTATTAGCGCTACAATGATTAAGGAACTCTATGACCTTTACAGATGGGGAGAACTACATGAACTCTATAAAATGACCATTCCTTCTTCATACATTGGGCATAAGGACTTTAAGGATAAGGGTATCGTACAAGATTTCTATGCCTTAAATTCTAAAGAGGAGTCTGAAAGATGGGTACAAGAAGATATCATTGATAATTATGGGACCGATTACAGGGTGCATCTTGTTCGTGTAACAGAAAAGACCCTTCCATTTGTTCAAAATGCATGTATAAGTAAGTATGTTAAATTTAGAAATCATACTTCAAGCGATCGCCTTTCAGAAGATGAAATCAAGGAGTTCTTCAAAGAGCCGCTATCTGAGCATATTGTTCTTGGTGTAAAAGGGTTCTTTCGCAGGGCAAATCTTATTCCGAATCGATGGAAACTCCGTATTGGTGCAACACATGAACTTTATACGAAAACAGTAGATAATAACGTCCAAATTCAAGGTCTAACTGGGCGTATGACTGGATACTGGCGTGAAGATATTGAACGAGGTCATAAGACTGGTCCCCATAGAACTTCAAAAAAGGCAATTGATGATTATGAAGAAACATATAGTAATCCCTTTGGATCTAACTCCTATCAGACTTCAGGATTCAAGAAGAATAGAGGTAAGGTATCGGCGGATCCAACGATGCTTTCATCAAAGAATATTCCTAATTTGGAAGCGGTAGATTTACCTGCAGTAGAAGGTATTACTGTATCACATTTAGAGGAATTCTCTAGCATGGATGCACTTAATAAACGGTGGAAGGTTATTAATCCTAACGTATCATCTGTTTTACGAGAGCCTCGTAAAGAAAATGGAAGGTATAAATGTTCTATTGGAGAAACAAGCAAAGAATACAATATCGCAGCAATTCGTGAGAAGGTTGGTGGAACAAGTATGGCGTATTGGGGTGAAGGTTCTACGAGTGCAAAGGAGGGTGATATTATACATCGTGTCTATGTAGGATATAATGATAATAACATCCCTGTATTTGCTCTACGATGGGCGATTAAAGGTAGATTGTGATATATACCGTGAAGTGCTTAAATCAGTTATCTAGCATGAACTAGTAAAATTGACATAATAATATATTATCACATATTATAATGTCATCACAAGCAACTACTCGCAGACACTTCAAGCTCAAAAAGAGTCCAGCAGAAATGATTCAAACTCCCCTGACAAATCTAATGAAACCTATTCTGAAATGGGTCGGCGGTAAAACGCAAATCATAGATGATGTTCTCAGCTTCTTTCCCAAAACCATCAATAACTACCACGAACCCTTTCTCGGAGGTGGAAGCGTTCTTCTTGCACTGCTATCCCAAATTCGGGACGGAAAGGCTACCGTCACAGGAACCATATATGCAAGCGACTTGAATCCCTACTTGATTGCACTCTATACGAATATTCAGTCGAATGTGGACAATCTCATTCTAGAAGCAAAGGCCCTCATTGAAGAATACGAGAAAATAACCGGCACAGAAGTCAAACGTAAGCCAGTCAATGAGGAAGAAGCTAGAGGGTCTCAGGAATCATTCTATTACTGGATTCGGTCCAAATTCAATGCATTCGGATTCGAAGAAAAGAAGTCCGCTCGTGGTTCTGCAATGTTCCTCTTCATTAACAAGACATGCTTTCGTGGAGTCTACAGAGAGGGTCCAACAGGCATTAATGTCCCCTTCGGCCACTACAAGAATCCTGGAATCATGGATGAGGACCATGTGCGAGCTGTATCGGCCCTAATTCGTAACGTAGTCTTCACATGTCAGCCATTTGTGGCGTCAGTAGCCAAGGCTACTGTAGCGAATGCTACAGCTGGTGATTTCGTCTACTTGGACCCACCCTATGCACCCAAGGATGTAAATTCATTCGTCGCATACACTAAAGAGGGCTTCGATATTGATGAACACAAGTCACTCTTCAAGGAAATCCATGCACTTTCTGCAAAGGGTATAAAGCTGGTGATGAGTAACGCCGAAGTTAAACTGGTCACCGATGCCTTTCCAGAACCCACATATAAAACAAAAATCATATCGTGTAGGCGTGCAATCAATTCGAAAGACCCCGCTGATAAGACGAATGAGGTTCTCATTATCAATTGAAACGATAAATATAGTGGCCATCGAGAGTAATACTGTCCATCCTGTTCATATCGGTAAACTTGTATTTCCAGATATGTATAGCGCCTTTCAAGTCGTGAATGAAGATACATACGACCTCTTTTTTCCCATTCGCTGCACGCATTGTCTCCCTGTAAGGAAAGTAGAGCTGACGGATATTGAAGGAATCAATCTGACTAGTCGAACTCTTTCCTTCGCAGATTAAGATTTTATTCTTAGATTCGAAACATGAGTCAGTCTCGTATTGAACTCCGCTGATGTCAAGCTCCTTGCCTCCGTGAGTAAATTTCGTAGAGATACGGTGACGCCCACCAAGAAGTGACCCGTGTGTAATTGACTCACCGAGAATCTCAGGCCTCTCGAATACGCCCGCATATCTGAGATTGTCAATGAGTGACATCTCACTTCCACCCAGTGACAGAAGACATGACGACGTATCCCGATTAATTTGAGTCGGATTCGCTTGTTGCTCATATGACAGTGGCATGTATACGGTTGTCTTTGTCATAAGATAGGTACCATTCTTGATTGGAAGACTGTACAGTAAATTCCTCTTGAAGAACGCTGGACGGGAATTTGCAGATGTTTGATAGCACAGAAGTCTCGGTTCAAACTGGTCTGCAGGACCAGACCACGATTTACCGCAGTCCTTAATTTCTTTAGCGGTAATTGTGAATTCAGTCTCGCCGGTGTGTCCGAGCTTTGCACAAATATGGTCCCAGGGGTCTGACATTTTACTTATAATATGGGCTAAGCTGAAATTCAATTTTTTCATACTTAAATTAACTTGTGCTTTTTCGCTAGGAACTTGGAATAAATCTTCATTGCAGCTCTCATTCCATCAGTCTGCTTAGCGTGATATTTCGCCCTGTGATACATTGATTGAGCAGACCGCCGTTGTTCCCCCACAGGCTTCTTTTTCAAGTATCGTAGAGTCTGTCTGGCCTTGGCCGCTGTTCCGTAGTGAAGATGGGATTTTTTCCGTGTGCTATTAAATAACATATCTATTATGGGGGTATATTATCGCTAATTGGCGAACCGCCAAGTACTAAATTTAAGAACTTCACGGTACAGAAGTCTAAAGATTTTTGACAAATATAAGACAGAAATGCCTAGCCCCACTCCTAAACTCAAGCTACCAGTTCATGGTCAAGGCGTATTTTTGTTTAGTTCAGATGTAAGTGAAGCGAGTTTCAGCGTAGTCGGTGGTAATAATAAATTGCACGTCACATTCACAGAAGATAAGGTGCAGGTCATAAGCTTTCCTAGTGGAGAGCCGCTCATAGATGTAGATAATCGCATTGGTCTTATAAATGCACCAGGTGCATATTACTGGTTCAGCATTGATTCACAGAATCAGAATCTATGTGCAGGTGTCGGCGAGGCCCGTCTTGAAACGCTTACTTATAAATATCTATTTGAAGAGAATGTGGGTGATAAGGCATTCCTCGAGAGTCTAACAAATATTGTTATTCACAAGAATAGTGTGAACTCTATTAAGATTCTTAATGACCCAATTACATCTGGTGTACCCTTGCTGGTAATGGATACTGCCAATCTGACTATGGACGATGTTGCCAAAGGGTCCGTGATGCCCGTAGCGAATCTTCCAGCGACGAGTCAGAAGCTCTACAACTGTATTGCCGGTCCTAAATTCACACTCAATACGCCGGGATTTCCAGAGTTCTATGAGGCGATTGAATATAGCTTGGCGACACCTGGCCTCTGGTGCTACGAGACCATCAAGAAGAAGGCGACGGAGTTCAATAAGGATAAGCCGAATGAGGCCGAGACGTATTTACGAATCACTCTCGGCCAGAACAATGGAGAGTCGCCTGGCATTCCATACGTCATGGAAATCTGGCCAGCGGGCCACTTTTCCCCAATTCATTCGCATGCAGGCGCTGAGGCTGTTATTCGTGTCTTAGAGGGTGGGATTAATGTTACACTATATCCCTTTTTGTCTGCGCAAGCTCCATCATTTGCTACTGGACACTTCGTCAAGAATGATGTCATGTGGATTAGCCCGACCTTGAATCAAATCCATCAGCTCAGGAATACTGGCCGCAACACATGTGTTACTATCCAGTGCTACATGTATGATAGTAGTGATAATAAACACTATGATTACTTTGATTATCTAGACGCTGATGGAGTGGTGCAGCAGTATACTCCAGATTCTGATATGGAGTTTATTGACTTCAAGGAGTTGATGTTGGAGGAGTGGGTGACTAAGCCGAGATGCTGGTGAAAAATTGAATTTGGTCGCTAACCATACCATGATTACCCAATCATGAACATCTTTATTCTCAGCATCAACCCTAAAGAGGCCGCCGAAGCGCACGGAGACAAGCACGTCGTCAAGATGATTCTTGAGGCGTGTCAGATGCTCTATACTGCTCATTGGCTCGCTGTCCATCCAGAACTTATGAAAGAACGCTCTGCAATCAAGATTGCAGCAGCCCACAAGGTCCTCTCTGTCCCCTCCCACATGCTCACGGCGCCCAAGCGCAAGTCAGCAGACGAGTCCGGATTCCGCCCTGTCCATCTCCACCACCCCTGTACTATCTGGGTTCGTGAATGTCTCGGCAATTACATGTGGACCGTTGAACTCGCCTTAGCTCTTGCAGCCGAATATGAATTCCGTTGGCCTGGTCGCACTCACTCCTGTAAGGCCCACGCTCAATGGCTGAAGGCGAATATTCCTCCTGGAATGAATTTAACAGAACGCAATGGATTCGCTGTTGCTATGGATGATGAATACCGTGTTATTAATGACCCGGTTGCATCATACATTAAATACTACAAGGGGTCAAAAAATGACCGCAATCTCACAGTCTATACTCGGCGCCAGTCACCGGCGTTTCTTCTGTGATTTCTTTCTATATTTTCGTCTTTTTGTAAAAAAAATTGAAATACCTCCAATAATAATTTCAGGTACACTAATTAAAATGCTAAAGGTCGGTAAAGAATATACAGTGAAATTCCCCTTCGGTTCTAAGAAGAAGATGGTTCTAACCTGTATTCATGATACTCAGTTACCGACTGAAGTGAAGTATACCTTTCTGGAGGGAAGCACGAAACTCATGTTCACGCATAGTGCATGCAAAAAGATGATTATTAGTGATAATACTCCTGACATGAAATGGGATATGTGGAGAAAACAGTATGTAAATAATATCAATAATGTTAATAATATGAATAATATGAATAATATTTCTAGGATAATAAATGTTCACGAATATATTAATAATCTAAATCTTCCTCTTCCTCCTATAAGGTCCACTCCAGTCAGAGGTGCAGGATGGGATTATTAGTTAAAAAAATGAAACATTTTCTATTCATACAGTAAAAGAAATGCCGTCTATAGTCTATGCTGGTGTGAAATATACACAAATAAGACATGCTATACAATGTAAGAAATGTTTGGAAACAATAGAAAGCAAATATATTCATGATTTCAAATATTGTCCATGTGGGGCAGTTGGAATAGATGGAGGAATATCTGATGGAAATCGTATTTTAGGAAATCTGTCAGATATAGAGGATAGAAGTATGTATTGTGCAACTGTTGGTAAAAAGAAAATATGGTTACCAGAATTTGCAATTAAAGATAATTTTTAGACTAATGTAGGCCATCGTGCCCAATAAATCTCACAGAGGATTTCAACATCTCTTTTTGAATTGTGAATCCCCTCAGGTTTTCGTCCAAAGGTCGCAAAATATAGTTCAGACAAGCTGGGTGACTTATAAGGGCGGTTCGTCGTTGGAAACTTGCTCGGCAGCATGAGTTCAGGCTCAGCCCGATTCATCGTGCAGATATCCCAAGCAGGCCAAATCAGCCAAGGATTCAGGTCAAGTCGCCATCTGTATGCATTGAATAGGACGTTTTTATCGAATTCTAGATTGTGTCCTACAACCGCCTCAGACTTCTCGATATCAACTTTCAGTTCCATCAATACCTCCCTTAGGTTAGAGCCTTCTTCAAAGGCCCTCTTCTCAGTGATTCCATGAATATTAATTGAACTCTGGGGAATTCCCCAGCCGTCTGGCTTGATTACAGAATATCTGGATTTTACGAGCCGGTCATTCTCATAGAGTGACCAGGCAACTGATACAATGTCTGGCCAGTTATCGGAGCCGGATAATGCATTAAGCTTGCGATGTACAGGAAGACCAGTCGTCTCAGTATCAATAAATATGAGGTAGGGCATATAATTATATACGTCACTAAGTTTGTTTCAATTTTTATTAAAAGTTTGCAGGGCCAATCTTAACACCTGGGTCAGATGCAGAAAGTTTGGTCATTAACTCTGTCCCCAGATTCATATTTGACGTCGCCGTTTGCACAACTGATTTCACATCATCAAAGGAGTCAGGAATGAGTGGATACATGAATCCCGTCGTTGCAGCTCCAAGAATGAAATCTCGGCTCAAATGTTTCATATTGAACTCTTCCTTGTTATATAAGACTGCTAAAGCGCTCAATCCCGCCACAAGTAATCCACCAGCGATTGCCCATACAAATAATTCAAGAGGTGTCATCCTTAACTTCTGTGCGCTTATGCGAGAAAAAAAGCGCATGCTTAACGCACATGCTTAACGCACATTAAAGAGACTCATAATCATCCGCCGAAAGTGCAACTGCTGGGCTATTCGCCGATAGGTCTAAATCTTCAATGTCGTTAAAATCTAACTCTTCGGACTCTCCTAGAATTTTTAGGTCACCGTCTCCTTCATCAATCATCGGCCTCAATTCTGCATGCCCACTGTCCCCAAACACCGAATCAACCCCCGTAAATCCAACGGACCGCTCCGTATCCACAAACAGCGTATTCGAATTGATATCAAGTTTAGGGATTTCCTCGATAGTTGCCTTTACCGATTCAAGGGGTTCAATAGGCTTAGGCGTCTCAACTGTCTCAGGCGCCTCAACTGTCTCAGGTGCCTTTGAAATAATAGGTGTTTCAGGACTTACATCCTCCTCATCAATCTCAACCTTCTTATTTGTATCCTTCTCTGCTACATCAGAAAGACCCTGATTTGTTATTTGAATACCATCATCTTCATCCTCTTGAAGACTATCCCGTAGAATCGATTTGACCGGAAGTAGATTACGAATGGCCTGAAGAATTCCCTCCTCCAAAAACCGATTGACATCAGTCATATTCTTTTGCTTATCAAGAGATGATACAGAGTCATTGAACAAGTATATATTAGACCATAACAGACGGCTACATTCGGACATGGCCCTATGCATGAAATGGTCCGGCTTGGGAACGGTAATCTGGATGCGCCGCCGGGGCTTTGTGTGTAAACGAATCGCCGATAAAATCTTCGTATGAGCGATGAAGACCGCAGTAATAAGGTCCTCGATATAATCACAGTGTACAGACTCCAATAGGATACCAGTCTCACGCTGGACTTTATCAATATTCCATTCGGGAATCTGACTCAAGGAATCTTGAAAGTCACTGAGTGCAGATTTCGCCTTAGATGTCACACTTGGTGCAGTCTTCGACTCATTATAGCGGTCTAGGAAGAAACGAAGTAGAACTGGTTGAAAATTAAAGACCAGCTGTTTCGTGTATTCCGATTTCGCTTCACTGTAAACGGCGGCACTTGTATCCTGACCTTCCATTTATGCTAAATGTCTGCATCAGAAAAGATTCTGAAAATAAACGCTTATTACGGTCTAACTGAAATCATCCACGCACTCAGAATCCACGGACTTGTGCCGATTGTAGACCGTTTCATAACCTCTCTTTCTAGCGGATGTCCCTTAGCAATTTGAATCATCGTATTATACGGGTCAGCTCCCTTCAGTCGTACAGCACGTAATTCGTCTAAAGTCTTGGGTGTTTCAATCATAGGTGCCTTAGCATCAGTAAACTGCCCCCAAGTTCTCGCAATTAATAGTTGGCGCCACGTGGGCTGAGGCGGAGCTAATAGCCGTTTCAGTATACATCTCGATTGTATAGGCTCGGCCATGCACTCTAGACGCCGCACTTCTAGAGCGCATGTCACATTGACTGAGGCAGTCTCTAGGATGCGGCGTAAGAATGCCTGAGCGTCGAGTGTAATATCGTCTGCTCCCTCTAGCCAAATCCACGTCGGCTCTCTCGTTCTCACAATACCGTGCAGAAGTTCACGGCCCTGTCTTAGCGCTCTGTCATCTCGGCAATTCCATCTGAATAGCGTGTGACCTGCAGCTGCTGCAGCCTGGCGAATCCATCGGGATTTTCCAGCACCTGGTGGGCCAACAATAAGATAACTTATACCCCGTTTCTTGCTTGGTGCTGCAGACATTATTTGAATTTACTTAGGATGCTTTAGATGCAATTTATAAGCAATTTACCGTGTAAAATTGAATAATTATTTGTCGTAATATTCTACAATGGCAATGGCGAATATCAGACTACAACGGGAAATTGCGAGTTTGCCTAAAAATATATGTCAATATTACTCTCTCCATGTAGACCCAAATAATATATTGAATTGGTCAGCAAATATTCATTGCTTACCAATTAAAGGTATAAGAAAGGCGTATAATATTGAAGTTGAAATAACGTGTCCGCAGACATATCCGTTTCATCCACCAGTTATAAAGTTTCTCAAGAAGGTTGATCATCCATGTGTTGATAAGAATACTGGACAATTGAAAATTCCACACGATAGCTGGACACCGACATTCACAATAGGCTCGATTATGCATTTAATTGTTAGTTTACTGACGGACAATAAGGAAACGTATTAACGCCGATGTCTTGTATCCTTTCTCTTTTTTGTTTTATTTTTACGTGTTTTACGTCCACCCCTAAATCCAAATAGTAGTCCCTTCTTTTTAGCGCCTGCGGCAATTAAAGCTTTCTTAATCTCTGTGTGTCCATTTCCACTATCATATTTACTAGCATACGTAAGTGCAGTATCACCACCCCATTCTACAGCATTCACATTTGCACCTGCAGCAATTAAAGCTTTCACAATCTCAAGATGTCCAAATCTACTAGCAGACATAAGTGCAGTCTCACCCTCATTATTTGCAGCATTCACATTTGCACCTGCGGCAATTAAAGCTTTTACACTCTCAAGATTTCCATAATTACTAATAGCAACTTTTAGTGCAGTATCACCACCCCATTTTACAGCATTCACATTTGCACCTGCAGCAATTAAAGCTTTTACAATCTCAAGTCGTGTATATCTACTAGCAATCATAAGTGGAGTATCACCATAATCACGTATAGCTCTACTAGCAAGCATAAGTGCAGTCTCACCCTCATTATTTCTAGCATTCACATTTGCACCTGCAGCAATTAAAGCTTTTACAATCTCAAGATGTCCATAACTAGCAAGCATAAGTGCAGTCTGACCATCTCGATTTACAGCATTCACATTTGCACCTGCAGCAATTAAAGCTTTTACAATATCAAGTTGTCCATAAGAACTAGAACGTATAAGTGCAGTCGTAGTGCTCCCATTAGCAAGACTTATAATAGAATTTACGTCTATTCCACTAGTTTGTATAATCCGTAAAGCTTCTTCTGTATTACCTTTTTCTATTGCTTCTAAAAGTCGCTGTTTCCTTTGCGGCTCATGAGTAAGAGGTTTTAAAAATGTATTTTTAACTGATCCAAGTACTCCTGGTCGTTTAAATGTAGTGGCTGCTTGACTAGAATTCCCTAATAACGCATATCGGTTATTTGCCGTAGATCGGTTATTTGCCGTAGTTCTTAATGTTAATCCTGCTGAAGTTGGCTTTATCGTAGGAGATAATCCACTTGGTGAATTAGCTCCTTCATAATTTTTACCTAATAACGGCTCATTGCTCATTTCTAATAATTAGTCAGAAATTATCTTCGGTGTCTTGTATTCTTTCTCTTTTTTGCTTTGTTTTTACGTGTTCTACCTCCACCATTTGCTGGTTCTGCCTTACGTTCCAATATGGCCTTGTCCTTTAATTTTCCTACACGGGCCAATTCTGCTGTAAGCTTTTCTTCTACACCTATTAATAATCCTACCATATCAATCTCCCCATTCATATACTTTATCGCATCTTTCTCAGAAGTTATCAGTAAAGGCGTACCATATTGTGCCAGTGACGATGAATTTATACGGCCAAATGAAGGATATATTTTACCATCATCCTCATCTTTTCTCAACCAGAAAACTCGTCCTGCTTCCGTTGCCATTCTAATCTATATAAATATTTGTCGGAGACATCTAAGAATTTCTCAACTGTTCAAGCATCATCGAATCACGAATCGCATTCTTACGCAATGATTGATTCAAGGGATTATTCTCAACTGCATCCACCACAGCCGGCATATTACGCTCCATACTGACATCCAGTTTCAGAGGGAGTCTGTATTGCACACGTCCAAGGTCGGCCGTTCCAGGTGTGAGTCCAGTCACACGATTCACAGCCATAGACCGGTCATTCACATCATCCACAGTCAAACGTTTCGCCGTCTGATTTATATCACCCTTGAACACGGCCAAGTTACCATTGCCAGCCATCGGCTTTCTGAGAACCGCAACCGTACTCTTAGACTCATTCTTCCGCATATTAAATGCCGACTCGTGACTCGTAAAACTCTTATTCACTGAAATGGCCGGTCCAGCGATACGGGAATCTGACGAGAGCTGCGACTTCTGCGTAGGCTTGGCAATATCATTCGGGTCATACACCTTGAGACGCTCTGGACCCGCACCAGGACCAGAAATACCACGATAATCCCAATCAATCGTCGTCTCCTTGATTGTGGTCCTGGCCACATCACTCGGGTCCCATGTCGTAATTGCAGGAGCACCCGCAGCATATCCAACCGCCGTACCAGACTGCCGAATATTACCTACAGTCTCACCACGCCGTGTAGGTCTGGCGTCATCATTGTAATGGACGGCAACCTGGCCCGAATCAGCAGGCACTAAGTTGAGACCCACCGTGCGGTCCTGTGTCGCCGAACGCTCATTTGGCCGCACCTCATACGATGCTGCACCATAGTCATCCCGAGGACCTGCGCCATATGAACTCGAGTCATTGTTACGGTATCCTGCACCCCCAAACTGCTGGCCCATTGGTGTGCGGTAATCTCCAGCGACATAGGATTTGAAGGCCTCCTGAGATGCCGGTGTACCAATGAATTCCTCCGATGTGTCCGTGCGTGTCGTGTATTTCATGACCTGCATTGGACGAACAGTCTCCTTGAGAACTTCCGAACTCGCAATACCGTTGCGCTCACCAGTCTCATTCAAGAAGAAAGTATCTGGTCTATACTTGCGAACCTCTCCACTATCAAGAGCGGCAGCAGTAACGAAATGAGCGCCCGGTATGACTTGATTATTATAAGAAAGCTTGGGTTTGTCTGCAACACGTAATTTATCCGTCGTCGGCATGGCACGTTTCATGATTTCATCGACCTCAAACTGCTGAAACCCACCCTTGCCAGTTATACCGCCCTTTTCATTAAGAGCTGAACCAACCCGTGTAGGTTCAAACGGTAATTCATTATTGCGACGGGAAGGGTCAACAATACGACTCTTTATAAAATCCGCATTCGGCTCATTTCCAAATGGCTGACCAAAAGGAACACTGTGATTAAACATTGGTGCCTGCTCCTGTTTCTGTAGCTGCGTGGTTCCAGCACCCGTATATGTATCAAGACGACTCGTGTTTGCCGAGGCTGTCATATTCTGTTTGACACTTCCTCCAAAGAAGGGCTGCATGTTGCTGTGTTTGAATTCATCGGCAGGGATTGATTGACCACTGAGATTACTGACAACTGAGCCGCCCTTAATCCACGCAGAAGAAGCCTCAACACCACTACTGGTCATTGCAATCTGAGGTGTTGCGGCCTCAATGGGTTCTGGCAGCGGCCCTCTACCCCCGTTCGTTGGACCTCTTAGAGGTGGAAGAGAGGTCGCATAGGCAATGGGGCCTCCATATTCAGGTCCGCCATTCGGTTCAGACGGATATGTATGGCCGCCGGGGGTCTTGTACATCATATCGAGTTCGGTTGCAGAAAGTGCCGTGTTTGATGCCGCCCGATTTGCATCACTTCCAAGTGTCGACGATTTACGGGTCGCCGCCCGCTCAAGAATTGTATGCATTTGAGCCTTCAATGATTGCCGGCCCTCTACAGAACCAGTTGATGCAAGATAGTTAAGACGTGAGTTAATATCATTCACTTTGGATGCCTCTTCCTTCGTTAGATACTGCTGAATTCCCATTGTATAATATTCACTCGGCACAGGCATGGCTGGGTCGGAAGGTGGTGTTTTCTGAGGTAAGATTCCAAGGCCAAGCGTGTGAAACCCCTCCTTCTTTTTATTGGGTGTCGCAAGCTGTGATACGGCATAGCCTATGGCTATTAATCCTGAGAGGGCTGCTATTTCCATACTACCGTTATCTACAAATTATAATATTCTTTATTACTTTATTTAATTGCATGATGCAGTTAAATTATGTATTGAATTAAAGGGCGCTCTAAGACTTATGAACAGCCTGAGTAATTTTCTGGTAGCAAGACTGCTTCGTCCACTGGTCTTTTGATTGTGTGCGTGAAGGAATAAAAAAGTCAAACGGTGTCTCGAAATTCTCCTGAGGATTATGAGGTAAATCCTCCCAGCGATTCCATCCTGTAGCTCTCAATGTGCAAGGGGGGTTGCTAAGACGCTGGAATGTGAGACCCATAGATAAATCACTGGCATTCTCAAGAGGGACTTGATTGATTTTATTCGTATCAGGATTATATTGTACATGATTATTCTTAACTCGGGTGCCGAGACGGTTTATGTTTTTCAAATCCGATTCGACATCTGTTCTCCATTGACCCTGTGGCCAGGAAGCTCCAGAATATTGCATTCTTATTGTCGCCTCTGCCGGGAAACTTGACGGACAATTGTGTTCTGGCTTCTCAAGATAGTAGCGTGCCGAATATGATGTTATGCGCATATCATCCTCTTGGTGAAAATTGTCATTTCTAGGTCTAGTCGAACTCATACTCTAAAAGCGTCTAGTATTTTTCTTGGACTTCTTTGTTTTACGGGTTTTTCTTCTAAGTCCACCTTTTGGTGTCCATCGCTCCCTCATTCCATCAGTGACTTTATCAGCCAATCGTCCAAGCCTGTAGTCACCATCTTGTTTATCGAGATTACACAAATGAACTATCTTTTCAATAATTTCAGACCTATATTTTTCATTTGCAGCCTTTGGGATTGATATACGAGGCATGTATCGGTCTAATGTTTTATTAATCGACTGCTCGATAGTATAGCCATCTTTTGATTTATTGCATAAATTTAAATTGCGTACTTCAAGTGCAGCAAATGCTTCTAAGTCGCCTATTTTTCTAAAAAAATTAGATGCTGGATTTACTGTTGAAATATTCATCTAATCGTGCCACATATTTTCCCTTATCATCTCAATTTGCTCATTTCTGTCCATATCCTCACCCCAACGAAAGTACTCATCGAGTTCTGCATCAAGCTCTGCATGTGTTCTTCGCTCCTTTTTCCAAACACGATCGGACTCACCTGGGATAAACCCTTCTGGCTCAACACCCGATGGCAGATGATACACCTCGTCTTTATCAACAAGGACATAACCATCTGGCGACAGCTCACCAATTGTGTAGTCTGGATTGTGTCCTTTAGACATTCGGGGACGAAATGAGACTCGTGTGTAATGAAGACTTACATGATAATTGTCTGATTGTCCGATTGAAATCTGATTATTGTCATCATATTTAATAGGTCCGCTGTATGTATGGTCAATAACGTAATGCGTATCACACATTAATCTCCAAACACCTAAGTCATATGCATCCTTTTCTTCATTGTCCTTGAACTCCACAAGAATGCCTGAACCTTGCAGACGGTGAATCCAAAGTGTAATTGTCATATTGTACTGGCTTACCTGGCAATACAATAATTCAATTTTTACGAGTGATGTTTATAAGCGTTCTAGCTGGTCATTTAGATGTCCATCTAGATTCCCACGTGTATTTTCTAGATACTCTTTTAACAGAGATTTTAACAGTAGGAATGTTAGAATGTAACATACAAGTATTTTACAAATATCATACTGTATAGTATTTGTGACGTCTATAACGGGCTGAGACATAATATGGTCAATGGAGACTTCGGTAAGTTCCTCAGTAAGTTCCTCAGTAAGTGATTCACATACCACAGGCTCATCAATAGGCTCTGCTACAGGCTCTGTAACTGGCTCTGCTACAGGCTCAACAACTGGCTCAACAACAGGCTCAACAACTGGCTCAACAACTGGCTCTGCAACCGGCTCTGTAATCGGCTCAGCTACAGGTTGAACAACCGGCTCTGCAACCGGCTCTGCAACCGGTTCAGGAACAACAGCTTTAGTGACTTTTACAATCTCATACAATTCTACAGTATTATTCGGTGCTATACATAAACACTTAGATATACGATTTAACAAAGCAAATTTTACCATGCGTCTAAATGTCTACAAATAAGTATCAATTTTTATTGTACCGCCAACTACCGAATTCCCAGAAGCGAAGCTTCTGGGTGACCAAGAACTCTTAATGTCAAGACTCGCTTTGCGAGTCTTCAGCGCAGCATATATTAAGTATTATAATTCGCTACTTGGTTCAGCGCAGCAAACCCTTAGGGAGTGCTTAAATTAAGCACTCCACGGTACCGCTATTTTTGACTCCTCCCTTTTTAGAGGTTCCCCCTTCGTGTTTTTATCTGTTGAACGCATTAATATTTCTCAGGGCGCCCACACTGCTGAACTCTCATGGGAATAGGTGCAAATGTAGGTGCATATGACCACATCTGAATAGCAGGTAAATGTCTAGGGCGTACATCTATAGTGACATTTGTCTTGACGTTCTTTCTTGTTATTGTCGTTTGCTTTGCAGGAGGAGGTTGATACTCTCTTGCAGAGCAGGCTGTAAGGGGTATATTCAGACGGCGTAAATCAGATTCTACGTCAACCATGTTGCCGGTTGGAAGACTCACCGCATTCCCACCTATAATTCCTAGCATGTGCCGGGCTGGTTTTTTGTGTACATAGTTGAAGACATTTTCATTGTAAGATTGGGGATTCTCTTTATTTTCAAAGGGATGTCTCAAGATGTGGAAGGGGTCATCCATTTCTACCGTGAAGTATTTAAATTAATTGCATTACAATTAATTTGAATATTTAATCATCTATCAGGGGTTTTGTGCAGAATTCTAAAAAATGCTAAAGCTATCGGGTTTTTGTGCAGAATTCTAAAAAGTGCTAAAGTGCACTTAGCAGTTCACATCACGCATATACGCTCTGCTAGGGATACCTCCACGAATCCACCCAGCCGCAGCAGATTCCGTGACTAAATTCTTGGGGTTCTGGATATTATCTGCAAGTGACTTTACGAGTGGTGTCCACTGACCCTCGAATTGCTTCTCAGTCACTGTACCACACTCCTTCATCTGCTTAACCTGCTCACTGTGTAACAACATGCTCTCAACGTCCGGGTTACCACGGCCACCACCCATAAAAGGGACAGTCAAGAAGGGGCGTGCCTGTGCACGAATCTGGCATCGGTTGCTCTTAAATGACGCCTCATTGCGCATCATTGAGTCAGAATCAATACTCGCATTGTTCAAGCCATAGCCCTCCCGAGGATACATGAGCTGCTGCTCGGATGCAAGTGGGTTGACCTGTTTAGCGTCGGGGACAAGATTCATCGTCGTATACTTACCCGGCCCAAGCGACTGTGTATAATACTGTTGAATTCCACATAAGTCGTCTCTTGTCTTCGTTAGACGATTGAGCTCCATCTGATGACTTTCAGGAAAAAAAGGGGGCAGCAAACTAGAATGAAACAAGCCCAGAAACTGTGTAGATGTATAAAGGGGGTAAGAAAGACTGTCAAGGCTAGAGGCACAAAAGGCAAGGAGCAAGCAGCTATTGCCATATGTGTTAAATCAGTTCTTCAATCTCGTGGGCGAACTCTTAAGAAATTCAAATGCCGGGGTAAACAAATGCTCAAAACACAGGCAATGGTTTAACTCATAGATAACCACGGGACAAGTGCGCCATCAGTTCCTCCCACACATGCATCTCGGCCACCCTCCTTGCATGTCTTTCCAGGAATCTTATATAGCCAATTCTGATATGACTCTCTGTCACTTGGTATTGTCGTAGAGGGCATTGTTACAAACGACCGTTGACTCTGAGACTTGCCAAAGACATCTGTCGGGTCTGAGAACCAATTGACTCTGAAGTAATCGTCAAGGGTCGATTTCACGACGGGGTCATCTATAGATTTCGCCTCACCTCTGTTCGGGTTGTACTTGACCTCATCAACGAGTACATTCATGAACGGATTTCTAGGACTCGGTAAAGTCACAAGTTCTCCATCATCGTATGAATCGTCAACTCCATCGACCGGAGGTGTCTTCCAGGCGTTTGAAGCAGGTTCATCGAGCGTTATACGGGCCACGAATTGTTCCTGAATATACGATGCCTTTACCATATCGATAATATCAGGCATTGTCACAATAAGACCAATAAGCAGCGAATATATCAGTGTAACTCTCAGGTCATTATTGAAGAACGATATTACGATTGTTAAAAGGAGAATTAGAAGAAATGTCCTAGTTAATGCATTCACACGCTCAGTAAAACACGGTGGACGACCTGTATTACGTCGTTTCCACTGTGCTAGCCATGAATCCCATATAAGAACACTTGGGTCTTCCCACCAAGCTGGTGTACATAATGGGACTTTGACCATCTCTCTACTACTACTATTTCTTACCTTTCTTCTTATTTGAATTAACAGAAATAGATGCAAATTCGACTTCTAAGTCAGCATCACTCATAGGTACAGAAGCTGCTGAAGCTACAGGAGCGACAACCGTCGGTGTAACGAGAGTATTCGCATTTCTACTTGCCTCCTTCTGCGCCTGCTTCTGTCGGAGACGATTTCTCACAATCGCCAACCTTGCAGATTGCTCCTGTCCGGCAGCCTTTGCAGATTCTGGGTCCTCGAAACTAAACGCCTTTCTCATAGACTCCATCATCTCAACGAATGCTGGATTCTCTGAAAATTCCTTCATCATCTCCTCGGCCTCCGCCGCAAGCTCCTCCGGTCTGAATTCGCCACGCTGAAACTTATCCTGGAGCTTCTTGACAATCTTCTTCATTGCATTTTGAATCGAGTTGGGATTTCTCATGGCCATTTGCATAATCACTTCAAATGCCTTGCTCGGGTCTTGTTCACAAAGTCTGACTGTTTCGGGATCAAGTCCAAAGTCCTCCGGCTTGATTTCCCGAACAATGTCTTCGGCGAGTTTCGCAAGTCTCCCATTCTTGAACTTCTCAGGAAATGGTGGGAGACGATTTCCTCCGGAACCAAAGAGTTCCTGAAATCTGGAACTGAAAGAATTAAAATCCGCCCGATCCATCTTTGACCGCCATTCATCCATGAACTTATCTGCAAACTTTCTAAAAGTATCTTCATTGAACTCGGGACTACTTCCATCCTTCATCACAAATGAAAAAGTCATGATGCTGAGAAACTGGTTAATCGCCTTCTTAGTTCCATCACTGGCTGAATTCCATGTTGTCTCATTTATGAAAACGCCGGGGAGAACCATTCCTGGAAATGTCGCCGGGTCTCGTTTCGGATTACCAGCCGTCGGTAAAACGAGCTGCTTGTAAAGCATGACACGCATATCGGGGGTCATTTCTAGCGACGCCTTGATGACGTCTGATAGTTCGGGGAACACATCTAGGAGTGCTGCCGCAAACTCGTTGTATTTAGCCTGGAAGATTGCATCTAATGGGGCACTCATCTAGACAGTATGAATAGTGGTTTATTTCTTAGCTTTACGTGGTGTTTTTGTGTTGCGACCCTTTCTGGTCTTGCTATTGCGTCTCTTTCTACTTCTCATGCCTCCTGTAGTCATGGTGGCTTGTGGCATGGATGCTGCAGAAACTCCATATTTTGCCGCCTTTCGCTGTGCCAATGTAAGTTTTGTAGGGGCTGCCTGCATAGAAGCAGGTGCAGGGGCTGCCGGCATAGAAGCAGGAGCCTGACCTAGTACCATCATTCCATATCTATAGAGCAATGGTGTTGCCTGTTTGTCAACAATAGCGTTTAGTGGGGCAGATCCTTCTTCTTTTAAATCCATTTCTAGACGCTGTAAACCATCTTCGAGCTTTTCCTGATTTAGCGGTGCATTCGGTGCATTGGCTGGTTTCGGTGCATTGGCTGGTTTCATAGAAGCTGCTGGCGTCATAGAAGCTGATGGCGTTACAGAAGCTGCTGGGGCATTAATTTTTTTACCATCACGATAAGTCTTTACAATTGCCTTTATTTCGTCAGAAATTTCAGGTTTAGAAAGTAAAGGTATAAAATCGTTTGATATAATATTATTATCTCCTTCTTCTTGAGCTTTTTTAAGAAACTTCTTAACAATATAAGTGTTATTAAGTCTAAATACATTTTCTAATAATATCTTACGTCCACTACCATTCATGTTACTATTTAAATCATCAATACACTTTGATATCGTTTCTATATCCTGCTTACTTACCCTAGAATCGTTTTTTGACAAGATTATAGCTCCTCGTACTGTAAGACTATTAAGTAAATTATTCATAATTGTTTGTGCCTTGGTAGATTTCCGAATAATATTGAACCGACTATTTTTCTCGTTTGTATTCATTTTAGTATTAGCTGCAGCAGGTGCGTTTGCCGTAGAATTATCATTTTCACCTCTAAGATATTTAGCATAGTCATTTAAAATTAAAAGTGCTTTTTTGGTATCTTGTATTTTTGGGTTTTTTTCATCTCTCCCCGCATTTATCATTCCTTGAATCGTTGATTCTTTACCCTGTATTTTTATCTCAATGTGATCAAGAGGTAAATCAACACCTAGCTCTTTAACTTTATCAATAAGTTTTGTAAGAAGTTTTGGCTTACCAATATCTAGATACATAATATCGTCAAATAAATCTAAAAAGTCGACACTACTATCTAATTTATCAAAAAGTCCCAACGCTTTTCCTAAGTCAACCGGTGTAATCCCACCCTGCAAGCTCCCACGTTCAAGTATGCCTCTCAACTCAGCAGTCGCAACTATTACTGCTTTAGCCGCATCTCGTTGTGCTTTTTCAGCTTCCTTGCGAGCTATCGTAGCCGGGTCTGACTTGAACCAAGACATTCTTATACTTAAGCCTTAGATTTTTCACAGAGTTTGCAGAGAACCTCGAGATACTGCCAAATTGCATCCCGATTTGTCTGAGACATCTGAGGCCAGTGTTTATCGAAAATCATAAGTGCAGGCATAAGTTCATTGAATTGACTAGAAAGGACGGACTTCGCTAGAATACGTAGTTCATCGTCCTTGCGATTAACAATGAGGTCATTCGCCGGCTTGTACATGTGTTCATAGAACATGTCGAGAATGAGTTTTGGATTAGATTTCTTTCCAGCCTTAATTGCCTCTAGGCCCATAGAGATGCTTTTTTCCTCCGGAAAAGTGCTTTGGAGTTCTTCAAAGAACCGAATAAGTTGGTTGCAAAAGGGTCCAATATATACAGCCATTTCTATATTAGTGACGAGGTTAGTGTTTAGATGATTTAATTTTTTTGGTAAGTCCCTTCCCAGATACCCTTTTCACTTTTCGTGTTCTTTTATTTAATACTTGGCACTACAATGAATCTATCGAGAATTATTATTACTCCTCGAAAGATGCATATTTGCTTATGAAAATTTGATATTATATTAAATATATTTACGACTAATTTCATCAATCTTCTTTGTTCTTTCATCCATTAATTTTACTTGGGCTTCTAACTCTTCTAAGGACATATTATCACGTACCTGTATATCATCATCATTTTCTAAATTTTCTAGTTGTTCTAATAAATCTCTTGCTAATTTATCGCTATTTGATTCAATATAATTTGGTTCGAGAGGACTTTTTTTACGACTATTAACTGTATGTATATGACCCATAAATATTATTTTTAAATTGCCTATTCTCACAGTATTGTTTATCTTTTGTATCAGTATCTGCTCTTTTATGAATTCCATTTGTTTTAGTTCTGATTTAGAATATACCTTATGAATCATCTTATCTAAATTTAAATTTCCTTTTAATTTATTTAATGGTTTATATAATTTATTTGAATTCTTTCTTTTTGTTAAATTATTTCTAAGATTATTAAATCGACTTCTTTTACGAAATATATTACGAAATCTGTTAAAAAGGCTTTGCTTTTTTGTTGTAGAATTAATAGAACCTCTTCTTTCCAGTTGATTTTCTAGTTTTTTAGCATGCTTATTATAATAGTTTTTATTTATTATATGTTGTTTTGCTTTTACTATTGAATAGTCTATATTTTTATTATATAATTCCCTTTTTAGATTTTCTGTTTTATCTAAATCATTAAAATTAGCTGCCTTAGTAAGCGTATCATGTATTTGAGCTATTCTATCATATGCATTTTTTACTAAAGCTTTATTTGAATTTGTTTGAGGATTTGGATGTTCATTTATAGTTTGTTGAAGCATCTTAATTTCGTTTTCATACTCTTGAAATGTATTTCCAACACCTCCAAAGGTGGGTTTAGATTTATTTAGAACTGTCTGAGAATTCTGGGAATTCATTCTACATTTAGTATGTAATTAAATTCCCGCCTGTCTGGGTCTCACATTTGGCATTCCTGAGTCCCGATTTTTCGCATATGATTCCATCTGCCTGTCAAATAGCTCCTCCTTCTTTGACTTCGACCTTCCAGGCTCCTGTCTGACTTCAGAATTTCCCATTCCCTGCATTGTTCTATCACCTACTGCAGCGTTTCCACTGAGAAATCCGAAATCGAAATTCTTTGAACTACTACTTTCAACGGCCGCACCTGAACCGTCGACTAAATTTCCATAAGATTCACTGAGCTTTCCTCCCATTTCTGCAATATTCCAAGCCTCTGGCTCCATAGATAAAGGGCCACCTGCAGACTTTGAGGAGGAAGCCGGTGCCCTAGACGTGTCTTTGAGTTTGCGTTCATATATCCAGTTCATCACATCACCGTTTACTTTGACCGGCTCTTCTGCACCCTTTATTAAAAGTGTCGGGACCTGTTTTAACCAAGTCGGCAATTGAGACCTGGGAGTTGTATCAATACATACGAACTGAAACTCACCCTTGTATTGGGTTGTAGATAGTTCTTTTAGAAACGCTTCTGACCATTCACATTTATTGCTGTAGAAACAAATGTGAGGGGGCTGTCCTTGCCGTAGAGCCATTCTACAGATTTCTATTGGTTATTGAGTTTGAGATAAAACGCATTAATATTTTCATCTTAAATAATCATTAAGCGTATCTCTACTTAAATTAGAACAACTTGGTGTGCATAGGCCTATTGTATAAATATCACTTGAAGTATTATTAATATTTGGCCTGGTACCATGTTGTGGTGGTATTAAAGATACTGTATTAATTCCTTCATTTAATAAATTTAATCCAATCATACCTTCTAATCTTGTTAATCTAGTATCAGTTTTTACACTTCTATTTAATAATTGAGCAGGTGGAACTTCAAAAAAATACACAGTTTCATAATGGGTGTTATCCATATTTTTATATTTGTCAGGTAATCCAGTTTCTTCTAAAGAATACATCTCTACAGGACTAATACTAGGTCCATCAACTGTATAAGATCCAAAGGATTTACTTAATGATTCACCAAGTGTGTTAATTAAACCTACACTTGGTTCAGTCATAGAAAAAAGAACAACCTTAAATGTTGGTGCACCACCTTTCTGTTTTCTTGTCTTTTTCTGTTTTCTGCGTACACGTCTAGACTTTGCCATCTCTAAATAAAGTAGTTCTAATAATAAGGTCTAAAAAATGAATAATTAGTTCATTCATTGTACTAGTATAGAATGGCTAGCTTTCAGGAAATTAAAGCACTTGGTGAAAGGAAGCTACAATTCACTCTTGCATCCACATCTTATCCCTATGCAAATACACTTCGCCGTGGAATTATGACCCTAGTCCCAATGGTCGGCTTTCGTTCAGACCCACCCGGCACTGTTTTAGATGTGTCGGACATTAAGATTGGGCAAAACGATAGCAATACTCAACCAAATGAACTTCTCGCACACCGCATTGGCCTGATACCAATTCATGGTGCTGACCCGCTCAAGTGGGACCCAGACCAGTATGTATTTAAGATTGATGTGACAAATGAGTCACCAAATCCCCGTGACGTTGTTGCGGGAGACATTCAGGTATTCGAGCGCCGCAAGGCGTCTGATTTATCAGATGCTCTCGTAGAAATTCCTGGTCGCACCTTCTTTCCAGCACACACGCTCACCAGAAGCACCTGTCTTATTACAACTCTTCCGGGAAAGCGTACTGCAGTAGCGCCAACACTCAAAGCTGAAATGCGAGCCACTGTTGGTCTAGGGCGTGAGCATGCACGGTTTATTCCGACATGCCAGGCTTCCTACGGCTACACCTTGGACGTCAATACTGAGAGGCGAAATGCCCATTTTGAAAAGTGGCTTGTCCGTAATAAGAACGTGGAGCCTGAAAGCCTGAAGGAGGATGAGACCCGTCGTAACGAACTCGACCGTGAATTCAAGACTATGGAAATCCAGCGAGTCTACAAGGTTGATGAGAAGGGTGACCCAAACAGCTTCGACTTTCAGATTGAGACCGTAGGTACGATGGCACCCCGTGCAATTATTGAACGTGCTCTTATTGGCTTAATTGACCTTTGTGACAAGTTCGTCGGTCTTGATGTCGGCGACTTACCTCATACCATCTCAGTCGTACCATCTGATACTCTTATGACTGGATTCGACTTTATCATTCAAGGCCAGGACCACACGTTTGGAAACATGATTCAGACGTGGCTTGTAGATAATCATGTCGAGGGTGAGGCGATGCCACGATTATCATTTGCAGGATATAAGATTCCCCATCCCCTAAAGGATGAGATGTTGCTTCGTATTGGTGTTGAAGATGGGAATGAATTAACTGGTCGTGCAGCCATTGCAGCATCGGCGAGAGGTTGCAAGGCAATGTTTCAAGGATGGCTACGACTCTGGACTGGGGGACCTAGTATGGGGCCAGGAGCAACGGCGGCGACGGCGGCAGCCGGTAAGAGGTCATTGAAGCTCAAGCGGATCCCGGCAACTGCGGCTCCAGGTGTGACGCCAGCCTAATCATATTCAAAGGCTAAAAATTGATTACACAATCTATTTTTAATAGATAGTACAATCATGTCTAAATGTTATTCATGCGGTGAGCCGGCCGATAGAACGTGTACAAGCTGCGAAAAGCCCATCTGTGAAGATTCCAGTTGTGGAATGGACACTGTAGACGGCTACAGATGCGGTGAATATACACAGTGGGGGTGCGCACGGAAATACACAACATGCGATGAATGCTGTGATGACAAGGCTATTCACGAGGGCGATTTGAATTTCTGTGAACAGTGTGGTAATGGACATTGTGATACATGCAATGATGACCATAAATGTGATTCTGATTATGCTAGCGGTGATGAGAGGTATCGGAATGATTAATCAAGTCTCATGAGCATTATTATATTAAATGGTAAAATTGATTTTTTAGTATTTAATATTATATAACAATAACAAATGTCAACAACTAATATTTATATCTTGCGTCTGGAAGGTGGAAGATATTATGTTGGTAAAAGTGATAATGTCTTAGATAGATATCAACAACACTATAATGGGAATGGTTCTGCTTGGACCAGAAAGTATAAAACTATTTCACTTGAAAGGGTTATTGAAAATGCGTCACCTTTTGATGAAGATAAATACACAAAAGAATATATGTCAAAATATGGGATTGATAAGGTTCGTGGTGGCGCATATGTTGAAATAGAACTTAGTGATTTTCATACTAGCGCCCTACAAATGGAGATTTGGGGAGCAAAAGACCTATGTACCCAGTGTGGAAGAAAAGGGCATTGGGTAAAGGATTGTAATGCTAAAACCGATGTTTCAGGAAATACAATAGAATATGAGGAAGATGAATGGGGTTGTGAATATTGTGATAGAACTTTTACAACAGAATTTGGTTGTACAGTTCATGAAAAATCGTGTAAGAAAACGAAAGTAACAAATCACTATGTAAAACAGACTACTAAAAAGGGGAATGCTTGTTATCGCTGCGGTCGTTCAGGTCATTATTCACCAGATTGTTATGCACGAACACATACAATGGGATATACATTAGATTCTGACTGTGAATCAGATGATAACTCAGATTAATCCCCCTTAGGATATCTCTGTATATCCTTTAAAAACGCAAGATTTTTTGATATAGCTGGAAAATATCTACCCACAATTTCTAATAAACTTTCATAATCAACATCAACCATTATCACGATTCCCGAAAATTGCAGAATGTAAACATCCCAAGCGTCAAGACCAACATTATTGAAATAAAAGAATACAATTATAAAAGTTCCAATCGACAATTTAAGAATTGAGTCAATTATTGTCTTTAATTCTGGAGATAAATGTTGCTTTTTGAATATAACTAAGGCAATCTGTATAAAAACAATTATTCTAAGCATAACAAAAAACACCTGATAATGTTTCATATCTATTATTCATGTCATATAATTCGGCCGGACTTATTCATTGAACTAAAGACCATAATACGAACACAAATGCTTGACATATCCAACCCAAGCATTCCAAGGCAAAAGAGTTATACCCGAAAGCCGAATCGCAGTCTCAATAAACGGCTTCAATTGTTTCATAGCTCCATTAATTGATACCGAATTATACGTAGGTCCAAGAAGTGCCTTATCAAATGAGGGCTTTCCAACCCGTGCATTAACCGATTCATGGAAATTATAGACCCAATCTGTAAGCCATTGATTCAAATCATCACCCGATAATTGTTTTATTGCTTGGACTGGATGTGCAGCAATCCATTCTTCAGCGTGTTTTCTGCACATCGCACACGGAATCATCTTCGGAAGAGTCTGGATAACGTGTATCCACTGCCGCTTTTCATCGTCATTAAATGATGGAAAAATGGCCTTTCCGGACTTCTGAGCAAGTGCATGTAAGATAGTCCAAAGAACTGGTCCCCACTGGTCTGATTCTGGATAGTCGGGTTCAGGTTTTTGACAGGAACAGGGCATTACTTATATAGTAATTAGAATCTTTAGACAATCAACACCAGGATTCTACTTGTGTGGCCTTCTTCTTAGCTTCTATCCGTGCCTTATCAATTGCTAAATCTCGCTCGTATTTTTCCATCCTCGTATTTCTGTGAGTAATATGCTTTAACCAATTTACGAATTTAGAATATAAATTGGACCATCTGGCTGCATGTATTACCTTTTCTTCCTCACGTTTAATATATCGCTCAATGCTTTCATCTACATGCTGCAGGGGCCTTGTATTCGGATAAAAGGTTTTGATATATCTATTTTTGATATAAATATGGAACGCTGGTAAACGCTGAATTTCATATCTGTCTTCACTGATTTTTTTTGAATCATACATACGGGTTGTGTACATAGCACCCGACTCTAGGGTGTGCGCTTTGATTCCTGCGATTGTCTTACAAGTATTTGCGTCTGCATAGTCATTCACAACACAACAGATATTAACCGGGTACTCAGTCTTTTTAGCCTGTATACTTAATTTATCCTGAACCTCTATAACTGGGTTTTTACGCATTGTTTGATTGTATTTTAACAATCAAATAATGTTTCAATTTTTTATATTGGTATTCATTATATAATGGCTACTACTCGGAAATATCGTTTTCCAAGAAGATTCAGTAAATCACACTGCATGAAAAAGACTTGCAAGAAGATGGGCTTTACTGAACGTGCTTCCTGCCGACCTTACAAGAATTGCTATCGGAAGAAGGCTTAATTTATTTTAACAGGTGCTCACATCCAGCCTTATCATTATTATTCTTCATACATTGCTCATACTCTTCTCTCTTATCTACATACGACTTCTGAATAATAGTTGGACCCATAACAGCTGCAACAAGTCTATGACCTAGAGAACTTCCTACACCTAGTGCAACTCCCTCCTTCATCGTCTGTAAAAAAGAGGGTTTATGAGGAATTAAGGCCGGTAGATTTCTGTGCTCAGGAATTCTCATTGGCATGGTTGGTATATTGCGTTGCTTTGAAGGGCTTGTTGATCTGGGCATTCTATTCTAGATATAAATATATATTTTAGACCCTCGCAGTTAGTTGCTCAGGTACCTCTAGTTCAGCTTAATCGACCTCATTGGGAGATTAATCGACCTCATTGGGAGATTAATCAACCTCATGGGGAGATTAATCAACCTCATTGGGAGATTAATCAACCTCATGGGGAGATTAATCAACCTCATTGGGAGATTAATCGACCTCATTGGGAGATTAATCGACCTCATTGGGAGATTAATCGACCTCATTGGGAGATTAATCGACCTCTTGTACAGTCGGACCAGCTGCCTCCGCTCCAGAATTATCCTGAGCGCCATAGAGCTTCATAAGGAAGGGTCTGAATTCATCCTCAGCAGCCTTCTTCTTATCATCAAAGGTCGCCTTGTCTGCAGATGCATTCGCCTCGAGCCAATCTAGATAGACCTTCGTCTTCTCGAGATACTCATCACAGGCCTCAACCCCAAGCTTCTCACGAGTCTTCTCATCATTGAGTGAATTGCGAACATTGTAGACATACGACTCAAGACCATTGCGAGCCTCCACAAGCTCCATGTGTGCCTTATCCTCCGCCTCAAATGACGACGCCTCAGATACCATTCGCTCAATATCATCCTTTGATAGACGACCCTTGTCATTGGTAATCGTGATTTTCTGCGACTTTCCAGTCGACTTCTCAGCCGCCGTTACATTTAGGATACCATTTGCATCAACATCAAATGATACCTCAATCTGCGGAACACCCCGAGGCATCGGTGGAATACCGTCAAGCTGAAACTTACCCAACAGATTATTATCCTTCGTCAAGGCACGCTCACCCTCGTACACCTGGATGAGAACACCTGGCTGATTATCTGCATAGGTCGAGAAGGTCTGCGTCTTCTTCGTAGGAATCGTGGTGTTGCGTGTAATAATCTTCGTCATAACACCACCCGCAGTCTCCAAACCAACTGACAAGGGTGCAACATCGACCAGAAGGATATCCGTCGTGGAATCCTGTGTACCCTTAGGCGCCGTCAAGATGTGCGCCTGAACAGCTGCACCAAAGGCAACGGCCTCATCAGGATTCACCGAGTCATTCAGCTTCTTACCATTGAAATATGATGTTAGAAGCTCACGAATCTTCGGAATACGAGATGAACCGCCGACCATCACGATTTCGTGAATCTGCTCCTTGCTCATCTTAGCATCTCTGAGAAGACCATCAAGTGGCGCAATACAGCGCTTGAAAAAAGGCTCACATAGGCTCTCGAACTTTGCACGAGTGAGCGTAATCTGGAAATCCACGCCCTCGGCGAGACTGTCAATCTCAATGGTTGCCTGCGTAGCCGATGAAAGTGTGCGCTTAGCCTTCTCTACAGTCGTGCGTAGACGGCGCTGCGCCCGAGTATTTCCCGTGATGTCGAGCTTTGACTTCTTCTTAAATTCGGCCATGCACCAATCAACGACCGTGTTATCAAAATCCTCACCTCCTAGATGCGTATCACCGGCCGTCGCTTTGACCTCAAAGACGCCATCGTCGAGCGTGAGCACAGATAGGTCATGCGTCCCACCTCCGCAATCGAATATGAGCACATTCTGCTCACCACCCGTCTTCTTATCAAGACCATACGCCAAAGCAGCCGCTGTAGGCTCATTAATAATACGAAGAACATTGAGACCAGAAATCAGACCTGCATCCTTGGTGGCCTGACGCTGGGAGTCGTTGAAATATGCAGGGACCGTAATAACCGCATCAGTCACCTTCTCGCCGAGATATGCCTCAGCTGTTCCACGCATCTTCTGGAGAACCATCGCCGAAACCTCCTCAGGTGTGAAGGTCTTCGTCTCGTCATTTACCGTAACCTCGATGAGCGGCTTATCACCAGACCCAGACTTGACCTTGAATGGCCAATGAGCCATGTCAGATTTTACGGACTGGTCGCCGAATTTGCGACCAATAAGACGCTTGGCATCGAAGACGGTGTTTGTGGGGTTGGCTGAGGCCTGTGATTTTGCTGCGTCGCCAATGAGACGCTCATCCTGAGTGAAGGCGACATACGACGGTGTTGTGCGATTTCCTTGGTCATTTGCAATAATTTCCACACGGTCATTCTGCCAGACGCCAACGCAAGAATATGTTGTACCGAGGTCAATTCCTATAGCTACGCCAGAAGCTACGCCAGAAGCTACTCCAGCAGGCATTTATACAATGTATACGTCAAAAGTTTTTAAGCGTATAATAAAAAAGTGAAGAACTAATAGGATGAAGACAAGAAAGATTGACAGGCGCAAGAATCCTTTCTGGCCTCGTAAATATTATGCAGGTCTTACATACAAACAGAAGTTGACTCGTCGAAAGGAAATCCAAAAATTTGGTTCAATGGACTGGAAGAATCCAAAGGCCTATGTTGGATTTAAAACGGACAAGTTTGCTAAACGGCTGACGAGTAATTATACAAAGAAGTGGCGGACCATGTTTCCTGATGCGCATTCATTAGAAAAGAAGGCCGATGTGACTGGCGTACCTCTTAAATTCATAGAGGAATGCTATAATCGTGGTCTCGCTGCATGGCGTACTGGACATCGTCCTGGTGCAACTGCTCAGCAATGGGGCTACGCTAGGGTCCATAGTCTATTGTTGTGCGGAAAAACACACTACGGGCCTGACAGTGATATAGTGAGAAAAGCTAGAGCTAATAAAACTGCAAAAAAATGGTTTAGCAGATGTCCCTTATAAATTAATTTTACACATTGACCTCCTCACGAAACTCGTTCACAGGAGTCTTTACTGAGCCGTCAAATGTAGACACAGGAGGCTGCTCAGTCTCCTTTGAAAGACGAATCAGATTCGTAATACCATAGTCGGCATTGAGATGCTGTGTTACCCAGTCAATCGTCTCCGTCAATCGCAGCGTCTTCTTCTCAGGTCGCAGGGTATCAAGATAGTGCTTGTGCAATCCGAAGACGAGTGGCTGAACAGACTTCGGAAGAGCCTTGAATGCAATACCGTGTTCCTTGTGGCACTTGCAATACCAGCTGTAGAGGGCCTTCGTTGCAAGACGGTACTCATGCTCATATCCCCGAAATGCCTCGCCATCCTCAGGGTACACCCGCAAATACTCCTGCACCTTCCTGTTTGCACGCAGCCTCAAGAAGCGGCCAAAGGGATTGGACTCAGTCCCTCGAAGGTTGCGGCGGACATTGTCATGCTCAACGTTACGGAAGCGCCAACGCTGCGCTCCAGCAGCAGAGTGCATAACGACTCCCTGCCAATGCCACGGCTTAGAGGCCTTGATTTCCTCAAACTTCGCCTTGAGGTCAGACCACTCGGTCGGCTTGAAACTCAGACTGTATGTCTTTGGGCGCCAAGCTGCGGGCAAATCCTCCGTAAAGAACTCGACGCTGCCATTTGTCTTGACAACACCCCGATAGACGGCCCAGAAGTTCGCATCCTTGACTGAGCGAACAACCCGATGCTCTGGGTGTGCAAGAACAAGACTGATGAAGGTAGACTGTACACCGTCAGTCACATTTGGGTCACCCATAACGGACTCAATGTCGTCAAGGCAGATACGCTTTGACTCCATAGCCTCCTCAAATAGCTCACGGAACGAACGCTCGCTGTAGAAGGTGCCGTCTGCATCCAACCTCGAACGGGTCGTCACCTTAGTGTCCTTATCACCCTTCGTACGGAACACGTTAATCATGACACCCTCAACGAAATCCTCAATACGCAGAGGCTCACCCAAAGGAATCTTCTGGTCACGACGAGCTGCAAAGGGTGCAACAGAGCAGGGGAGATTACTGCGTGTGTCCCAGACAACTGACCGACACAGCTGCATGGCCTCAGACATTGAATCCTCAGCAATGGCCGCCTCACCCTGCACGACATCCCTGCCGCTCTTTAAGATTACATAGGGGCTACTATCGAACTCCAGAATCTCGACGCCGGTCTCTGACGTCTGTAGCCAGGCCTTGAGGTCTGCCCAAGACGCAAACTTCGAATTCCAAGATGCAAACGCATTAAGAGTACTCATAGGTCTTACAACTGATGATGCCATTTCTCGCTATACTTATTATAGCGACCAAGTTGCATTCAATTTTTAAATGTAATATTCCGTGACTTCGGACTAGTTAGACAAAATAAAGAGTCTAACCAAATAGATGGCTGAAGTGCTGACGCCACAAAAAGAAGAACCCTTACAATTATCAGCCGCAGCAAATTTCGGAGTAGTCGAGGAAGAGGGTCCCGTCATTGAACTCGGCGACCGCATCCGTCTCTCTGGGGGGAAATACGATGGAACAACCGGTCGAGTAATCTTCAGAACCCAAGATGAACTCCAACTCATGCCCGACGGTCTCACTCACACCAGTATAAAATTCGGTCTCACTGAAGAAGGATTTGATGAAGAATCTGGTGTAGAGACTGTTGAAATCTTGCAAAAGAGAAAGAAACCTGCTCTAGTTGATATTCTCGATTTAGCTCCAGGACAACTTCTGGAAACCTTCGATAATGATGGTAAACCAGGACCAATATATACGATTGTAAAAGTCGATACTGATAAAGACGCCATTTTAGTAAGCAATGAAGATGAGGGCGAAGTCGACTTAGACTTCAATTTCCGTGGTGTTCCCGATAGTCTACCCTTTCGTATAATACGGGGTAGACAGGCGCCAGAGCCGGTCACTACACTTTCAGATGCCGAATCTATTGCAGACTCTGAAGTGTCAGAAGAATTGGAAGAGATAGAGGATTTTGCATTTCTCGACGACGAATTGGAGGCCCCGGCAGATGAAGAAGAGGATTATCTGATAGAAATTCCCACGTCTGAGCGCACGTACTCGAATGTCACTCAGAAAAGCGAAGCATATGCCGACCTCCTATCACTAAACACACTTGCCCTTCAAAAACTAGATATCACCCAGAAAAACACTAGAGTCTTAACTGAGATGTTTTTTCAACTCCGCTCAGCAATTTTACGTCTATCAGAAGATGGGACTCCCAAGGGCGTAAAACCGTCAAGTATTCAGACTCTCATAGACGTTCTAGAAACTAGACTGTTCGCTTTGAGTCGCACGGTTGTCGACGTAGACAAGATTTTATATCATGACATGGACCCAGATACAGACCCTCAACCCGATACCATGGACCATTTGAGATTCCAGTCGTTTAACAATAAAATAGAGACTGCAGTTGAATATTTAGAAACGTCTAGAGATATTGAAGGTCAGAAATTCAACACCTTTCTTAATGGCTATCTCAGTCGCTTCGCTGCAAGCTGGAGAGAAGCAACTACGCCCAAAGTGGCATTTCAGCGGGATGAGGAAGTATTTCGTCTGAAGGCACCAGATTCAGAAGCATCTATTCCAGGCTATCCAGCTGGACTCGTGGATAAGAAGAGAGGTAATATCTCGGCTGAAATGGTCAGTGAAGTGTCGTCATCCCTGATTCGTGGCCTCAAGGCATATCGGTCAAAGGGTCAAATATCACAAATTGGAGAGGAAGCAAGTGTTCTTTCATACGTGGTATTTCCCCTATTATATGCAGATTCTCTCAGTATACTACGTCAAGAGTCACTCATTCACGATATTCAAGCGGGCATGAAGAACTTTATGAGTATAAAGGAGATTTTGGCCAAGACGGGAGATATTACCGATATTCCTTCACCAACTCAGCCCTTTCTAGTCAGTGTAGAAGGCGGCACTTTAGGGAATATACCACTCCGTGAATACTATAGGGGTCTCTCAATAAAGGCCGAGGGTCTAGGAGATTTCTGGCCCATTCAAGTCTTGCTAGGAATGAGAGAAAGGGAGTGGACAATTGACCAACAGGAAATATTAAATGGAATCATACGGTCCACTCACGACTCCATTCTAGAAGTCATCTTAAGACAGCGGGAAGCACTCGCAGAGCAGGTTGCACAACCAAAGGCAGTTCAAGGCATTCAGATGACACCCGATGGTCCACAACTCATCCAGGCACTCTCAGATGAACCTCTTATCAAGGATATTCAACAGCTGATAAAAGAGCAGATGCCTTCCTATGCAAATTCCGATGTAGCTCTAGTGGGTCTTGTACTTAGACAGCATCCAGATATCGCTCTAGCTCAGATTGCAAAACAGCCAGCTGCCTTGACACGGTTGCGGATGAAGTATACTAGGGAGCAGTATCTCACATCAATCAACAATATTCAACTAAAGAAGAAACGTATAGAGTTTGCAGGAGAACCTCCAGAACCAATCAACTGTCCCCACGTAAAACCACTGCAAATGATTCGCAAAGTAAAGGACGATTCAAAGCGTCTCGCACTTTTAGCAAAGCTATTGACACAGTTCCAGGGAATAAAGGATGCAAATTGGGTAAAGTGTAGAGTGGGTGACCACAATCTCATGTGTGTCCACGAACTCCTACAAATCTATCAGTATTTGCGTCCTGGAGATGTCGCCACACTTAATAAAGATATTCAGCTCAATTTCGCTGGAGGACAATTTCAGGGCTTCTATATTTGTCGGGTATGCGGCCAGCCGATAAGTGAACTAGAATATGATACACATCTAGAGTTTGACGACCAGGGAAAGCCGATGATGGGGCGGTCCGAACTCGTCGATAAAGATGCAGTGACACTCGAAGAAATAGACCAAATTATAGGGCCTCTTGGTGATTTAGAAATGCCGCTTGAATTTGATAATGAGACAAAACGGCTCATATATACAACTGCGAGACAGATGGCTGACCGCATTTTTGCACCTCTCGAAATGGGCGACTACGTGACTATTGTAAATAGAGCATTCAATATAATTCAACAGATACCCACACGGGAACGATATGTGCAGATTCAGCAGACTCAGAAGAGGTCAAAGACGGCTGCCACTGCAACCATTGCATCGGCGGACTATGACATATATTTGAATCAGGCACTTGTCTGTGCGGTAGGTGTGCATATTTTGCTACTTATCCAATGTCGTAAACCTGACCTCATTCTCCGTGGTATAGCATCAGGTTGCCGCAGCCTAAGAGGTCAGCCGCTTGAACCAGAGGGTGGTACACATGGCATTCAATGCATTGTATCTCTCATTTCCTCATACCAGAAAGATTCACCTCCTTGGAGCCTAACACGATTTCAAAAGGAGAAAGATGACACGTTAAGACAAAAAATGGTTATGGACATATTTGAACCAATCCTACGTTCTTCTCTACAAGACCCAATTATCTTACAGGCTTTAGCACAGAAACGTGATTACAAGCGCAAGATTCTAGGGGCTGCTGGAGGCCAGGGGCGCCCAGACGAAGCAATTCCTGCAAATTTTGCACCGATACCGTTTGTCATGAAGCCCGAGGATTTTGTAGAGAAAGTTATAATCCCAGAATCTGCAACTGAACAGGACCGTGCAGAACTGTGGATTCGCCAAGGCAATCATCTTGCACGAACAACAAAGTTGCCGAAGCCAATTAGTTATAGTGAGACATCATGTTGTTTATCCCCATTAGAAAGGATAGATGAATTCTGGAAACGCAGCGCTCCTTCTCTGCCTCCATTCAAGCGTCTCATCGGTCTTTCAGCTCCACCGAAAATCACTCGTACTGAGCCGACGATGAAGGCGTCAGTGATTTCCAGACCGCTACCCGATGCACCAGAAAACAGCTATTATTTATTGTTCCTAAAAGTATGCTATGACGGTGAAAAGAAGGGACATACACACGAATTTGGCCTAACCCATAAATGTATATGGTGTGGTCTGACACTTCCCAAGGAAGTTGAAGATTTAACGGCTGAACAGGGCAGGGTAGCAATTGAGAGAGAAGGGATTGACGTTTCAAAGGATTCATTTGAAGATTTGCTTAATGAAACGCATCGGGTGAATTCGTTCAAGACACGGCTGCTATTAGAAATTCCTGGACCGCTTGATAACTGGATACAGTTAATCAAGATGGAGCCAGAACCAGCTGAAGATTATAGGGTTGTAATGGCAAAGACACAGGTTGAACTGTCAAAGCTTCCACCTGACGCAAAAGATATTGAAGTTGCACTAGCTCTTGCAGAATTCTCATCGTTTGTAGGTAGAATAGAGGAGAAATTCAAGGAAAGAGTTTCTCAGATTCAACATAAATTATTTGACAGTTTAGTTGAAGCCGGTCCAGAATCTATTATGCGATTCTTACAATCATATGTAGTTGTTCCTCTGAAACAATTTATCTCAAATAATATTCCGATGGTCGAAATTCCTAAATCATGGGGGTTAAGTACACAGCATAATATTGATATTGTGAATCTCATTGAAGCACATAGAAGTTATTTAACAAAATTCAATAAGGTAAGAGTGACACCCTGGTTAAAGGCGAAGTTTGAGACAGCTATATCTCAGACACGGTCAGTTCTCAACGCTCTAGCCAGTCTAAGGCCACTTCAGATTCCTGGAGGCGCACAGACGTATGGATTTTTCTTGAAATTCTGCCTCTTCTCACCTCTTGCAAATTTCGTAGACCCCAACACTTTACCGATAAGTGCTGATGTAGAAGTTCCACAATCGCAAGTGGAAGAACAGGCGTTATTCCCTGCACGTTTTATCAGCGATATGGCTGCACGATTCAAAGGCGAAGGATTTAATCTGACGCCTGAACAAATCCGTGAACTTATCGCCCAACGAAGTGAAAAGGAGAAGGCTAATATTATTAAGAAACTCAACGATAAGTCAGGAGCTGGCAAGGAAATCGAGAGAATAAAGATGAAACTTGGTTTGGGTGAATGGGCAGTTGGAGGCACCAAGAGTATATACTCATATGACCCTGAGCGATATGATATTGAACGTGACCAGCGTGCCGAGGCTGGAATCGTAGATTTCCCTGGGTATGGACCAGAAGGCGCTCCTACAGAACAGCGACACCTAGATGGGCTTGGATATTATCAGACTGGTGGAGAAGAAGCTGGATATATTGGAGATGAAGAGCTTGGAAATATAAATGGATTTGATGATGATAATTAGACGGTATCTTATTAAATAAGTATAAGTCTAAGTATAAATTTATTTCTTATTCTTGCGAGTCTTAGACTTTGTTTTCAAGTATGATAGGTCGCCGAGAACATGGCGGCTATTAAACTTCTTAATCTCATTAAGATTAACTTTGAAATCATTGATGAGATGCTTAATTACACGCACAACTTTATCATGTGTCTTCTGAAGATCCGGGCGATGCATCTTGTAATTAGGATCCTTTACAAGCTCAAGGAGTGCATCACGGAGATGGAGCATGCCATTCACTACGCTCTGTGCATACGCATACTGAATATCAGGATCGTGAACACCGACGAGATTTCCCACGTGTTCTAATTCATTCTTAGCCCAAGCCATAACCGCATGAACAGTTATGTCGTACTTCTTGGAGGACATCTATAATATATTAGGAGATAAATAAATTCATGGCCTTCAGCGACGACGTCTTGTCTTTACAGACTTTCCTCGTCTTTTTCTAGTAGCCTTTGCCCGCCTTTTACCGCCACGCCCCAGACAGCATAGTCCACAACAGCCTTCTGAACAGCATGCATTATTGGATGCTGTAGAAGCGCCCTGCCTTGTTGCTCTAGGTTGAACACCCATGGTCATTTGTTGCGGCGCACGTGCAGCCAACTTTTCTTCCTCAGGTGTATTTACTCCCATACCATCCCCTCCTCTAGTTATTTCTAGTCTAACATCAGCCATATATTTAGAAAATATGATAGGTTGAAAATTAGTAGAAAGATAATTATCAAAAAATTCAATAAGAGGCATTCCATCCACTACTTCCATGTACCATACACCAGCTCTGTCATTCATACGATAATTATATGCAGCCCAATGAGGCATAGGTCCATACTGGTCTGTTGGAGTATATGGTGAACGTAAAAGTATTTCGAATAAATTATTAGCACCACTACTACATAATCTGTTAAAAATAGGGTTGTATATAGGCATAATATTCGTACTTATTAAATGTAATACGTAATTTAATAAATCCCAAGATTGACATACTCTATCGTTTACCGAATATACAGTCCCCCCATCTGTAATACACGACATACCAAAATCTATAATCTTTATTTCTCCTGAATCGGTAAACATTAAATTCCCTGTATGTAAGTCACAATGATAAAATCCGTATGCTCGTTGAAAGTAATCAAGAGTTGCTCCGAGTTGACTTAACTTCAGAATAAAATCAGGAGGGCTATTATTTGCTATATATGATGTAATAGTGTGCCTAATAGGCTCCATTTCATAATAATACGTATAATTTGTCCTATGTACAGGGACTGGAAAGAACATTCCTGATTCTGAAACACTGGACCTTGGTCTAGTACTAGCTCTTACTACACCAGCATCTTTGTATACATGACGTATATTAGCAATATTTTGCCCATAGCTCGTGTCACTTTGTAATAATGTCTGAATAAAGGGTTCCATAAAAAGCTCTTTATGAAAGACTTCAATTTGTTCATCATCGACGATATTTGATGGTTGTATTACCCGTTTATAAACTGTATTGGTTCTATTATTCTTAAATATAGTTCCATATGCTCCACCACCTATCTGTGTTAGAGTGTCACGACCAATTCTCCCTAATTCCTTAGTTGGATCAGTCGGATCAGGTGTAAACGTAATAGATAATCCCGTTAATTTAGATGCTGCATCAGTATAATATTTATCTGTAAGGTTAACTCTGAATCTTAATCTATCAATTAATGCATTTGTTATTGTAACTCCAGGCTTGCCTAAGACATCATTGAAATTTCTACGCACCACATCAGTAATTCTTGAAGGTGCAGCCATCTAATTAATATCTCTATAAAAATAACAGGGACATTAATTAAAGATGAGGCGGTTGGTCGTTGCAGGAATGTTATATTTAGTAGGAATTGCTGTAATCCTTTTGGTTAAACCAACAATCATGTTTCAAGAAGACGGGCGATGGAAGGAATTCGGTATCGGCCGTGATACAGCCTATTTCACATATATTCCATTCTGGCTTTTTACAATTCTATGGTCCGTTTTATCATATTTAGCCGTTATGCTTATTGAAGATAGCCTATATATTCCAAGCGACTCAATTGAACTTCCTAGAAATAATGCAAGAACAAGAAATCTAAAACAGGCAAACGCAGTCAAGGAACTTACCCCCGGGTATTACATGTTAAATGAAGGTGCCACTGGGAGAAATGGAGTTCCAAGATATGTATATCTGGGACCAGAAGGTGGTGTTGAAGCGGAAGTCGATTAACGAGGGCAGACTTGTGCAAGACCATTTAGTAGCGCCTGTGTATAAAGCATAACAACGAATGCATAAAATGCACTTGATAATCCATGACGGGTGTTATATGAATACCCCTGTATAAGCCCCTCTATCGGCCATCGCCAAGATGGAAACCAATATAGAATGAGCCACATGACAATAAATCCAATTGGAACATAAGCAACACGTACAGCCTGAGTTATGAGCTGAATATGCCCACAACTGAGTTGTTGAATAAGAATAGATGATGCATACGATATAATCATAGCAATGACTGGTATAAGTATCACATTGCCAACCCAAGGGGGAATATTGCTTGTATTTCCAAACATTGCTCCATTCCAAAATAATGATATTAAACCAATAATAATAGCTGTTCCTATTGAAATTGTTATACGAAGACTGGCATCAATTCCAGGAGTCCCATTCATCTCTGTTGAGTTATACCGGAAAAATAAAGACCAAAGTTAAAGTAATGGCCTTCCAATTGGATGCAATGTTCTTTCGGCGTGCAAAGAAAGTTAACCGGGCAGTTGAAATAACAGACAACTATGCGATTATCCCGGCAGTCAAAGATTCACCTGAGATTCGTGTTCCACTTCCTAATCGGCGCCCATTGACCATGGAAGAACGGGAGACCGAGTTGGCCAAGCGATATGAGCAGATATCTGAGATTGAAGAACAGATTGAGGTTGAACGCAAACGATTGATGGAACGGGTAAAGTCATACCGGGATACAGGAGTGGGGGCTGCCGAAGTTGTCGTTCAAAATAATAAGGTGAGAGACTTGGTTGTCAAGAGAAACGGTATATTATATCCAGAAAAGTGGATTGAATCAATAGAAGGTCTTACATTGAAAGATATATTTGAAAGCAAGAGAGATGACCGTTCATTAGGGCTAGATGTACGTGTAATAAAGCGTCGGATAGAGCCTATAATAAGTCTCTATGCAGACCTTGGTGCAGCGGCTGATGCAGCTGCAAATGAATTGGAAGATGCTGCTGCTGCGCCAGCAGCGACAGCAGCGACAGCAGCGCCAGCTGTTAAAGCAGCAGCGCCAGCAGCTGCGCCACAGCCTACACAAGAAGACATCAGAAGAGGTGCAATCGTTGCTCAGACTAAGAGGTCATTTAAGCTAAAGGCTCCCGGTCAATAATTCATTAACCAGACAAGGGATACTCTTTAAGTTTACCTTCATTCTTATCACATGACACAGTCTCAACTTTATAACGATAACATGCACCATTTGGGTCCCTATAAACGAGAGCGTCTACCGTAGTTGGATGAGGATATTTGTAAATAGTCTCATGTACTCCACGACCACCCATGAATATATATAGCAACCCTACGCTCAATCCAATTAAAAAGGGCATCCAATGAAAAAACCCAAATAATCCGTCCATCTTATCCTATCGTTGATATAGAAGTAAAAGATGATTATCGATGCAATAAAAGGGCCTGCCTTCGGAATTATAGTCTCTTTTATGCTTGGTGTTGCAATCATCATGGTAGTCTCACCAATATGCCGTGGTTCCTCATGTATGATTATAAAAGCTCCTCCACTACACGAAGTTAAAGATACTGTCTATCACATCGGTTCAAAGTGCTATAAATTTACACCAGTTGGAATGGATTGTCCAGCGTCCGGTATAGTTGAAGCATTTGAGAATGTACCCATGAGTGAACATGAAATAGCCAAAAAAATAAAGGAGGCTATAAAAAATATGAAATAATGCGTTATTGAATCTAGCTTTCTTTACACGTAACAAAAAGAATGGCAAATGCTGGTACACTTCTTTCGGATCTAGATTCGAAGGCTCCGATTGCGGGAGATGGCGACCTTGTTAAGATGATTTACCAAGATATGAACTCCGGAAATGAAATGCGCCCGGGCGCAGCAATGGGTGGAATTCAGAGCGGCCCAATGAATCCCATGCCACCTCCGCAATCAACGCAGCAGTATCAGATGGATTCTGTTCCAGCCACAGCTCACATAATTGGCGGACAGCACCCCACATCTGGAGATTTCGCTCAGATGCTTCAAAGCTCTGCGCCAGGCTTTCCAGCAGGTGGAAACTGGTCGACCGGCCCTTCACCCCAGGCACAGATTGCTGCTCAGATTGCATCAATGCAGGCAATGCAAGGAAAGGGATGGGGAACATATCTTAGTGACGAGGTAAAGACACCCGTACTAATTGCTATACTCGCATTCGTAGTGAATCTTCCCTTCCTAAGTGTTCTAGTCGCCCATTATGCACCATGGATGTTAAAGGCATCAGGTGATATGAATCTCTACGGGCAGCTTTCAAAGGCACTTCTAGTTGGCCTTTTATTTTGGACTGCGAATCGGGTAATTCTTCCCTTAGTAGGATAGATAGCATGGCTAACGGGAATAATAGTAAAAAAACTAACGCTGCAAAAAGTGTCCCCACGACGACAGAAGGTATAGTATCAAATGTAATGATTGTCGCATATATTGTTATTATAGCCGCCTACTACAAAACCTTAAAGGTAGCCAATATCATGGTTTCAGCTGGTGTAGGATGTCTCCTATACAGTCTAGAGGTACCTACATCAATAGCAGTAGGTGTAGCGATTGCAATCCTATTCTTAATGAACTATTACACAAATCAGGAGGGGTTTAATACTCGTACGTCTCCTAATGAGATATCTGGCACAGTACGTAAAATGAAGAATGATGCAATTGAAGGCTACGAAGATGTTAAAAAGGAGAAGGATGAAAAGCCCGCTCCGGCAAAAGAGGAGGGGTTTAAAGAGGCAAAAGAGATGCCGACTGCATTCAAGCTCGGCGAAATCCCCTCACAGGCTAAGAATGGTCCCCACATTGACGCTGCGTCCACATTGGTTAAGGCAATTAATAGCCTCGACCCCGACCAGATTAAAGCAATGTCCAAAGATACTCAGCAGCTCATTGATACTCAGAAGAGCTTGATGGGCATGCTCGGAAATATGAAGCCGATGTTGAATGATGGAAAGGAGCTGATGGATACCTTCCAGCAGATGTTTGGTAAGTAAGGTGGATTCAAAACTTTAATTCCTAGAATCTATGATTTTAGAAATTAAGGTATCACAATGATACAATAGAGAATGGCACAGAGATGTCCACCAGGAATGGTTTGCTTCCCCAATAAATTTGGTATAATATCCTGGCCATCTGCAACTCTAGTTATCATCATGTTTTTGGCAATTAGTCTCATTATATGGTCATTACGTAATACACAAATACAACTCAATCTTCCACAAGGAATCACTCAGCCCCAAATCATCACAATGAATACAAAGGGTGATGACCGGTACTCGAGAGCCCCTGAGGCAGAGCGTGTATGGAATAATGGTCCCGACTACAGCCGAATCCCGTCACCCTCTGCACCATTCAATATTCCTACACAAGGTATTCCAGAATCCTATCAGTCTATGGGAATTGTTAAGACGGGTGATGGAAAACTTTTGCCACTCTACGGCAGACGTTCCATTTCAAGCCGAGAACGCTATAACTACTATACTCGCACGGATACATATAATCCAATACCCATTCCGGTCCAAATAAAGGGTCGTGACTGCCAGGACCAAGTGGGCTGCCCTGAGCTATATAATGGTGACACTGTTAAATTGGCTGCAACGAACGAAACCGGCGAAGTGACAATTTACCGTGTAAGCGATATTGTCAGATAACTAGCTTCTCAGAATAGATAAAGGAGGATGTCACTTCAGGCATGTGGTGGAACGAATATTGGATTCCCAATGAAATTAAATCAGAATATATTTGATAAATGGACCGGCTCTGCAGATGCAAACGTAGACAAGTTAATCGCTCCAATGGATTTTACTGTTGCATGGGCGCCATCTTCAAATCAATCACAACCTGTAAAAGTTACAGTAACAGATTCATTTGATATAGATATACAAAATATTGCAAATAATACTACATTAACTATCGGAGAAGGTGCCGTCTATAACTGTGTATCAAATCTGTCACTCGTCCAGATTCAACATGGAACGCTTTCTCAAGATAAGTCTGCCACACAAGAAGTCATATTGAGTTTTACAATAAATGATAAGGCTGCAAACCCCTCATCACCTCATGTTATTCTTTTTTGTAGACCTGTTGTCCTATATGACGGAACAAACGAGGGCAGTGCATTCTGGTCAAAGGTGAATCAGTCAGCAAAGACTGGTAATGCAATAGCCAATGCTATGAGGGCTTCTGATATTCAATCCATCTACGCATACAATTCTGATACTATGATGCCAATGATTACATATGATACATGTATAGCAACTCAATTGAAAGGGTCGGGTGTATCACCACTAACCGGCAGCCTAAATGTTCGTGTTCACGTTATTCCATACACGCTTTATGTTCCATCTGTTACCGATGGAACTGGAAAATGTACAAATATGTCAAAATATATATTTACAAATAGGATTATAAATATATTTAATCAATCAGGATATAATACTGTTCAATTTAATACTGGTCTTAATACGTTTCCAACAAACTCTAATAATAATCTCAAAGCCCTTGCACCATCTAGTCAAATAACTGCGTGGACTGATATTGAACAGAAGTTTGAGTATCTGGTACCAGAGGAGTTTATAGGAAAATCTGCGGCTGACATTGCCAGAATGAAGACTCTTCCTACGTCCTCACCTCGTAGAAAACAATATAAATGTTATACAATTAATCCAGAAAAGGATATTAAGAATGGGCAGATTTTAGTTGACCCGACTACAGGTGAATCGCTTGATGATGCACAAAAGCGCTCACTTCTTGATTCGGCGGGTGGAGATGCTAGTATGGCATTGGCATTAGCAGGTGGTCAAGTTCAAAATAATGGTATACAGCCTGGTGATGTAGAATCTATAGCTATGATTGTAATTTCAAGTGTTGGAGGGATATTATTATTGATATATCTGTATCATATATTTAATTTATTTATCACTAGCGACCCAGGCAAATGGACACATCTTTTAACATTCGCTGGATTATTTCTTATACTATTTAGTCTGGCAGCATATTTATCTCGTGACCCAAACTTAAAAAAATAATAAGATATATCCGGCTTTGATTATATTTCCTAGTATATATTAATGAGTTCGGCACCGTTTCTAATCTGGTTTTTTTGCATTGGAGTTAGCGCTCTGATGATAGGAGTCTTCATGAAAACTGGTTCCAATCTCAAGAACCCTATTAAAAAGGAGGGCTTCGAAGTAGGAGATATTCAAATAACAACATGCCCAGAAGGCTCAGCACAGTATATAAATAGTGAGGGTGATACAAATTGTTGCAATGGTGATATTGTCAACGGTGAATGCAACGGCACGAATCTATGTAGTCTATCTCCGACATCTAAATCTGTAATGTCATGTTCACAATGGTTACGAGAGGAATGGCAAAGAAGAGCAGGAAGATTCTGTCCCCGTTCAATGTACAATTACTTCGGAACCATCGGTCGAAATAGAGGGACCGAAGGATGCTCAGCTTCTCGGTGTAACCGTACTGGTTCAGCACCATCTGATGTAAATGCAGCGAAATGTACAATATATAATAGTGATGAACTCAATTATGGAAAAGCAGATAGTTGTGTAAATATTATTGAAAGAGATAATATGCCATGTCCTCAGGCGAATGCAACAAGAGAAATTGTTCCAAATCCAATAGGGCGAGATGGACAACTACCTCCAGCACTATTAAAATGCACATATACTCCTACAAATCGTTCGTCGTATGATATACCTGTACACTGTACAGACGTACCTAGATTTAAAATGTATATTAGTTCAACTCTTCCAAAAGAATGGGCACCTATTGCAGGTGCTTTTGTTGATATGTTTACAACAAAAGACGTTAATTTCTGTCCAGCAAGTAAAGCATATTTTGTAGATGGTACTTTGACTCGTGAAAATGCAACTGGACTTCCTGGACCTGCTGCTGCATGTCCAACAAAATAAGATGATAAATGATAACAGATAACAATAAAATCACATCATTTAATGACTTGATTTTTGTGTTGATTCATTAAAATCTTAATCTGAGCCGTTGCGGTTTGCCATAGCCATAGCCTCAGCGTGCTTCATATCACTATTAAACATTACTGCGGCTCTACTTCCTAGAGCCTCACTCACTAGAACATGCTTCTCATCTTGAGATTGTCCAACTGGTGAAAAATCATTATCGCTGTCCTCCTTCTGTGGAGTAAAATCTGCAGTCTCATATGTCTCATCAGCATGCCCGCCATCCTCCAAGTCAACCGTCATCTTAGGAATACTGTATGGGTCAGCAGCCGTTACAAGTTCGCCATTACTTGTGACTCCAATCAAGTCATTCTGATCATGCATAATGTATACGGCCACGACGACTAGAAAGACACCCAGACCTATAAACTTATCATATCTTATTGATGCTAAGACTAATATCACTGCAGCAAGACGTATAGGTAATGTATCGAGAGTTCTCCCTAGAAAGTCAGTGATTTTAGGTACAAACATGAATACAACAAATAAGAGTATTAAACCTAAAAGATTGGGGTCCACAGTCATTCTAAATCATATTATGATTTCTTTCGGTGCCGTCTTAAAAATTGACTCCGTGCATCTTTCTTGAGTCTGTAATCAGAATGAGTGTACTTACAACACACGGATATGCAGTACTCAAATCAGACCTTACTAAGGAGCTTGAGACCAAGATTCGCAAGGAACTCACGGTGAAACCTGTGACTATGCAATCCCGCTATAATGACCTAGCCGATACAGAGTTTCCGGTCTATCTAGAATCTGCAACTCGCATCTATCTCCCAAGAGTCTGGGCAAATGATAATCTAGGTCCGGCAGCTTCATCAGTTATGTCGGATGGATTGAAACTTCCTGCGACTTTGAATTTCATCGGGAAACCCTATGAATATCAGGAAAACATTATTAAGAAATTCCTGGATGCAGATGCAAATGGATTAATCTGTGTTCCTTGCGGAAAGGGCAAAACCTTCATGGCCGTTGCAATCGCCTTTCGTCTCGGCAGGAGATTCATGGTTGTCGTCGATAAAGAGTTCCTCTTGGACCAGTGGGCCGGAGAGATGCGAAACCTCATTCCCGGAATCCGAATTGGGCGATTTCAGGGAAACAAGGCTGAGGTAGAGCCGGCGGATTATGATTGCACAATTTGTATGATTCAGACAATTGTCCAGAGACAGATTCCAGAATCTGTTCTCCGGTCGTACGGTTTGACAATCTTTGATGAATGTCACCATCTCGGAGCCAAGCATTTCAGCAAGGTCTTGAGCAAGTTACAGACGAAACATATGCTCGGTCTCAGTGCAACTCCGACAAGAGACGATGGACTCACCAAAGTCTTTGAATGGCATCTTGGAAAGCCAGTTTATTGGGAGAAGCGGCGGGAGGCGGACGAAACTGTTTCTGTGGAAATTATGCGATACATTTCGGATGATATTGATTATACTGAAGTTCCGACGAATTTCAGAGGCGAAGTAATTCTGGCGAGACTTCTCACCCAGATTCTCGGATTCCAGAAACGAAACATATTCATTGCAGACAAGTTGAAGGAATTGATTAAGGAACCGAATCGTCGAATCTTAGTTCTCAGCGAACGAATTGGCCATCTGGAGGCATTGGAGGCTCTGATGAAACCGACCGGATGTGTTATGGGATATTACATCGGAGGCATGAAAACGGCGACTCGGGATTTGGCAGCTGAGGAAGCTCAGATTCTCTGGGCGTCGTATGCTATGGCGAGTGAGGCAATGAATATCAAGACGCTGAATTGCGTTCTCATGGCCAGTCCCCGCCGGAAGATTGAGCAGAGTACAGGGCGGATTTTGCGCCAGAGGCCTGAGGAGAGAAAGGTTGCGCCAATCATAGTCGACGTAGTTGACGTGCATAGGACAATGCAGTCACAATCAAAGCTCCGTATTGCTTATTATAAGAAATGCGGCTATAAGATTAAAGATGGCACAAATGCCGGTTCAGATGATGAAGGCGAGTTTGCTAACATAAAAAGTAAGAAGGTTGAGTATGCTATGATTGATGATGATTAATCACTAAATGCCTTTAAATACACGTAGCTTGAATCATCATCACCTGTTTTCTTAACATATAATTGAAATGTCCGTGAACTACCTGTTGCTCTAAATGTATAATCACCCATTACTTCTGTGGTGCCAGAGGTATAGCCACGAGCATTTATCATTTTTGATAACATCTTTTCAGGATCCGTACCATTTGCCATGAGGACTGCAGTAGCATCTTCAGCTAGGCCACCACCCCTCTGCTTTCTTGATCCGGACTTATTCTTCTTAGACTTATTCTTCTTAGACTTATTCTTTTTATTCTTTCGTCTGCCCCCAGTCTGTGTGCAGGCCTTGCTCCACATCTTGCCATCAAGAGGAACATTAAGGAGAACCGGGGCGCCCGTTGATCCGACCCACTGACTCGGGGCCGTCGTGTAGCGGGCCGTATGCTCCTCTAGAATTGGCGAAGCAGACGCAAGTAAGCTGCCCCCACCGGGTCCAACAGCCGCACCACCACCCTGTATACGACCATTGTTAAGGGGATTCGAGTGATTTGGCATGCAGTGGCTTGTGTCACGGTCAATCTGTGCAAATCCGCCAAGAGTTGCAGCCGATAAGTTATTTGTATAAGCACCTCCTTTCATGCCCGGAAGACCACCCGCCTGTGAAAAAGGGATTTGGCCAGGACGAGACGCACTAAGGCATGCATCATAGCGCTGATTCGTGGTCATATCCGTGCCTGATCCTGGAAGCAAGGGGCCGCCCATTGTCCAGCCGCTTCCTCCACCACCACCTCTGTGGCCCGAACGGCGGGTTCTTTTATTGCGAGTTTTGCGACTTGCCTTTTTACGCTGATTCTTTGCCATCTTCTATTTACATATTAGAAAAATAAATAGTTATTGTGGGCTGTCTAAGCGATTGAATCCTGGTAATATATTGATGCAATTTGGTCACCTGATAATACATAATCATATACTCTAAACCGTCTCATATAACCCTTATATGCTAGAGTACCAGTTCTATTTCTGCCAATAGTTAGAGTTTCACTTTGTAAGGGTCCAGGAGTAGTAAAATTTGATGTAGTTCTTAATCTAGAATTTAGATATGATATACATTGTCCAGTTGTAATATTTACTGTAATTGTAATATAGTTCCAGGCACCACTTGTTGGATTTAAACCAATTGTCGTATTGATGGTCTGTCCACCAGATATATAATAAAACTCAATATTTGCAGCAGTTATTTGTGTAACTACTCCACCGGATGTACCTGTTGCAATTCCCCATGGAACATAAGTCGCCAGCGTATCAATTGTATAGTACCAATAGCTAACTGAAAATGAGCCACTTGCAGCAGCCCTGAATGGTATAGTTAAATATATACTTGTTGAATTAGGAAACGATGCTGATAAGTATCCAACGTTAGTTCCAAAAGTAAATGTCCCATTAACAGTTGTAGTAAGAGTTCCAGCAGTTCTACCAGTGTTAAGTGTATTTGTTTCAAATAAATATTCTATCACAGGACTATAGTCAAATAGAAATGGTGACCTAAGTGTAATACCTATATCACTTGCCGCTGTTGCTAGTACTAGTGCATTTGTAGGATTCGTGGCCGTGTTTGCAATAATGTTCGAGACAACTGCAGCTCTTTCTGCATAAGTAAAAATCGTTCCGCCTATTGCTGAGACATTACGAGAAGATGCTGCGCCACCTCCACCTCCTTGACGAGTGACTCTGGCTATAATTCCAGCCTCAGCAGCGAGTTCCTGACCAAGAATATTGCCGTAAATGACCCGGTTATTATTCTTAGTAATAACATCTGAGGCAGACCCAGCTTTTTGAATAACTAAGTCGGACATCTTTTATTATAGTTAAATAAATTAAATAGTTATTGTGGGCTAGTTAAGCGATTGAATCTTGATAATATATTGATGCAATTTGGTCAGCTGATAATATATAATTATACACTCTAAATCGTCTCATATAACCATTATATCCTGCATTACCAGCTCTGTTTCTGCCAATAGTTAGAGTTTGACGATTTTGTAATGACATAGGACTAGTATAAATTACCGTAGTTTTTATTGCACCATTTAGATATGATATAAATTGTCCATTTGAAGCACTAAATGTAAATGTAGCATGGTGCCAGGTACCACTTGTTGGACTGAAACTGAATCCAGCATTTAAAGTCTGACCACTACCATCTGATGTTAATCTCATAGCAAAGCCATGAACTCCATTATTAATGTCTACAGTCGCTCCTGCAGCCCCACCTGTTCCCAATGCAAATGGGTTATTGATCGCTGTATCAATAGGATTAAACCAATAGCTAATTGACCATGAAGCAGCTCCAACATCACTAAATGGTGTAGTAAAAAATACACTCGTTGAATTGGGGAAATATGCTGATAACTTTCCAACATTAGTTCCAAAAGTAGGACTTACGCCAACAGTCGTAGTAAGAGTTCCAGCAGTTCTGCCAGTATTAAGTATATTTGATTCTAATAAGTATTCTATCATAGGACTATAGTCAGGTAATAATGGTGAGCTAAGTGTAATACCAATATCACTTGCCGCTGCCGCCAGTACTAGTGCATTTGTAGGATTCGTGGCCGTATTTGCAATAATATTCGAGACAACTGCTGCCCGTTCTGCATAAGTGAAAATTGTTCCGCCTATTGCTGAGACATTGCGAGAGGATGCTGCGCCACCTCCACCTGCTTGCCTAGTCACTCTTGCAATAATTCCAGCCTCAGCAGCGATTTCCTGGCCAAGAATATTGCCGTAAATGGCACGATTATTATTCTTAGTAACAACATCTGAGGCAGAACCAGCTTTTTGAATGATGAGGTCGGGCATATCTATTTTCTACATATTTTTATTCTTTAGAAACAATAACTCCATAAGCTTGTTTCATAGTTCGAGTGTCATAATAGGGTCCAATAGTTGCCTTCAATCCTGCATTCTCTACAGACGTGCTATGGTCAAGGTATGTCAGAAGTGATTGGGGGTGTATCATGTGTTCAGTCGTCAAAGTATCAAATGTAAGTCGTCCATCAGACATAAGACATGTCTTAAGATATGTATAAAACCGCTCGATATATTCTGGACTAACTTTCAACGATGGATTATATCTGATAGCATAGTCAACATTTGCCGTGAGAATGGTGCTAGGTAGAGTGTCAAGATATTCTTCGAAGTTATCAGAGTTGTATTTATACGTGTAGTTGAATGACGGATTTCGTTTCATCTGGGTCTCTATAAATTTATTCTGTCGTCTAATAACTGGTTCATAAAATGGGTATTTAATGTCTGGAGAGGACCATGCGGCCGCTGGTGACAGGTCATTATCTTTTGCTAGAGATATAAGCTCTCTCGTCCAATTGCGCTGCTGTTTCACCTCGTCAGAGAGAACAGGTGCAAAGAGTTCAAGTGTATTATAATATTCTTCATCAGGAAAGATTGCACAATTTATACCGACCGTGTTATATGCTGTGCCACCAGATTCAAGTAAGGCCTTGTAATGGATGAGTGGCAGAGTTGGAGTATTTCCGAAATTATCGGAATTCATATAGTTGATTTTTCCCGAAAATATGCCGATGAACGCCGTCATCTGACTCTCATTGAATACATCGAGAAGGCAAATACAGCCTGGTCGACCTCGCTCTTTCAGATATTTAATATTTATGTCAAGATTATCGGGGTAACCTTGACATACATATATCTCGTATGCATCCAGACGTTCTACATCTGATGCTCCATCGTGACAGCCATCGCCGGCCCAGAGAATCAACTTGAAACTAGAACCTTCGAGAATCCATTTAGGGATGTGGGGCGGCAGGTTTTTTCGGAAATCAATGACGGACATTCTGGTAGATACGATTTAATTATTGATAAAATAGTTCAATTTTATGTGTGATTAGGCAGAACCATCTTAGAGAACTCCCGTTTGACCTCGCCATTATAATCAACTAATACAACTGGATTCATACTCGGAGACATCTTTGCACATACACTACCATCTTTATAGGCTGTATACAAGGATTTACTAATTATATTTGTAATAGATAACATGCTCATATTAAATGGATACCAATACGTTGTGAACCAATAGTTCTTCACATCGAATATAGAAAATAGTTTAGCACGCACGGCAGGTTTAATCTTTGAGATAGACCCCTTTCGTATAGCCTTTACACACAAATGATTCCACGTTGAGTCGGTTCTAGGATCCGGTATAGTTTTCAATATACTGTGTTGACAAATAAGAATCAATAAATTCATAATCGGCTCCAAATACTTTTCTGGAAAGTAGTCAAAGATACGCAGCTCAATGCCGTGTTTCGTAAATTTATTGTAATTGAAATCGTAGCCAATTGTTTCTGGAGGATTATATGGTGAATCGGCGTGAAGTTCATTGAAATAGCATTCTGTACCCTTATAATTGAAGGTATCGAGTAATTTTCCCTTCTCCATGAGGTCGCTATCATACGTTCCCAAGCCAATGTAGCGACTGAATCCTAGACGTTGAGACCCACCAGGGTATTTAGAATCTATCATATGCAAAATATCGGGAGAGCCGTATAAGGCAATTAAGAGAGGCTCTATCCACTGAATTGCACGAATCGCATTCGCATGAACCGCCTTGAATTCATCCGGATTCTTAATCTGTCCATTTGGTCCAAGTTTCGTTGGAAGAGTTATATTGATATGATATGTTCCATTATTACATATAGCAATATTATTGGGATTGCTGGCGAATTTAGCAAACCCGTAATTGAAACGTGGATAGATAAGTGGTTCTTTGAACATAGTGAATTTAGATACCAGCCGTTTATTCATTTCATTCAAGAAACTAGCTTTAATAAATTTCAACTCATTGATCACCTTAATAGTAGTGGCCTTGTAGAAATTAAAGGTTGTAAATTCAAAGGTGTCACCGTCATATATCATGTTATTTTGAAAGAGTTGTTTGAAGATTGGACTAACCCGTCTAAGATATTCATCAATCGATTCATCACTGTATTTCCGATTCGGTGGTGTCCCTTTTAAATAAAGAGTTGCATGTTCTCCCAATAGGTCTGCCTTACGAAATAAATAGCTATTTATATATACTGGTACATGTATATCATCTGGAAGTTTCTTGAGAGTACTTGCTAACTCAGACCCCTTATAGTTCCTCCAGTAATTCACTGAATATCTCTCGGGTTTTTGATTCTTCTCTATGAATTTTCTAGGAACGGTTATCATATTCTCAAACATGAGATATGTCTCATTTTCAATGCCTATACCCCAGTATTCTTCATCGGTCCCCTTTAATGTTTCATAGAAATTTACATATTTTGTATGTTTTTCATAGGACTGTTTTGAGTCCATCTATTTATTAAGCTATAAAACACTCAAAACGATATAAGACTCAAAATCTTCATTCCACTCCGCCAAGACCCGTATAGGTTGCCCTGAATCTGATTTTTGTCTGAGAGCCTGACTAATTGTTAGAGTCTGAACACATGCACGACCTGCACCTGTATTTTCACCAGGTTTCTTGATATCATATACGTCTGGTTTTCCAACAACTGCTGTACAGATAAATTCATTTGGCCCACCGACAACTTTAATCGGTTGCGCTACTTGTGGAATAATCTTAAGAAGTCGGAATGTCGGAGAATCTGGCATGAGACAGAGATATCCTCCATTGAGTCCAGCAATCGCAACACGGACAGACTCAAGCGGATGCACCTGTGCTAAACGGATTTGCCAACCTAGCTGAAATTGTACATCTTCATACCAGACTGACGATGCGAATTTCTGTAGATTTAAGAATCGCTCACTATACGTGCTAAACGAACGAATTTGCTTTCCTTCTGCGACGATACAATCTTCAAGCTGAATGAGGCCCTCGGTCTGATATATGCTGACTGAGAATATCCACGTTCCAGATATACTCTCTCTATCGAGACGCATCGGTACGACATGCGGCTTTTCCGGGTCAGTCTCATCTATGATGACAGGTCGCTGCTCTACACCTATCAATAAAAGACCCTGTTTACTCTTATACGGTCTAACAAATGATACATAATTATTGGCCTTGATACGTGCATCATCACGGTCGGGCTTGTAGGAAACAGCTGGGGCTCGCAGAATATCAGGGTAAGATGCTGGTATTCTGCCAATCCAATTTCGTTCGCTGGAAGATGGGTTTAGGAATCTGGGTTCGGTTGATTCAGGTGCTGATGAACGAGGGCCTTTGTTGCGCCCGTGATGCTTCGACATATTCTACTTTAATCTACGTGTTTTACGTTTAAGCTTGGACTTTGCACTTTTTAGAAAAAAGTGCGCAAAAATATACTTTTTTAAAAAAGTATGTCAAAAACTGTTTGCACTTTTATAAAGCCCATACAGTTTTTGCGGACTTTTTTCTAAAAAGTCCATTTTTTGACATACTTTTTTTCTAAAAAAGTATATTTTTGCACGCTTTTTCCTAAAAAGCGTTTAGAAAGATGAGAATGACCCAGACTCCGATGAGTCATTTGCAAAGATTCCCTGCATGAATTCGCCACCATTCTGCGCCATCTCAGGGGCGAATGCCTGCATGGCATTTGATGCCTGATTTGCAGATGATGACGCAATTCCAGCAGCCTCACCGATATCTACCGATGTATTGCTTGGTGCGGGCTTGAACATTCTCTCGGGATGACGTAAACGCTCAGGATGCGCTGCACTCTCCTCATTCGGTGCATACGGGTCATTCGCAACTTCAGGCATCGTGATTCTTACCTCATCAGGATTAGCCTCCTGATTTGGGGCCGATGGGCCTGCACCGACAATGCTGCGTGCTGGATATATGCGAGGCTCCCGCTCTATGATTGGTGCAGGCGTAGAAGTATTAAGATTGAGGAATCCATCTCTTGGCATAAACCATAGCCCAACTGTCAGAATTACTAGAACCGCAATTAATAGACCTATGCGGAATGACATCTGAGCCAATCGGAGGAAAAAAATACGGCGATTTATCTTTATGTTCATCGAAGCTGTGCGCCGGATACAATGTATTTTACAGACCACTCTGGAATTTGAAACCCACCCTTTTCTAGGATAACTGGTAAAACCTCTTTCCAGACTATATTAGTCGGAGTCTCATATAGCTGCAATTCTTCTAGTACTTCTATGAATCCAGTATCAGTAATTTGCCGGTCTACCACCTTCCATGAATGCTCTTGGCCATTTGATGCCCTCTCATATCTTATATCTCCTGCATCCCAAATGCTCAGAGTATCCTTTGTTGGTCTCATTGCAATAGTATTCTTTGTCCAAATGCGCTTTAGCATACGACTACCTACTAAATTTGAGTCGCTGGTATTTAAGCACAAGTAGCATATATTGAATAGATGCCAGGAATAATTACAGGATTAGAATTACGTCAGGATGGCGATGTTGGTTCAATTAGTATTAAGCAGGCAGGTCAAACACCCGTACTAAAAGACTTCCAGTCATTTCTTAAGAAAAAATCTGCACCTGCTGTTATAACTACGTACAGCTATGCTGCAAAGCGTATTACGATTATTGGCTATACAAAGGGGAAAGAGGAGGACCTCTCGCAGCACCAGCTTCCACCGCCTTATGAGGGTCCTGAGATATACGGCAGTCTAATCTTAATCATGCATTCAAATAAGACTACATGGGATACCTCGACTGCATTCGATGCATTCTCGCCTGCAGACTATGAAGTGTTTTATGAGAAGGCGTGTTCTGGTGAGCTTGAAAATGAGATTGTCGAAGTTGATGAAGATGTTGATGCCGATGCAGACGTGGTAGATGAAGATGCTGATGTTGATGAGGATGCTGATGAGGATGCGGATGAGGATGTGGATGCTGATGCAGCTATTGTCGATGAAGTTGATTTAGAGGAAGAGGAGGAAGCGGCACCAAAGCCTCGTATTAGCAGAAAGGTTCCAAAGATTGACCCTCAGCAACTACAGTTTCATTTCAAGTCGACGCTTGTACCAGAGACTGAATCGAATCAGGATGCTATGATGGCATGCAAGCATCGCAAGGATATCTTTACAGTATTCAAAACGCTCCTTTCAGATGTCTGCAGTGATAAAGATATATGCGAGCTTGAGCGGGGAATTTATAATGCAGCTCTGAATGAGGCGAATCTACGTCTAGTACCTCTATCTTGGGAGCATTCGACCTTCAAGTGGATATATAATATGATTTCAAAACGTATAGTATCGAATTTCAATCCAAATTCCTATGTTGGTAACCCGCACTTGATTCAAAGGTGGAAGGACGGCGAATTTACCTTGGACCAGATTGGTTCATGGACCCCGTATGATTTGAATCCAGCTCACTGGAAGGACTTGAAGGACCAACAATTCAGACGGGAAAAGCGTATCCTGGAGGGTAATCTTGCAATGGCGACTGATAGATTCCGTTGCTCACAGTGTAAGAAGAAGATGTGTTCATATTATGAGCTGCAGACTCGTTCTGCAGATGAGCCGATGACAATCTTCATTAGCTGCTTGAACTGTGGCAAACATTGGAAACAATAATGGACTTTTTGGGAAAAAGTCCGCAAAAATGAACTTTTTAGAAAAAAGTTCACAAAAAATAGCTTTACGCTTTTTAGAAAAAAGTATGTCAAAAAGGTGCTTTACGCTTTTTAGAAAAAAAGTATGTCAAAAAGGTGCTTTACGCTTTTTAGAAAAAAGCGTGCAAAAATTGGGACAACTAAGGCAGCTAAAAGGCCCGTGAATTTCCATCTAAACACTTCCCAATCTAACTAAACTATATGGACGTTGTTAATGAAGTGAGTCCCAAATTCGTAAGTCAGCCAATCACTGATGTGAAGCCCTACAATCAGAATGTCGGTTCGCACCACGTGTTCAAGGACGTATATTCTTTTTTTGGTAACAAAATCATGAATTCCGTCGCAGTATATGTCGGGTGTCTCAATTGGAAGCTAGACCTCCAACTTCTAGAGTCATACGCCGTACCCACAGTTATCTGTGACCCCTTCGGTGATGACCCTGCATGGTCTACAGCAGTTCTAGAGAAGCGTACAAAACTAATGGACTGGATGAAGTATCTCAAGGAGTCCGACTGTGGAACACACTTTGTGAATCCAAAGTGGATTCAGCCACTTGTCGAGTATCCTGGCAATTTCGACGGAACTATGAATGTTACAGCCGATACTAGCGTTCCAGTTACCTCTTGGGAAAACCTTGTTAACAAGGCTGCATCTCTAAGAAATAAAGTGTCAACCGAGGAGCCGCATTTTGCCTTGTGCAGAATTGAGCTTCATAATGAGGAAATCAATATCGTATCAAGCCTTTTAGCATCGAAATACCGACCCTCTCTCCTCTACGTTCGCTGGTCAGAGTCACCAGATGAGAGTCAGTTGACATGTGAGGCCGCAGGTCATCTTCAGAGTAGCGGATACCGCCTAGTCACCGTAAATACAAATGGGTTCTTCCTTTATCATTACACTGCGCAGGATATCTACTCCTGCTGCTCATGGACGAAATCAGGAATGAAACATCCGTTCCTAGATTTAATGAAAGAGCAGGTTGAGGAGTTTGTTTCATCTCTCGGAAAATCGCCAGATAGACTAGAGAGTGTGAAGGATGAGCCGGCTGTTTCTGAGGGGACTTCCAATCGTTGAATCCCACCTTTATAAGACCAGATTTACATCATTAAAAAATATATCGTCTCGTAGAGCATCAACTCTGTCTAGCATTAAACGAAATATATCGCATAATCAGAGTGGTATCAATAGAGATGCCAGACAAACAGTCCCGGTTGAAATCTTTAACAGTTCGATTATCACACACCAAGCGACCAGGAAACGACTTTTACCGCTATGTAAATCAATCGTGGACGAAGATGACGCATATTCCCCAGTATTCTACTAATTATGGTGCAAGTGAAGAAATAGATAAGAAGAATAATGCGAAAATACTTAAGCTCGTTAATGAGTTGGGTTCATCAAAGCCAACATCTGAAGAAGTTCCAAAGAATCCGAGAGACCATCTTCGCTTTTTCTCATATATTTGGAATAATACAAGTTCAGAAAAGGAGGAGGAATATATGAAACTCCTCTTTCACGATTTAATAAGTTCGAATGAGTCTGATAACGTGGTACATTTTCTTGGATGGTTAATGAGGGCCAATGTAGACACCGTGATAAATATGACTATAGATACAGAAACTCATTCACCGTTTTTCTTAAGAACTAAATTAAGTGTAGGAAGTCTAAGTCTGCCTTTAAAATATTATTCTCGTAAATTCAAGAAATCAGCAGTATGGCTTGCATATGTAAAATATGTCGAAACATGTTCTATTGAATTAGGTCTACCATATTTACATTATGCAATAGAGGCTGAAACGGAACTCGCAGAGATTATAAATATGGATACAACTATGAATTCTAAAATCTATAATGGAAATGACCTATTTCATCTTGTGCCTGAATTTCCATGGACCCCCTTTATGGAGTCACTTCATATTAAATCATGGAAAGCCCATAAATTTATAGTACGAGACCCAACATGTATTAAGCGTATTTTGAAATGGATAATTAATACGCTAGTTTCAAAGCCAGAACATGTCGCCGCCCTATTTACACTCCATTTATTGAATATGTCTGCGTCCCACTTGAGACCGTCAATTAAAACCGCAGCATTTAATCTCTTTAAAAAGGCACTATATGGAGTCTCAGAAAGTCCAAACAATAATTTAAGATATATATCCGCTTTATCTGACACATATCCTGATATTCTATGCAATGAATTCTCCGATGCCGATTATGACAGTTCAAAACTCAAGGATATTTATTCTATGGTCGATAAAATAAAGGATGCTGCAATCGATGTTATAAATGAATCAACAATGATTTCGAAACATACAAAACATCTAACGATTGAAAAAATCCATAGAATGAAGATTGAGATTGGTTCAACCCATTCTAAATATGTTCCTGATGCGCCATATTATCCAGATAGTCTTATTCACACGATTTTATCGGTAAAAGAGACTCGTAATAAATTTATTCTATCTCACGCTGGTGCTAGACCAAATAAAGATAATATTATATATCCATGCTTTATTGTTAATGCATCGTATTATGAGGACTATAATGTTATGATTATACCATGGGGTATTTTACATGAACCCTTTTATTCAAAATCCACACCGCTTGGCTGGAATTACGGAGGAATTGGTACAACACTTGGCCACGAATTGTGCCATGCCTTTGATATAGAGGGGATTAATTATAGCCCTAGAGCTACATATAGAAAATGGTGGACCCGAAAGGAGCGGTCGAATTTTAAAACGAGGACTAGAAAGGTAAAACAATTCTATAGTAAATTCAAACATTATGGACAGCATTTAGATGGGGATAAAACCTTGTCTGAGAATTGGGCAGATTTTGGCGGCCTCCTACTATCACTTCGTGCATTAAAGAAGGATGCTGACAGAATGAAATTGTCTGAAGATGATAAACGGGAAGCTATACGTACCTTTTTTATCAGCTATGCGTCGTCATGGAAGGACTGTATTCGCAGGAAAAAGGCTATTCAACAAATGAAAAAATCAGTGCATTCCTTACCAGAGGATAGAGTGAATAGAATTGTTCCGCATTTTCAAGATTGGGTAGATATATTTCATGTGAAAGAATCGGATGACCTTTTTATTCCGGTTAAAGAGCGACTAAAGTTTTTATAGTATAATAAATTAGATGACTTCTGAAAATACCGAAAGAAATATTCTTATTCGGTATTCTGAGAATATTAAGCCTGAAAGATTATCCACGCCGTTCATGTATATAGACGGGCAGTATGGATATGATGTAAAAACGATATATAGAAGGATTGTAACACAGCCTAAAGTAGATTTGGGGAATTTTCCAGATACATTTCCGCATACGATTGCCGAGTATTATTGGATTCAAGAGGGTCAGCCTATGAAGAATAGTTGGATAGCACTCGGTTCTTTAAGAAATGGTCTCTATTTCTATTACACTGCATTTACCGATAGTGCAGAGGCCAAATTCCCTGTAAATGGGCATATGAATTTATGGGTATCTACCCGATACAGTGATTTGATACAATTCGCCATGGATTCTGAAACATATAAAAAGTATATTGGTGAGACTAAGCCATTATAGGATAAGCAAGTCTGAGAGTCGCCACATTTCAAATGTACCATCAGGCATTGGGCGCTTGATAATAATAGGTAGACGCCGAGCCTCAAGTTCAAGTCTTGCAATCTCTCTTATCTCAGTTACATGTTCTGGAACAGCTATGTAAGGTCTTGCTCCTAGACTGAGTTGATTCGTTCTAAATCCGAGTACCTTTGTCTTCTCATACTGTGTTAAGAAGGGTGAACTCCGATGCTTAGAATCTACCTGCCCATCTGCATTCGTGAATGTGGGAGGTACATTCGTGAGAATAAGATCCATGGATACACTCTCAATTGTATCAATACGAGCTTCTGGATGAAATTTCAGAAGCTCGTTACCTAAATCACGCTTCTGTGTGTCTTCTACAATCATATCGTCATCTAATTCCTGGTCTTCATCATAATTATCATAATCATACTGTTCGTCGTCGGCCATGCGGTATACTATTTAACACTAGAATTCATTTTTAGGCCTAATTTACCGCTTAATACGTAATTTAATTGCAATGCAATTAAATTAAGTACATTAACGGTAGTGACGTGAATTTACCAAAAAATATTATTTCTGCCCCGAAGGGGTGGTGCAATTGATTTTGGTAATTCACGGTTGGCCTAAAGTTGAAAGCGATATATTCATAGTATAGGGTATGGCTGCAGAGAATGATACTACCACGACTTCGTATGAGTTAAAGGAATATAGAACATTTGATGAAATGGGACTTCCTGATAATTTGCTTAGAGGTATATATGCATATGGTTTTGAAAAGCCGTCTTCTATTCAAATGAAGGGGATTAAGCCCATTTTTGATGGCCACGATTTAATTGCACAGGCACAGTCTGGTACCGGAAAGACTGGTACATTTACAATCGGCAGTATTGCTCGCATTGACACGGAGATTAAGCAGGTTCAGGTTCTCTGTATGGCACCAACTCGTGAACTTGCCCAGCAGATTCACGCTGTTGCAAGTGCAATTGGTGAGTCAGTGAAATTGAGTGTATATGCCGCTATGGGAAAGACACCTGTCCGTGATGATATTCGTGCGTTAAATCGGGGTGTTCACTTCCTTATTGGAACACCGGGACGTATCTATGATTTATTGAAGAACCATCGGGCATTTAGCACGAATCACGTTAAGGTCATCATTATTGATGAGGCGGACCAGATGTTAGAGGATAGATTCCGTGAGCAGCTGCAGTGCATTTTAGATGTGGGCTTTCCTTCTAGCGCTCGCTGCGCACTATTTAGTGCTACGATGAATCCTGATGTAGTCGAGTTTGCTGAGAGGATTCTAATGAACCCTGTGCGTATTCTTATACAGCCTGAGGAGGTGAATTTGAAGGGTATTACACAGTATTGTGTGAATCTAGACCGTGAGGATTGGAAATTCGATGTCTTGCTCGATTTCTACCGAAATCTCAATATTGTCCAGGCACTCATTTACTGTAATAAGCGCCAGAAGGCCGAGTGGCTTGCTGAGAAGATGACGTCAGCTGGGTTCCCTATTACATGTATCCATGGTGATATGGAAGTAAAGGACCGTATGGATAGGATGGTTTCCTTTAGAAAGGGTGAGACCCGTGTTTTAATCAGTACTGATTTACTTGCACGTGGTATTGATGTGCAGCAGGTCAGTCTAGTCATCAATTATGAGCTACCAGTACAGATTGAGAATTACATTCACCGGATTGGTAGGTCGGGTCGCTACGGTCGTAAGGGAACTGCAATTAATCTAGTGTGCAATGATGAGAGTCGTTTGATGAGTGAGATTGAGTCGTTTTACAAGATTCAGGTGAATCAGTTGCCAGAGGATTTAAGTCAGTTGAGTTTTAATTAGTTTTAATTAGTCTAGTATAAAAATTTAAATGCCATTTTTACCGTAGAGTACTTAATTTAAGCACTCCACGGTAGATGATTTTATTGTGATTGGACTTAGCGGCGGCCAAACTGCTTCTTATACAGTGAGGACTTCAAGCGTTTCTTCGGCGGTTCAGGCTCTTTTTCAATATAAGATTGTCCAACCATACGACGATATCTTATCATAGCACGATGCGCCTGCGCTCGGCGTCCAATGCAGAACGGTATAGTTCCTCCAATCCAATTTGGAACATGTTTGATATCTTTGGCGAGTTGTATTCATACTTGAATTTGCATAGCTTTGGCGACTTGTATTCAGCCTTGAACATGGATAGCTGCATGATGCAAGACCAGGCCTGTTTTCCAAACGTAGAGTTATATGCATAATACTGTGGTGTCGCACCCGAATCATCCTGCTGATTATAGTCAGCGCCTCTCTTCAAAAGGTATGAAACAATCTTATAACAGTTATTCTTCGATGCTTCTATCAAGATAGTCGTCCCATCAGTATCAGGAGTTCCAAGTACATTCTCAAATAGGTTCATGTGATTCGTGTCAGCTGCCATCTGTTCAAATTGACATATACGACTTAATAACTGACTCTCATCTTTATATACCATAACACCTCCCTTCTTAAGAACAAGTTTACGTTTAGTAGCACTTTCTACAGGTTTTTTGTATACAATAACACCGTCCTTCTTAATAATATTAAGAACTTTTACAGGTGTGCTATGTTCTGCCATTATCTGTAGAAGTGTCTTCTTATTGGGACCATATGTAGTTTGAATGAGAAAGGGGAACCAGATGCGCTCATCAGTCATAGTTTCCTTTGAAGCATAGACTGCCTGGCGGCAATCTTCGGTATAACCATTCCAGAATAGAAGATATAGAATATCTTCGAGTCTTGCCATTTTGTTTGCATACCACAAGGTGAGAATCAAATTCAATTTTATTTTTGCTCATTATACCAATTAATAACTATAAAATTGAAATACGATTCATTTGACTTTTTTGTATCAAAGTCAAATGATTCATATGAAATGTTCAGTGCCTCGTTCTCTTATTATGCGTGAGCGAGTTTGCGATTACTGCCGAGCCAATCAATCTGTGCCGATAAATGATGCCTCAGTATCTATCATGCATAATTTTGGAATTCTCAGTTGTAATCAGCACGGAGCTTGGGCAAGGCGTGATTGTAATGCATATTTGGGTAGAATAGGACGTATTCGTATGGCAGATGCAGAGCTTATTCCAGATATTAAACGATTTCTTGATATTCTAAGAGTACGAGAAAGCGGATTTCCTGTCGTGCGTAGTTGTGGTGATATTGACCATGGATGGATATTAGCTGGATGGTCTCTTGATACACCGGACCATATTACTAAGACTTCAACAGGAGAGTGGTCATTAATAGTTAAAACAATCGATGAAAAACGAAATCTTCTTAAAGCTATTTATATCAGTGAGTATCTTCGTAGCGATATGACTTGCCACTTTCCTGAAGGGTTTGCCCAGACAGTAGAGAAGGCATTAACGGCTCTCAATTCAGGTATTATATATAGTGACGAAATGCGTGAATGGAACGAGCTATCTCAAGAGCCGAATAATGGATATGTATCAGATGCACCGTATATTCAGAAAGTAGTTGATGCATCTGGAAATACGTTTCGTGTATTAATCCCACAAAGTGAATAAAAATAGTCTAAATTTAATTATTTCAATATTTTTTTGAAATATCGATTGTGTTAGATATAGTTATGTTCACCCAAAAGTGCATTCATAAGGGTCTGAGATATCATAGCCTCGACTGCTGTAATATCTCTCTCTGGCTCTCGCACTCTTCGACTACTGACTAATCCATTGACTGTTTGATGCGGAAGCGATGGAGGTTGAAGCAGCGGCGCAGCTTGCGCTCTTAGGACTGGTGAGGCTTGTCCAACTCGGCTCTCTGGTTCTCTGATATCGTGTCGGCATGTAGGGCATACCACCGATTCACGAAGGAGCCAGTTATCAATACAGCTCTTATGAAATTGATGGGTGCAGACAGTGAGTGTTCGTACCAATTCTCCCTGACGCATAGTTTCTTGACAGACGGTGCAGTTCGCATCCAAATCTTGTTCTAAGGTTGTATATGTAGATGCTCTCTCAATAGCATCTTCACTTGCATGAACAATCACATCTTCAAATAAAGGTGCCTGTCTAACAATTCTGGGAGTTCTCATTGATGCTAAGAGGGACACGAGTCTATCCGGGGTTGTGAATTCAACATTTACTTCATCAGCTCTTCTTGTAACTGGTGGCCGAACGGATATTGGTGGTTGTGGTGGCTGCGCAGCACGTGCATACTGTCTTTGACCATAATCAAAGAGGTTAAAACGGGCCCTAGTCTGCTGTTGAACATATTGTAGAAGGTCTTGAACAGTTAGAAATCGGGTTGAATTGTATAAGATATCTGGGAAGTAGTTATGTATATCGTCTAGAAGAGGAATCTCATATACTCTTGTATAGCTCATCTTCGGTACTGATACTATTAGGTGAAAAAAATGAATGGTTCAAATTTACGAACTGATAGTATCATTTCAATGGATACCAAGGGACAAATAGGTCTGGTGAATATTGGTAATACATGTTATCTGAATTCCATTCTTCAGTGTCTGCGCCATATACCCGATTTAACTGTATTCTTTAATAAGCATTCTGAATCGTGGATTCGTAAAGGTGAAGACAAAGAAATCACCCTTTGTAAGGCATATCGGACGCTTGTAAATGATTTATGGGCGGCATCTCCACCATCGTATCTGCGACCTGCCGGATTTGTACACTTCTTTCGTCTAGCGCTACAAGACACCATGTTTGACCATATGATTAGTCCGATGCAACATGATGCACATGAGGCACTTGTATTCTTGATTGACCAGCTGCACGAGGGAATGAAGCGGGAACTCAAGCTGAATATTATGGCGCCAGAGGGTTCTCCTGTCTATGGTGCATTGACTGCATGGAAGGAGAAGGTTGCACCGAATTACTCGCCAATCGTCGATTACTTCTTTGGTCTCATGCAGGTCACAGTCGTTTGCCAGGGATGCAAGAATTCCAGCTGCAAGTATGAACCGTTTAGTGAAATTGTCGTGCAATTCCCTGACAACAAAGAGGCTAATTTAGTGCAGTGTATGGACCATCAGTTTCAGGGAGAGCCGATTGATGAATATCAATGCGATGTATGTTCACCAGACTCAACGGATGGTTCACCGAAGCCGAAACGGCATCCTGGAATCATCTACCGAAAAATCTGGAAACTCCCCCAGAACTTGATTCTTGTTCTGAAGCGATTTAATCCGAATGGGTCAAAGTGTAATGCAAACTTCAGCACTGACGCAGTCATGAAGTTTGATAAATGGTTTGCGGATACGAGTCCGGAATCGAGTAAGGTCGCCGATTACACTCTGTTATCCATGGTAGACCACCACGGGTCTACGTCTGGAGGCCACTATAATGCACAAGTGAAGAGTCCCACGACTGGCCTATGGAATATTTACGACGATGAGAGTGTTAGTAAATTGATGGATGGGTCAAAGCCCTTCTTTGGAAAAATGAATTATATCTTGTTCTTCAGAAAGTCCTAGATTTCCTGGATTGGTTCTTATATTTCTTAGTTTTATTTCTGTATTTTCTAGACCCCCCACGCACAACTGGTGGAGCTTCAGCTCTTTGGAAATCTTTTTCCCATATAATTTGAACACTTGCATCATTGTGACTTGTGCTTGTTACATCAGTAGGAAGATATGCTAAGCCCATAGTATAACTGTCGCTTAACTTTTTTCTCATACTGGCTGACATATAATCAGGTGTTCCTTCTCCATACCATCGTTCACCGATACGATTCGTTAATCCAAAATCAATTAATTTACATCCAACGGGTTTATCAGAAGTTCCCTCAGTAACAACAAAAATATTGGCAGGTTTAATATCTTGATGAACATAGCCTTGTGCATTCAATGCCCGTTGTGCCGCCTTTATTTTCTCATATAGAAAATTGTAGGTTGCTTTATTATAGGGACTTGGTTTGTACTTAATAATAAATTGTTCTAAATTCATACCAGGAAGGCTTTCAAATATTAAATATCCTGCGCAGTATATAGCATCAATTCTAGTATATTTTGCACCTTTTAAATTTGATATGAATTCAGGTATCCTTTTTGTTAAATCAATCGCAGCTTGAATTTCTCTTTCAAATGAGGATATTTTTCCTTTTACATATTTAACAAAATATGGTTCACCAGCAACTTCAACTTGATACACTGTTCCGAAGGAACCTTTCATTGTTGTAATATGTTTTTTACTTTCTTTAGAAAATTCTCTAGAACATGCATTAATAAAGTCAATATGTCCATAATAAATTACACCAAACTCTTCATATCTGTCTAATCTGAAAGGGTCAAAGTCTCCTGCAGCTGCATTGCGTAATGATGCGATTCTCGGAGCATGTAATGCTAGATATGATGTGGGTTTTTCCGCAGATGCTTCTGCTGCTAAGCCAGCATATGCATCAAGTGCTGGTGATTTTGGTGGTGATCGTGCTGGTGATGCTCTAACCGTAGAAATAGGTGGTGATGCTGCTGGTGATGCTGCTGGTGATGCTGCTGGTGATGCTGCTGGTGATGCTGCTGGTGATTCTCTAGGTTTAGTAAGTGGTGAATTTCTGGGGGCCGGTGGTTTACTACGTTTATATTTTTGTAAATAAGAACTCATATCTATTTTATACTAATAAAATAGACATGAGTCGTTGTGGTGTAAATCGTTGGGGTCCCGGAACAACCTGTGAACGCCCTCAAAATACAGAAGCCTCAAAAGAACTCAAGGGACGCCTTGAAGAACTACAAAAAGAAAGGGCAAAGCAAGACCAGGTGTGGATTACACCAGAATCAAAGCCTGCCGATACATTGCAAACGAATCAGCCTAAGTATACATCCTCATCACGCTCGCATCCATCTTAGGCTTCTTATCCTTGATGAATTTGTCCACATGCTCCTTCTTCAAGATAAATGGCAACGAGAAGTCCTTAATGTGGAATGGAAGGTCTGGTGAGTTGAATAGTCTCAGCATATTCAGCTTCTGTGCAACCTGGTCCATACAGCGCTTCAATTCACGCACACCCTTTTCATCAGTTGCATATGTCTCCAAGATATGAGCAATGACCTCCTTCGGAATACCAATACGCTCACCGAGGTTCACCTCCTTGAGCGCCGTGGGAAGAAGGAACTTCTCTGCAATCTCCATCTTCTCCTTTGCTCCATATCCCTCTAGCTCAACAACTAGGAATCGGTCGAGAAGAACACGGTCAATCTTAGAGATGTCATTTGCACTGAATACAAACATGGCCTGACTCAAGTCGAGTGGAATTCCCGTCAGATACTTGTCCTCAAACTCACCATTCTGCGTCGGGTCAGTGAGATGCACGAGTAAGTTCTGAATCTCCTCACCCTTCGCCGTTGTACTGACCTTATCAAGCTCATCAAACATGAGAACCATTGACATGGATTTCGCAGACACGAGCGAGTTTACAATCTTGCCACAGTGACTTCCCTCATAGACCATCTGGTGACCGCTGAAGGTACTCGCATCACTATCGCCGCCGAGAGAGATGAACTGGAAGGGCCAGTCAAGAGCCTTCGCAATACCCTGTTTGATAAGACTCGTCTTACCAATACCAGGTGGTCCAGCAAGAAGCAGCGACATGCCTCGTGCTGAGGGATTCGTGATTTTACTGGCGATGAACTGGAGAATCTGGAGCTTGGCCTCATCCTGACCGTAGATTGCATCATCGAGGCACTTCTTTGCACGAGCCATGAAAGCCTGGCATGCATCAGGTCCATCCTCCACCTTTACAGGAACATCCTTGCGAATTCCGAGAGGGAGTGACGTGGCCTTCTCAAGCCAATTACGCATCTTGAAATACTCGCCGCTGCCAGGGTCCAATGATTGCAAGCTGTTATACTTTGCAAGAAGCTGCGCCTGAATCTCCGGCGTCGTCTTCATGTTGAGAATCTTAAACATGGCCGGTTGGTCTTTTGCCTTCGGACGATTCTCAAGGGCCGTAATCATTCGCTTCTGGTCATCCTCCTTGAGTGCCTTGAACTGGTCGATGTGGTCATCAATCGTCTCGGTCTCAATCGGCTCAGTCATCAGCTTGAAGAACTTCTGAACTGACTCTGGCTCCTTCTTGATTTTGTAGCGCTTTGGAATCATGCGCTCATCAACTTCCTCCTCATCAAATCCGAAGTTGAGGAGAATACGATTCTTTGGAACTTCGTCATCCTCCTCGTCCTCCTCCTCCTCGTCATCCTCCTCCTCGTCATCCTCCTCCTCGTCCTCGTCCTCATCGTCCTCCTCTTCCAAGCTGGTTGTAGGTGATTCAACCTCATAGTCATCATCATCTTCCTCTGAATCAGATACGACTACGGTCGGCCTCTTTTTCTGCTCCTTGATTAGCTTCTTCTTGATTTGCTGAGAGGCCTTTACTGCCGCCTTGCGTGGCTTGAACCCCCTGCGATTCCGGGGGGGTTCCTCAGAGATAAGTGATTCGGAATCGGAAGAATATGCAATGAGACCACGAAGATTGCCACGGCTGTCGACATCGTCGTCTTCATCGTCAGCACGACCACCACCACGCTTCTTCTGAGTCACCTTCTCCTTCTCCTTATCCTTCTTATCGGAACGCTTCTTATCCTTGGAATCCTTCGGAGAGCGGTTCATTCTGTCTGACTTCTTGATTTTAGGGTCCATGAAATAACGCTGGTATACTTAAACAAGTTGACTAGCGTGATTCAATTTTATACTTTTTTACAAAAAGTATGTCAAAAAGCACTTTTTAGAAAAAAGTGCTAGTGCTTATTCTTCTTAGACTTGTTCTTGCGATTCTTATTCTTATTCTTATTCTTCTTCGTCATATTTAATCCACCACCACGAATGATTCTGGCTGCCGTACGATTAATTCTCTTTCCAAGAGTTCCTAATAGTGTTGAACTACGACGGAGGACATTTCTAGCCGCTCCAGCGCCAGCATTAATAGCATCGCTAGCCCCAGTTATTGGTAAAGATACAGCATTTGCAAGTTTTCCAGCAACACCCATTTTCTAATATGACCCTATAAAATAACGCAGAGTCATTTATTTAAGAAGAAGGTCCCTCAAATCCATGCAAGCGAAGCGTGATTTGCTCGACAGACCCGGAGCATCCTCTTTAATCCAAAGGTCCAAATCTGAAACTAAAAGTTCCTTAATTGTTTTTCTAACCAGCTTCGGAACTTTTGAACTACATAACTGTTTTAAACAATCCATATATTCTTCAATCGTCTCCTTAAAAGCCGCATCTGAAAGACATTCCACAATACACGTCTTCAACATCTCAATTGTAGATTTCATCGTATTGGAATCTAGCACTTCAAGTGCCGTCAATTCCGCCAAAAACTGACTATATCCAAGGCGACATCTCTTATCAATATTTATATCAGGAGTATCTCTAATTTTCCAAATATCCAAATACTTTGTATGAAGTGCTAACATTTCTTCGAGAATAACCGGATATTCCTTCTTGATTTCTGACAAAAGCTTTGCAAACAGTGCGCAAAACTTTTCTTCAGCTGCTGCCCTACGAAACACTAGCCACGTGAATTCACGCACGAATTCCCTCTGGTCGCTACCCAAAATCTGAAAGAGAAACTGTTTAACATCATCATAGGTCTTAACACTAAAAATATTGAGTTTATTCATAATGACTGTATTCAAAATCTTATCATCTCCCTTCTTTGCACCATTGTGAAAACGACTTACATAACGCATGGGTGCCGGTGATATAGGTGTCGGTGATATAGGTGTTGCAGTAGGGCTAGAAACAGATGAATTTGAATAAAATGAATTGGCTCTTTGAATTGGCTTGAGTTGCTGATTTGGACGAAATGAATCATTGTGACGCCACCTATTCCCCGTAGACTGTGGACTTGTACCGGTATTAGGTCGATGACGCCATCCTTGTGATGACTGTACCTCCTGATTACTCCTAACTCTGATGGATTGAACACGGGTTCTCAGTTCATCAGAGACTACGTGGAGCTCTGACCGGAATGCTAGAATCTGCTGGACCAGAGGGGATATCGTACTGGCCATTATACTTATATACAATGATAATCATTTAGGTGATTTTACGATTAGTATGCGTTATATTTACAACCATTCTAAACTATTACATTATCAGGAATGGATATCGCCCATATACTTCAGGAATGCCGAATGGATGCAGTTCTAGAAAGACTTGAAATCAAGAGCCGGTCTGCAAAAGAGTTATTCAAGGGTCAGGCAAGTCGCTGGGTAACAAACCCCGACATTTTATCTGCACGGTCTGAGGGATGGCGGCGTCTGAAAGGTACGAAGCTGGCTGACTGGACACATCACATACCTGCATTACTCGAGAATGAAGCCATTATTCGGGAATTGGACCCAGCAACCGCAAGTGAATCGCAAAAGGAGGATTGGTCTCAAATACTATTTACGGGCGCCTTTGATTCCCTCAACTGTATTCCCTTTGTTCTGATGTATGTAGCAATGTCAAAGATATTTCTAGCACCTCTCATTGCATGGACGATGCCATTTATGACACTTATCATGCCCTTCCTCGCTCTCAAATTCATCTATAGCCTACCAATTACTTGGGAGCAATACTGGGAAACAATGAAGCCGATGATTTTCGGTAATAATAAGGAAATACAGATATCTACACTGCTCCAATGGGCAAGTATGGGAATATCTTATGCACACGGAATGTATATTCCTTATACAAATGCAGTCCACTGTTACAAAATAGACCAACTTATGTTGAAGGGTTCAAAGGCAATCATAGACACGATTCATCGTCTCAGAGCAATATCAGACATATGGACCTCACATGGTCTTAAAAAGGCGTGGACACTTCCAGACCCGTCAATCTATGGAGATGAACGCCAGGTTCTCGCATGGATTGTTGGAGATAAGCACCTTCTTCCAGAATTATACAGGGGAATTGGTCGGGTTGAGATTACTGCAGCGATTGCATCGAATGCCGACCTCATTCCCGTTGAATGGACGCAATCTCCGACACCCCAGTGTAAGATGATTGATACATTTGACCCTTTACTCGAAAAGGAGAAGCGTGTGCCTTTTAGTCTCACCATGAGTGGTGCTGAACACCATGTAATCTGCACAGGGCCAAATAGGGGCGGGAAATCCACCTTCCTAAGAGCGACTCTAACAAACATTGTTCTCGCTCAGGCTTGGGGTGTAGCCTTTGCGAGACGCTGTATAATGACACCTGTAGAGTGGGTCATCAGCAGTCTACGTCTTGAGGACCGCCCGGGTCAGGAGTCACTTTTTGAGCGAGAGGTCAGTGTGGCCGGTGAAATCTTAAAACGGCTTCGTAAGGGTGATAGTCGTGGATGGATAATTATAGATGAGCTGTTTCATACAACGAATCCCCCAGATGGAGCTAAGGCCAGTCAGATTTTCTTGGAACAGTTGTGGAATTCCGAGAGGGCGACATCGATAGTTTCAACGCATCTTTTCATGCATGCAGCCACAGCCCCTTCAAATGTTCAGCGACTCTGTGTAGAATCTGACAAGGCTGAGAATGGTAAAATTATCTATAAATACAAGGTGTCCACAGGTATAAATACCATGAGCAGCGTTGAGGAACTACTCTTGGAATCTCAGATTATCAATTAAAAAATGCTGGATTTTATTGATTGTCAAACTTCATAAGGCTTCAATCCAGGCAATCCGTTCGCTCTGAGGAATTCCAGCTTCATCCATCAACTTCGTAGCCTGCGCAATCTTAACGTCTAGAGGCTCATCTGATTCTGCGAGTAGCGCAATACTGTTCTGGAAAGTTTCCATTGGTGAGACATTACTCTTGAATGTCTCATCAAAGCCCACAAGAACATTTACCAAACGACCGAGATGGCCATCTGCACACATTCCAACCGACTCCTTACACTCTTCCCAAAGTCGCTTCACTAATTCCTCCTTAACTTCTTCGTCATCAAATGATTTAATCTTGGCCCACAGTCCTCTCAAGACAGACTTATACTTATTTTCAGTGGCATGCATAACAGTATCCTTTGAACCCCAAGACTTCATATCTTCAATCACCTTTTCAACGAGTTTGGGAATCTTAATTTTAATCCATGCATCCTTGATTTCATTTAAGGTCTTCTGGCCATTTGGAATGGGATGTGACTCCAAGAGTTTGATGCCGTCATTTGTCTTAGCTTCAACAACACGTGTGTGGATATTCTGCCTATCATTTGCAATATGATGCATAGTATTCTCGAGTTCATCCTTTCCGACGTACATAGTTCTCCATATTACTAAACGGTCGATTAGTTTCCAGTAAACGGAATCAATCTTCTGACAATCAATATAATACTCAAGTGTGCTGTATGAGATTTCTTTTCTCATTAGCATTTTCTCATATCTTTCAAACAAGAAGTTCACTATAAACTTAACTAAATCCGCATACACATGAATATAATATTCATTTTTTTTGAATCGTTCGTACATAAAGAATCGGCATGTATCTGGTGTCATAAGCCAGCCCCTTTTAACTAATTTTAGAAATTTATATCTTTTTACTGCATCAATCGGTTCTGACATTTCATAGCTTGTTTAAGATATGAATATCAGTGGCAACATGTTCAATTTTATCAATTAAAAGCAACCGCTGCGGTTTATAATGCCTACAAAAGATGCCAGGATGACATAGAGAAAGATGAATGATGCTTTGATGATAGGTGTCATTTTAACGCTTTTGTTCGGTGCAGTTATATTCTATCTATACAATCGTCTCTCTATGACTGAGAGAAAGATGGGCCTCTTTGAGGGTGTCTTAACTGATTTGAAGATAATGATGGATTCTGCACCATTTGCATCTGGCCCACCTCCGGTTTACGAGTTTGAGCCAACACCCGAATATTTGAATGCTATCTCCGGACCAGTTCCAATTCAGAAGGATGAAATCGACGAAGTCGGAGAGGATGATGAGTATCAGCAGACTCTTGAGCAGGCGCTTCAATCTGCATCAGCATCAGATGCTCTAGATGGGTCATCATCAGACGCTTTCAGAATGTTGCACATTGATGAGAGCCAGCAGAATCAACCTGCGGGACAGCCATCAATCAATGTCACTAAGCTATCTCCGGACTTGGAGTCATTGACGGTCAAGGAGTTGAATGCTTTGGCGAAACAGAAGAATTTAACTGTGCCAAGCGGCACTCGTCGTAAGGAGTTAATCGACCTTCTAAAGAGGGCAGATGGGCCGAATCAGACGCAGGGAACGCTTCTATCATCCATGCTCGATGGCCCTACACCGAATGAAGGTGCGCCTCTAGAGTCAACCACGTTGGAGACAACACTATAAAATACTTTATCCTAGCAGATGGATTATAATCGCTTTAGAACTCAGACAGAGCCAAATTACAGCCCCAAGACAAATAGTGTTGTTCTTGCGGCAGCAATTATGAATATGGAGGCACCAATGAAGGAGACTGAGCCGATTCCTGATCCGAGATATCCGCAGTATGCATCTCAGATGTCAGATGGTCGTTTAATTACTGATTACAAGTCGCATTGTGCAAATAATGTAGCACCATCTAAATACGGAAATTCTCTTAGACAGTGGTTTCAGCAAAATGCAGACGCCATTGTACAGGTCTCCAGAAAAAGACAGGTTGAGCGCACAGGTGCACAGTACATGAAGGCCGCAACAGTTCCTGGTCCCCGACAGATTCAACAGTGCGACCAGTTTGAGTGCAAATTCATGAAAAATAAGAAGATTGATACAATTGGTCTTGAGCGCATTGAAGGTGTCCCGAGTCTATTCGGAACATTCGGTGAAGCTACCCGTTTGACTCCTCCATCGGGTGAAATTCTCACAAAGAACTTTGAGGGTGGTCGGAATACTCCTAGAGGACGGTCCTTTGAGCCTCTAGGGAGCAAGGCGGCCTATTAAATATCTTTTTTCTCATTATCTGATGGAACATTTATTGATATCATATCTTCTGGCTTGATGAGTGGGTTCATACTCAATCCAGATGGAATCGTATTTTTTGCGATAGGTATCGAAGATTCTGCAATCTTAGCAATCATTCTAGTATCAGTTTTAGCTACAGGTGAGGATTTACTGGAATAATATGGTGACCCAGCCGTCGCTGGTGTTCCAGTCGTCGCTGGTACAATAGTCGTCACTGGTGTTATAGAATCTGTACCCCGTGCAGTCTCCCTCACAATCTTACGAATTTTAACATCCAAATCATCCATAACAAGTTGCTTGAGAATTCCCTTCTTCAGATTCAAAGTCAGCGACGCATCCTCAGCTATTTTCTTCAGACGAGTATTACTATCAGAAAACACTCTAGTGTGTTCCAAATCACCCGTAATATCAGGTTTCTTTATATCAACAGCTTCCTTAAACTCATATATAAATTTATCAATAATACTCTCGGGTATAGACGGCGACTGCTCAATAAGACGGTCCAATTCAATACGAAACATCTTCATGAATGCAAAGGCGTCCATTCGTTCATCTGGATGAAGTGATAGTTCAATAACAATTAGACGATTGAATTTACCCCAAGATATTGACGCACCCCTGTGTGCCTCAGATGAACTGGCATATCCTAGACGGTTTGCTATCGTCGTGAGAATCCCTGTAGCAATCGATAGGCCGCCTAGACCAAGCTGTATATATTTCTGAGTTTCAGGATCTTGAGATATAGAATTCATGGCAAAATTTGCCGCACCGCCAATTGTACTCAAAATAATAATGGGAAACATGAATCCCTGGTCTCGTGTCTGATACATACGCCCAGTCTTCTCGTGCATCCAGCGATAACATGCAGCCTTATCTGCCCATTCAGCAAAAAGGACCTCAAGCTCTTTCGTCCACCCATTCAAGAAGCGTTTTGGAGCTTCTTGCACAGCAGTTGCAGGCTCTACAGTGACAGCCGTCTCAGATTTCTCACCCTCTACAACTGGAACTTGATTCTGGTTCGTCGCCATCTAAACAATAGATAGACAAAGAATATAAAGGCATGTTAGCTCTTGATATTGGAATTAAGAACTTGGCATATTGCTATGCCAACATGACAGACTCTAAACTGAATATACAGCGATGGACGGTTGTAAATTTAACGAATTTAGACAATGAAGCCAAGCCTGCATGTGCCACGTGTGGAAAGCCAGCGAAAGCCAAGGCGCCTTCCGGTCTCGTCTGTGGTCGGCATATTCCAAAAGACCAACCACAGATTTACGATGAGACTACTGGAAACCCGATTGTAAAACAGCCGACAATTACGCAGCTCCAGGCTTTTTTGAAAGCTCGGGGACTAGATGCGAAAGGCCAACGACCTGCACTTTTGGCTAAAGCAGAAGCCATATGTACGATGCCGCTCGTTAAAAAGAAGAGCGTCGCATCATTTGCTGATAATACATCTAGACTCCATGACGCAATTCGGGAATGGATAAGCCGGGATTGGGACCATATTAAAACGGCAAAAGATGTCTACATTGAGCATCAGCCGGTTCTTAAGAATCCAGTAATGAAAACAGTGCAGCTCCTCATTTTTGCCACTCTCAGAGAACGCTATTTGGCCGCAGGACAGGTCGTCAATTTCCATTTCGTCCATGCGGGAAAGAAGGTCAAGGGGGCTGAAGTGGGTGATGCTGGATACAAGGACAGAAAGGCTGGAAGTGAGGCACGAGTCCGAGCATATCTAGGAAAATTCGCCATAGGAACTGACCAGAACACTTGGCTTCAATGGTGGGCAACGCAGTCCAAGAAGGACGACTTGGCTGATACACTATGTATGTGCTTGGATGCCTCAGTATAACCCAGAGACATATAGGCACATATTATCAAACATCTTTTTCATGTGTACTAAACCGTCTCCAGCCTGTCCAGCTAAATCATTAAATACAGTGCTTGTTTTGTCGTATTCATCTCCGTTAAATGATACGTAGCTAGTGAGTATGCTATTATCTATTGCATGTCCTGCATTATACAACATATATGCCGCCCGATTGAAAAACGGCTGCTCAACAGTATAATATTGAGTAGAATAATCACAGATATTATTAATTGTATTGAATAATATTTGATGTAAATCGGCCCCTGTAATTACAAATTTACCTGCACTAAATCCTGGCAATGTATAATCGGTGCCTTCTGGAAACCCCTCAGCATAGTTCTTGTCTTCCAGTGTACCTTCAGAACACACATATAATGTATTCTTAGCCATTTTATCAATCATAGTATGAAACGGATTTGATATGAGTATATCAATATCACAATATATATATACGTCATGTGTATAATTTGTAAATACATATTTCTTCATCATCCCTTCTAGGGATGTCTTAGGGGGGTCAAATGTATGTATCCTATATTTACATGGGAGTCGTTCTAGCAAAAGTGGTAAGACTGTATCTGCTTCATTAAAATAGTCAGCTGTACGTGAATCCATATTGATTTGTATACAATCATTTGATGTAAGTCCTCCGGATTGTATAACTTTTGCTAACCACATGTAGAAAATATTTAGATACAGATTATCTTTTAGTGGTTTATCCTCAAGAGTATAAATTAGACATGCCAGACATATTGTTGTCATATTATCTAAATTGTTTGTAATACAAATAATTTAAATAATAAGCGCTAAAGCCGACCCTTAACCCTTAGCAAAAGAGTGAATAGATTTTCACGCCACTGGAGGCCGCAAGTGAAGCATCAGCAGAAGACAAGGCGAACCCACTAAACGGGGCCTTATCAAGCTGCTCTCTCGGAACTGCGCCCTTCACCTTCTTTGCAATGACGTTATACAGGTCAAAACCAGGATATTTCTCATTCTGATGCTCATCCCAGAGGATATTGCAACCATCCTCATCAATTAGCCACGACCATAAGACGTTATATAATTCAGAAACAGTCTCATTTTGTGTGCGGTCCATCTCCTCACTCAAAATGTGTCCATCCTCCTTATCATCTGGAATATACTTGAAAAGCGCTTCAATGATGCTGACCGATAAACGGCTCAAGTCGAAGGAGGGGTTCGGATAAATACGCTCCGATTTCGGGTCATAAAGTGGTCCAAAGTTGTATTGAGAACCCGCCTCATTGTCGGGCCAATAGTCATCACTTATAAAGAGAGTGCCGTTGTGTGTAAAGATTGCCCGACCGAAGTCAATGATACGAAACAGCTTACCATATGTCGGTACACGCCAAATACGTCCATCATCCGAGCGATAGAAAATGAACTCCTTATCCGTCGGTGTCCACAGTATATTATTGCTGTGCAAATCATTATGCGTCATTGCCCAGAGACTCTGAATCTGACACAAGGCTGCCACGATTTGAAAGAGCCAGGCTGACCAGCGATTCTCCCACTCCGGCGTTCCAAGTGGTACTCCAACTTCTTCATAATCCTCAAAAAGAGAATCCATAGTATCCGTATTGGATTCAATGAACATTAACATTGTTGGGAATTCGGAAATTGCGGCAAAGAGTTTTACATCGTTTCCAATTTCATCAGATTCATCTGATTCATCCGAATCATCCGAATCACCATCTGAACTTTCACTTACGGTGTCAATTGTTGCGGAATGCAAACTACCTACATCGTCCTTGTTGTCAGAATATCCCAAAAGTTCGGACACAGTGGATGAACTATCGGAACTTGTCGTAGACCCGTCTAAGGCATCGTCTGGTCCCTCCATTAACGGATGGTCATTTTCCAAGGGTTCATCTCCATCGAATCCTAATAACTTGAAATGACCCTGTGCACGTCGGCGCCAAAACCATGACTCAAATCGTAGCTCCGGGAAGTCCTCCGTTATATTGTAATAATACTGTTTTGCAATTGCAAGATATCCACCGTAGAACAAGGAAAAATGTGGTGAATGGTCTGATTCCCTGAACTTACTCAGCATATAACATGCTACGGCATCAACATATGCCTGGTTGTGAGGGTCGTGTAGTTTGCTGTAGACCTTCGCCGACTTTCTTCCAGGAGAAGGAAGAGCAGGGTGTTGTGCCACTGGATACGTTCCCTGAATCATTCGGTATGCATCAAGTAAATGTGTAATCTTACAGAATCCTGAAATATCTGTAATATTGTCTGTTGAATTGCCGTTCACGTATTCACGAACCTTCCCCGAGAAACTCCCCGACCGATATGGAATATCTCCAACAAACTCTTCAAGATGAAACTTGTGGTCAAATCTGAGAAAGGGTGTCTGCTTTTTCGTTTTACTGAATTTAAGCATACCGGGATACGTTGTCTGAAGAGGTGAAAAGTGCGTTTCCAAGGCTACCCTTAGCTTACTCGGCACCTGTATATCCCATATTGATGGGCTGGGCAGGTCTCTTGTCTGAAGAGATGGATATGGAGAGGACATTACTTTAGAGAAGAAGAGGTATATGAATATATAACGCGGAATCATTTGATTAATACAATACTGAAACTCATTTAGTAGTATGGCAGCCTCTGCAGCGATGAATCTTCAATTGAAAAAGTTCAACATGGCTCAGATTCCTGAAGATGCCGTTTGTATTTTTATTGGTCGCCGCCGTACTGGTAAATCAACACTTGTCCGGGATGTCTTGTATCACCATCGTCAAATGCCTCTCGGAACTGTCATTAGTGGTACAGAAGAGTCGAATGATTTCTACAAGAAAATGGTACCGCCGCTATTTATTCATGGCGCCTATTCTCCAGTAATTCTACAGAATTACGTCGCTAGACAGAAGCTTATTATGAAGAAAATCATGGACGAACAGCAAAGAAATGGTGGAGAGTCTCGAATTGACCCCCGCTCTTTTTTGATTCTAGATGACTGCTTATATGACGATTCCTGGACAAGAGATTTGAATATCCGCTACCTCTTCTTGAACGGTCGCTGGGTGAAGGTGTTTTTCTTGATTACTATGCAATACCCTCTCGGTGTTCCACCAGTACTGCGCACGAATGTTGACTACGTGTTTATATTACGTGAGCCGTATTTGAATAATCGCAAACGTATTTATGAGAATTACGGTTCAGCCTTTCCGTCGTTTGAGTTCTTCTGTCAAGTGATGGACCAGTGTACTCAGAATTACGAGTGTCTTGTTGTAAGCAATAACACACAGAGTAATAAGCTTGAGGATATTATTTATTGGTATAAGGCTGAGATTCATGGCGAATTCCGTATTGGTCTTCCACAATTCTGGGGACACAGTGCAGCGCACTATCGTGATTCAGAAGAGTCTGAGATAAACAAGTATGACCCTAACGCTGGCCATAAATTGAAGGGGCCGGCGATTCAGGTCAGAAAATCCAATTAGTTATATATCTAAAATATAGATGTTCCTCGGTATATCAAATACAACTCTATTTATTTTAGTTGTAGGTATAGGCGCTATTCTATTGGCGCATGCAGCACTTACCAAGGAGGGGTTTAAGGCGGGTATGCCCGGTATCAGATGCGGAGTTGATTTGCCCACATGTTCCGTTGGGACTCAGTGCGTAAATGGATTCTGTGAAAATACAAATCCTCCGACACTTCCTCGCAATACTTTGCCCGTTTACCCGTGAGTGCTTAAATTTCTGATACTTCATCAGAAGGAATCATGTTAAAACTCGGTTCAGGTATTGGTCTAGTTTTAGTAGTGACGTTTGTGTGCTTTGTTTTAATGAAGATGTTAATGCCATCAAATCCCTATGTCGGAACCTGGAAGGGAGCGTCGGCGAAGTTGCCGTGCCTCGCTGACAATACCTGCCCGATGGGTCAGTCGTGCAGCGGTGGATTCTGCTCAGAGGGATTTATGGCACCCGTGACAGTATCAACTGATATGTCTTCATGCAGTGCTAAAGAGTGTAATGGTATCAACCAGCCATGCAGTAGAACATCTAGTCCATGTGCGGAAGGAACCTTTTGCCAGGGAAATCAGTGCATACCTATTGCGGCTCCAGATAACGGAGAAGCCTATAAACAGATTGGTACACTCTTAGATTAGTCATTCTCAATTACATTTGCAGGTGTTCCGGATACGGCCGGTGTACCGGATACAGCCGGCGTTCCGGATACGGCCGGTGTTCCGGATACATCCTTCTTTCGCTGCATGGCAAGATCCGCCCCATCAAACATTGACCCCCATCCCTCAGAGGAGCCTCCGGCTCCATCTGAAGGCTCGGGTACACTCCCTCTCTTTGCACCCTTCGTAGCCTCAAGGCGCTGCTCAGCTACGAACTTCTCCTTTGACTCCTCATTCTCCTTATACGTCTTCATCAGCGTATTAAGCTGGTCCTCGGCATACTCCTGATCCTGAACCTGGTGGGGCTTGGGGTCCCATGGAAGCCATTTTCCGACCTCGCCAAGAAAGATGTTGTGTAGAGTGTCATTTCTCTGGAGTTTCTTTGACATAGCAACGGCCTCTCCATGCGTACCGGTTACTCCCCGGACCTTGAGGCCACGTATTGATGTCCGGAACTGATTCTTCTCAAAAAATGCCTCCTCTAGCTTGGTCTGATTCTTGAAAAGGAAGTTCTCGTAGTGCTCGTTGATGGTCGTCTTCTTAATCGCTGCATCATTGTTTTTGACATACGAACTATACATCTCTAAGATGCCGCCGATATCTAAGCGAGACTTACGGCAGATTGATGCAGCCCCACTGAGGTCTAGACCAAGACCATCTAGGCGCTCGGCCTCGTTGGTTAGATTCTCATTTACTCCCCGGACAAATGAAACCAAGAAAGTCTCTAGATTCTTCATCTTATAATCAATTTCATACTGCTTGAGAAACTCACCAAAGAAGAACTTGTCCTTGTTCTCGAGGACATTCTCGGGGCTGAGGAAAGATAGAAGCACAAATTTCTGGCTACGGATCTCGGGGTCCTCCTCTAGAAAATCCTCCTTCGGGGCAGAGTTGGCCTGTGGTAAAGAGTTATCCTGGGAACTCATGTGGTCTGTTTGTATTGAATATAAACTCTTAAAGTATGCAAACGCATCAAAAGTCCGGGAGGAATATGTTAGCCAATTAAAAAATCTAAATGATAGGTATAAGAAATGAGCTTCGCATTAGGTGATGTTCTAACGTCTGTTCTTAAGTATCTAATCGAGGGTCTTGTAGTCGCCTTTGTTGCGGTTCTCGTCCTAAACCCCAAGAAGCCCAACTTCGGTGAGGTCCTAACGATTGGTGTTGCGGCGTTTGCCACGTTCGCTCTCCTCGACACGTTCTCGCCCTCAATTGCGGTCACGGCTCGCCAGGGTGCTGGCTTCGGTATGGGCGCAAACCTCGTCGGCTTCCCCCGTGTATAAATATTGAAGCATATGTAAATTATAAAACCTAAGCTCTTAAGATGATTAGGTTTTATAATAACTTTTTATTAAGCTATATACAGTAGTATGGCTAAACAATATAAAAAGAAGACAAGGAAAAGAAGACTACGTGGCGGTAAATTCGTAGCCTCTGGCATATCAGGATGTATTTTCAGGCCAGCTCTTAAATGTGCAGGTTCTAATACTCGCAAAAATGGCTATGTATCAAAAATGGGTAGCAAGAATAATATTAATGCTGAATGGAAATTTAGTAGTCATCCAAGAACAATTAATACCGAGTCCCGATATTTTGTCTATCCAACCGAGAAATGTAATTCTGGGGATTTGAATGCTTCTAATGAACGAGAAAGGTGTGATCTTAAAAATATAGGTGAACAAATATTACAAATACCAGATGGCGGTACAGATTTATATAGCATGACTATCCCTTATGAAGATATACCGGCTTTTTTTGAAGGGTTTATAAATATATTTGATGGTATAGCACTATTACATTCTCGTGGGTATGCACATAGAGATATAAAATTACAAAATATTGTTGGAATACGAAATGATGATGGCAGCTACAAATTACGTCTTATTGATTTTGGATTATTAGATAGTTTTGATAGGTTACTCTATTATCCTCGACCTGATAATTATCAATATTGGCCTTATGATATGCGATTGTTAGACTATACATATCCATATAGTATAAAAGATGTTAATGAATTTATGACAACAATTAATGATATAGGTATTCCAAGCTGGGTCTACAAAAATCCCGATGGAACTAGTAAATTAACTAATAGAGATTTTATTGAAACTCTTAGAAGGAAAATACACAGACACCCTGATAAAAAACTGCAAATAATAAAAGCTAGTGAAGTGTATGCTCTCGGACTTGCTTTATATCAGGCCTTGTATCTTAACACTTCATATGTATTATCAGATGATAAAAATGTTGTAAAATCAGACACACGTTATCGGGATATTCCTGATGATGTATTGACACTTATATTTTCCCTTGTGGAGCTTATGTGTAATGCGGATCCATTTTCAAGATTATCTCTTAATGATGCTAAAATGAGTTTCGAAATTATTATACCTATTCTAAAAGCTGCGATTAATTAATGATTGATAATTATTTAATTTGAGTGTGATACACTTAAATTAACTAATATTGGTATGTCTTAATATATTATTTTCGGTGCTTGGCGGTACGACGTCTATTTGATTTATTCTTTTTATATCTACGACCTCCCATCATCGGTCTAGGTCCACTTAGTGGACCAACTACAGGTCCAGGTCCAGCTGCAGGTCCAGCTGCAGGTCCAGCTACAGGTCCAGGTCCAGCTGCACTTAGCATTTCAGGCGGCCCTTGATTCATTGGTGGAAAAGCTTTAGGATCTTCAGATACTTCTGATTCAATAGGTTTAACAACAGGTGGTGACATGGAATTAGGGACAGTCTTAGGAGGTCGATTAACTAAAGCAGTTGCGGTAGCCTGACCAGCTAAATGCACAGTATCATTAGATCCAATATTTGAGAATGTGATTTTCAAATCAACAAGTGCTTTTGCGCTAGGAAACACAGCTAAAGTATTTACAACTAATTGCTCCTTTAGTACTCTCGTTAAATTGTCCATGTTTTTTTCCATGGCTGGATTTCTTCCAATTTCAGCCTTTGAGCTTGAAAATAATCCGCCCTTAGGGGCACCACCAACCGTTTCAACCCTTTGAGCAAATACTGCACCCGCAGGTTGAAATTTATTTTGATTGAATGTAGATATTGTAAACATTGGTAACGCCCTGCCACTCATCTGTTTTATATGATACATTTTATCTTAGTCTGAGGACAAGGTGGAGAGTAGACTCTTTCTGAATATTGTAATCAGAAAGAGTACGACCATCCTCGAGCTGCTTACCTGCAAAGATGAGGCGCTGCTGGTCGGGAGGGATGCCCTCCTTATCCTGAATCTTGGTCTTGATATTCTCGATTGTGTCTGATGGCTCAACGTCAAGTGTCATAGTCTTACCGGTTAGTGTCTTAACGAAGATCTGCATGATATACTATATCATATAGATTCTTTTTTAGATATCGATAAAAGGAAGGTTACGCCATTCCATAGCCACTTAAGCTTAGAGGAGCCAAGAATGGACGCACAGTCGGCTGCGATGCCTCTTCTGACTTGCATTTCACAACTGTTGGTGGGCACACTGGGCGAGGGCATGGGGCCGGAGGAGCGCATTTTGTCGGTGGTGGACATTTTACTTCTGGGCATCGTGGCCTGGGGCATGGAGGACACTCACCTACATCAGCCTTGCATCTGGAATTATCTATAATAACAGGCTGGGGCTTCGGGATACTGCTTTTTAAGACATACTTGCTTAAATCTGGGACTGGTGGACACTCAGTCTTTAGCATGTAATTTGACATATCTGGCATCATGGATTGCGTAGAGGGAATTTGTGATTTTAAGATATATTTACTGAGGTCGGGTTCCATAGTACGAGGGCATGGAGCGATTGGCGCAGGTTGAACCTTTGGACATCCGCATGAACTCCTCCTTTTATTGCAGCTATTGCAAACCGGGGTACCATCACTATCCTCAAATCCCTCACGACCACCACCAACTCGAGTGAATTGGAATCCCTCATTCTTATTCATAAATCCATATATTGTTACACTGAGAATAATGGCTACGAGGCCGATTGCGAACATATGTGCTTTACTAAATGACATCACCCTTCTATTTCTAGAACGAGAAATTATCTAATCTTCAATTCTTGCATTTCTTTGATGCCAGCTCACCACCTACGCCAGGTGGTCCTGAAAGACAGTCTGCAAGTGTCCATCCCTTCCAGTTCGCTGGTGGACAACCGCACGTTGCCGGTAAACTAGGGTCCATTGTTGCCCCCAGACGACCACAAATCATCTTTGTATGCCCTCGCCATGAATAGGCGGGAGACATTTTAGAGCCTTCAGATATACATCCGAAGTCTAGTGGGTCCAAGCCACGAAGTTTTACCTGTTGGCATATATCCTTCGCCCTCTTCTCCCAATCTAGACGGGAAGGACTTGTGGCCTTTTTAATTACTTCGGCCCTATCATCCATACCGGACATAGTACTATCAAATGGTCCGTCTACACTCAGACTGGCAGTTGGATTAATAGAACTCATACCTGGACTATTATTTGATGTATCATCATGAATAAGTCCATTTTGGTCCATATTATATTGTTTACTCAAAACGACAATATCCTTTTTATTGACCTTTTTATCAGTCTCCTCGTTTTTTACGTTATATCCTAAATCAACGCCGAAATTCACACGGAACATTCCATTCTTACGTATATCTTTGAAAACAGATTTTGCATTTTCATCACCAACAAGTTTGCCCAATTGCTGTTCAACTACACTTAGTTTTTGACCGTCGCCTTGACCGGCCAAATCAATGAGCTTACTATTGGGACTCGCTAGCTTTGGTATTATATCTCTTATATCCTGGCTATAATATGGTACCTCATCTGGTTTCATTATACCCTTATCAAGCTTGCTTAATATGTCACCAGTCTCAGAATACATGCCTTGTAAATTCTTAATACGTGCTTTTACCACCGGGTCTGTTGTTCCACTCGCTGATAGTGTTAGTATTGCTGCGTAGATTTTGTTCTGTAGAAGCTGAATCTCTAGCTTTGTTGCTTTAGTCTTTGGTGCTGCATCAACAAACCCCTCTACACCGTCAGATACCACGCCTGCAGTTTGAAAGAGTCTTATCTTACGTTGTAAGAATGTAAGAGCGCCCTCTATATCTGCCAACTCCTGCTGTGTTAGACTTGATTGAATACCGGGATTCTTATTGAGGACTGCAACCTCCTGTTGCAGCCTTCGGCTATCTGACCGTAGCTGTGTTAGAGGTAAGCTGACAGTCGGGTCGCTGCTATTTGATACACTTGTACCCTCGAATACTAAGAATGACCGTATATCTTCATATAGTCGTTTTATCTGTTGTAAATTAGCAGGTAGCTGTGCAGGGTCCTGATACTGGTATGAACCAACAGACGCTGCCTGTCCATATGGGGCAAAGGGAAGCGTTCCAGGAATAGATGGATTCGGCTGAGTCTTAGTTTCAAGCTTAACTGATTCTAATCCTGGCGCTATAACCGGCTCCGATTTCTGAACATTTTGGAACCCTTCCAAGTCATCAAGAATATCTGTGCTTTTTATTATAAATGCAATGATTCCGATAATTAAAAATATATATAATACCTGAGATGCCCTCATATCTACTGTGATATAAATATTTATAATTGTAAATATATTCTATTTGCTCTGTGGTGGCCGGAGCTGCACTTTTTAGAAACCTGCGCAAAAATGCACTTTTTAGAAACGTGCGCAAAAATGCACTTTTTAGAAAAAAGTGCGCAAAAATGCACTTTTTAGAAAAAGTGCGCAAAAATCCCATTTTTTAAAAGGTTCTTAAAGACACTTTTAGAAAATTGTATCAACACACGCTATAATTTTTGCGAACTTTTTAGAAAAAAGTTCATTTTTGCACGCTTTTTTCTAAAAAGCGTTTTAGTGCTTGTTAGCCCGGTTCTTGCCATTCTTCTTCGTCTTGTTCTTGTTCTTCTTGTTCATGTTATTCTTGTTCATGTTATTCTTATTCTTGCCGTTCTTCTTCATCGTGCCGTTGTTGCTGTTCTTACGCTGGGCCATCTTATACTTATATTATAGATTTTTTGTGAGCAGATTACTAAAAGTCTAGCCTCATTTTTGCAGACTTTTTCCTAAAAAGTCTATTTTTGCGCACTTTTTTCTAAAAAGTGCATTTTTGCGCAGATTTCTAAAAAGTGCATTTTTGCAGACTTTTTCCTAAAAAGTCTAGCCAAGTATCCAATAAAGCCAAATCTTCCGCACGACTCTTATCACTTGTTGTAAAATGACCTTTCTCCGAACTTATATGTATGAGTTTCGGCTGAGAACCAGGTGAATCATGCCCCCGCATCCTTGTAATATATTTCAACGGCTCATAAGGATAAACTTCTAAATCGGTCATATCTGTCCGTGCAACTACAAAGATATTTGGCATACCAGCCTTTGGAATTCGTTCCATCGGACTCCAGCTGGCCAAAGAAATCACATCAACCGGGCAATCCCCATTTCCAAATTCATTTGATTCTAGAACCGATAGCGGGAATTTCTTATTTGTCAAAGTTCTAAGAACATCCACGTAGGGAGATTCAATATAAATCGCACCAACTATACCGGGGTCTTGGCTAACTACACCCGCAACTAGAAGCCCTCCAGCCGAACGGCCGTAGAGTGCCGTAGCCTTTCCTGGAATTCCCAGCTCCTCCTGCAAATCCCGAACTGCTGCACATAGAGTATCAATCGCCAATTTGCGATTCCCCTTCTGTGCTGCAAATCTCCAGGCCAAATCATGGTCTCCACTACCGGGAACTCCAACAGAAGCAATGGCCCAGCCAGATTCCAAAAGAGGTCTCAACCTATGTATAAGTCTTCCAATTTTTGTCGGAGTCCCATATGCACCGTATGCAGTGACTAGAAGTCCTTTCGCTTTTGTATTTGTATTCGGTGATACCACAAAGGTCGGCGCTTTTGTATTATAATATGAGCAGACAAAGGGATACGGTTTAGTCTTTGTTAGTGACCATTTATTTGACCTTATAAAAATAGTATATGGTTCATATCTTACATCACATACTGATAGACGAGTAGGGTCTCGTGTATCATATGTAATTTCACCCCAAATATAGACCATTGCCTTTGCTTTAGTAGCACTAGACGTATTCCATAGCGTCCGTATGCCATACGACCTAGTTACGGCCCAGCCTGCAACCTTCGAAGCAGATTCCAAATAATCATTCGGTAAATCTGAATGAAAATCTGACCCCACTGGATTTACGAGTACCATGTGTTTATTAACAGCTAAAATCACTGCAGCCCCTCTATTCGTGTCTAGCCACTCTACATGTGATTCATGAACAAATCCAAAACTCTCATTTTTAAAGTCATCTATTTTAAGACCAACCGAGCCGTTCTCCAATCGTACTAATACAAGATTTTTAGTCGGATCAGATATCTCATGTATTTTTTTATGCTGACCAGTCTCATATTTCCATATCCAAAGGCTATTATACCTATTATCTTCTTCAGATTTGAGATAGGCTAGACTCGTTGAATTCAGAAAGGCTACATATGGTCCAACACGGTCTATAGATAAAATTAACCGACTAGAATCGAAGACATTTAGTATAAATCGTTCATATCCTTTTTCATCTTGAATAGCTGCAGCAAACAAGTTATCAGAGGTATCAGCGTCCCAGCAATCTACATGCAGTGAGCCTTTAGTCCAAATCTGAATGGGAGAGAATTCACTCTTTTTGACTGTCCATCCTCTCCATTTCCATGCATGACCACTGTAAGATTCATCCTTTTTTTTCATAGACCTTAGAAATCGGTTGACTTTTTTAGTCAGAGGTTTTAGTGCCGAATCAAAACGGGCATTTTCATTCTTTACAGTTTGGTCCCATCGTGGACCAGATTGAGATTCCATCCAGGCCAGGTCATCAGACCAAGATAAATAGCCCAGATTTCTTATTGGATTTGTATCCCCTGCCATATTTTGGCCCTCTAATATGAATTAGTTAAATTAATTTACCAACGCTTTTCACAGTGACTGTTATGTCCACCAGGACAGTAATGGTCTTTGCTGAAACCACTATCCGAATTGCAACATATTTCTGTATGTGTTTCCTTGGCAGTCGGAAGTTTTGTCCCTGCCTTTTCATCGTAGTATTGCCCACAGAACTTCTTTCCACAATGCCAGCACCACGACTTGCCACACCCTTCACCTATACGGAACTTACCAGTGGTCTCAAGACCACATGCAAATATATAAT